CCCTGATGTACTTCGACAGGTTGGCAAAGTTGCCGTCGATTACGAGCTTCTGGGAGCCCACCGACTTGTCGAAGTCGAAGTAGGTGTGGATATCACCAATCCTACGGGCGATGTAGTTGTTCGATCCTGGATTGAGATCCAGCCCGCGGAAGGCTTCCAGCACGACCGGCTTTGCGTCCGTGTCGTTGAAGTCTCTCACGATCACGTCAAATGATCCGTAGTCGCCATCGACCTTTGAGCTCTTGATGTTCTCGATCGAGATCTTGAAATCGAAGGTCGCTGAGGCGCCATCATCCAGCGCGTGGAAGCGGAACAGGTTCTTGTTTCTGCTGCCGAACTTCTGCGAGATCACCTGCGGTGAGAACGCGGTCCTGAACCTGTCGGCAAAGCCTTCAAAGTTCGGGATCGTAGCGCTTCCAACGTTCCTGGCGAGAGAGCTCGTGAGGATGAAGGCAGCGAGCTCAACATTACCTGTCTTCACTGGGACGCTGTAACCAGATGCCGTGACTGCCGCAAGCTGAGGATATACGTCGTAGTGAGCGTACAGGTAGTGGCCGGCCTGCTGGATGAGCGTCGGATCAGTATTGAACACGTTCGCAAAGTAGTTAGGCGAGACAGGAGAGAGCGATGCGGTGATTATGTTCGGGTACTGTGACGTCGCAATGTGACCGTTAAGAACGACTGAGAAGCTCAGGTCAGAAGAGTCGAGATTGACGTTTCCGATGTGTGAGCCCTGGTCAGAAGTTCCTGCAACAGTGGCAGGAATGTGACCATTTGCGCCGCTCGTGAGGGTGATGAGAACGCCTGACGGTGCCATCACCACGCCGCGGAGGATCGGCTGCGCAACATTCTGGCCTGCAGTCTGGATTCCTGCTGAGCTGAACGCCGTGCTTCCTGCGCTTTCTGACATGAATGCGCCGAGGAAGTAAGTCCTTCCAGGAACACCCAGATTAGTGGCGTATGGATTCCTGCCGAGGAAACCATTTGTGCCGACCTGCTTGGAGCCTACGACGAATCCAGCATTCTTCACCGCGCCGGCGTAGATTGTGCTGCCATCTGCGGAGGTGGACGTCGAGGTGACCCTCTTGAGACCGTCTCCAACGCCGAGGACTCGGACGTAGGTACCTGCCCTAGCGTTCTTGAACCACTCGTTCATGGCAAGCGGGCCAAACTTCTCCCCATCGGTCTCACCGAAGGTTGCCGTGAAGTCCTGGTACGTGGCCAGAGTCACGGGGACAAAGGCCGGACCAAAATTTGCAGTACCAATCACTCCCGCCGGAGTCCCCTGGGGAGCAATAGCGGTCGGACCGGTGAGGTCGATCTCTCTAGTGCTAACGCCTGGGCTCTTAAACTTTAGCTCCATTTGCCTAACTCCTAATCTCTGATGTAACTATGTCTCAAGCGAAGATTACACCACTGTTAGTGATGATGAAGTCGATCGAGATGAATTCTACTGCGCGGGTCGGAACGAGGACGATCCTACCGTTGAGCTTGTTCTGCTCGACGTCTGACTGGGTGTTGTTGGTGTCGTCCATGATGACCTTGAACTTCTCGATACCAGCCTGGGACTGGACGAGTGCGAGGATCGGGGTGACCTGTCCAATGAACCGCGCGCGGGTGGCGGCGTTGTTCGGCTCGAACAGGAGGTTGTTTGCAACCTGGACCACGAGGCGCTTGACCTCGAGAAGCATCCTGCGGACGTTGACGCGATCGAGCGCGCTCTTTGTCATCTGGAGAGTCTTCTGTCCGAAGATCACATATCCACCGTTCGGGAAGTTTGCGATCGGGTTGATCCTTGCATCGTAGAGGTTGTCCCTATCTGCAGAGGTGAGCCTGACCTCGCTGTTCCTGACAAAGTCCATCGCACCGCGGTTGAAGCCTGCTGGGGCGAACCACGGGTAGGAAACCTTGTCGCTGTAGCCGAGGGCACCGAGCGCCGCGACAGATGACGGAACCTTGACTGGACGATTGTTGACTTCGTCGTTGATGAACACGTCTGGGAAGTAGGTCGCCGTGTAGTTGTTGTCAACCTGGCGTCCCTCAAACTGCTCGACCGTGGACCTGACGTCCCTCTTCGCCGTTGAGTCGGTGTAGAGCCTGTTGCCATCCTCATCGTAGTGCTGGATGTCCATCAGGTACATCGCCATCGAGTAGTCACGGTTGCTTACCGCGGCGTAGTCGGTGATGTATGTGTCTCTGATTCCAGGAATTGCGAGGAGGTTGGTGCTCACCGTCATCGGATCGGTCATGATGTCGATCGCCGCGCGGTACGAGTTGATGATATTGTTGAGCCTTCCAGCTCCAGACATCGCGCCGTTGTTGGTTCCAGTGAGTCCGAGACCACCCGTGTATGTCGATGCGGCCTTTCCACCAGCGTCAGTTGAGGAAGCCTTGTCAGTGAGAAGGAGGTTGTCCTTATCGAGGATATTGACTCCATCGAATCCACCATACATCGGCGCCGTGAACTTTGCGTAGTCAGTGAAGCGGTTGAACTTCACTGAGCTTGAGTGGACCAGCGTGGCCATCGTGATTCTGCCACTGAGAGTTCCGTCATTGACTGTGTAGTTCACTGCGTCCGGTGCGCCGTTCCTGATGTATGCCGCATCCTTCATGTGCTCAGCGGCAGAGCCGGTGAGTGTGGAGAGGTTGGTCTCTGTGTTGACGAAAGCGACCTTGGCGAGCGTGAACTTGTTATTGTTGAACGCATCGGCGCCAGAGCCCGTCACGAGGTTGTCGAGCTTGAAGATTCCCTGGAACTTGCTGTAAGCCGTCAGGAGCGGGTTGAGCATGTCTGAGGAGTTCGGGTTGTAGATCGCGTTCTCAGTAGAGGACGTGAGCGGGAGAGACTCGAACTTTGTTCCCCAGTAGAGCCTGGCATCGACCCTCTCGTTCTTGCCCGGCTGTCCAGCAAAGTACGGAGAGATGTTGGTCTCTCCACGCGTGACCTTGAATCGGAGCGGGAGAGGAGGAACGATGGAGCCCGTGAGGTTTGTCGCCGCGAGAGCCGAGGTCCTGACCACTGCTGGAAAGCCGAAGGTCGTGCCATCGAAGGCGAGGGCAGAGTGGCCGAGGTCCGTCATGCTGTTTGTGGTCTTGAGGACTGGAATTCCACGGAATCCGAACGGAAGGGCATCGGCAGGAACCTCTCCCCTATCGATCGAAGAGTTGATCACCACTCTCACGAATGCCGAGCGGTTCGGGTACTTGCCAGATATAACGATTCGGCGCTCGTCTTCGTCAGTAGAGTCGAAGTTGAACCTTGCAGCGTAGTCTCCGATTATCCTGCCGATGTACTTCTCGCTGTTTGGATCGAGAGTGAGGGCAGGGAAGGCCTCGAGGATTGCAGGGTTGGTATCGGTGTCGTCGAAGCGGCGGACCTGGACTTCGAAGGTTCCGTAATCGTAATTCGGATCAGTAGAGGCGCGGATGTTCGCTATCGAGATCTTCACCTTGTCGTTGGCGTAAACGCCATCGCTCAGCGCCTCGAAGTGGAAGAGGTCAAACTCCACCTTTCCGTAGGGCTGGGAGATGAACTCGGTCGTCTGTGGCGTCGTGAATCTCGTGTCAAAGCGTCCGAATGAGTTGGTCCAGGAGTCTGAGAGTCCAACGGGATTTGTCGAGCTAGAACCAGAGATCAGTGCGATGGAGTTTGCTCCGAGATCGACGCCAGCAAGCTCGTTCTCGACTGCAAAGTCGAGATAGAGAAGGTGGTTGAGCTCCTGGAACTTCCTCGGATCGGTGTTGAGTATCTTTCCAACGTAGTTGTTGCTGTGCGGGTTCAGAGAAGCGCTGTAGACCCTTACGCCTGCCACACCGTCGTCGTTCGAGAACACAGAGCCCTCGCTTGAGGACACAATAAACTTGAAGTTTGTGAGGTCGCTGACGGTCGCCAGGTTGTCGCTGGCGTTGACGTTCGAGGCATTGACGGTCTGGTTGTGGTCCAGAACCACGCCGCGGGAGGCTGTGGTGAAGAACAGGACAGCCCTCACCAGATTCGGAGAGGTCGCAGTGTTGACGCTGGCGTTGTCTGAGAAGGCAGGGAAAGCGACCGCCTCAGAGGCAGAGACGTAGTGCTTTGCGCATAGGAAGGTGACAGTGCCTCGTGCAGAGGCGCCAGACACATCAGCCGCCACGCTGGCCACCTTGAATCCGGCATTCTTGACGATTCCGTAGGTGGAGGTGTTCGTCATGTCTGTCGTCGACTCGTTGGCGCCAGCTCCGAGAACTCGGAGATACGTGACTGCGTCCTTGTTCTTCAGGTATTCACGGGCAGCGTATGGTCCATGGCGATCCGGATCAAGGGTGCCGAACTTGGTCTCAAAGTCTGCGAAAGATCCGACAGTGACAGGCACGAATGCGGGACCCTTCTCTGCCGTTCCAATGATTCCGGCCGGGGTCCCAGTTGGGGCCTGCTGACGAGCAGAGAGGTCGATCTCTCTCTCGAAAAAGCCGGGAGAACGAAATGTTTGTTCAGCCATCCTAATCTCCTTTTACGATTTGCGGTCTTTCATAAGTATCAGGCCGAGCGTCAAGATTCCTCTCCCTGCTCCAAGACTAGGGATCCGAGATCTGTAAAAATCTGCTCCCTGTAAACCGTCTCTCCGACTCGCTTGTTTCTTCCAATTGGCTTGAGATTCTGGCGAACCAAGAGTCCCGTGGTTGGATCTACATATTCTCTTGCTATTGTGAGTGCATCTTTGCCCGCGCTAGTTCCACCAATGCTGGTCACATCATAGTATGGATCACCGCTCACGGTTCCGCGCTCTTGTATGAGTGTGGTCTGCGCTGGCTCGTCATCTGGCCTGACGTCTTCAAGGACAAACGACTGTACGTCTGTGCTTTTGACTCCACCTGACTTGATCTTTGAGATCTCGCCACTGGATTGAACGAAGTCAAAGCTCACAGTTGGCGCAGAGTAGTACTTCTTGACGGACTGTTTCGAGCCAGGATACTTGGGATTTATGATGTAACCCACGACGTCCATCGTGAAAGATGCACGGACAATCCTCTCATCTTCTGAGAAGTTGTCAAAGTTGTTCCCAGAGCTGACGCCAGAGTTGAGATACGCCACGAAGTAGTATCCCTTCGGAGACTCGATCCTGAAGGTCTGCACCTGGTTGGTGTGACCAGAGCTCAGGAACACCGTGAGTAGGTCGTTCATCTGCTGCGTGTACTGGGTCCAGATGCTTATCTCGTAGGTCACGAGGAAGTACCTTGGCGCTGGAATCGTTATAATCTCATAGATTCCGCGCTCAGTGTTGTTGGTGATGCTGGGCGCTGTGGCGTTGGTGGGAATCCTGCGGCGAGTGGCCACTGTCCCTGGCAGAGCGCCGGCACCATCTGGTAAGCCGCTGATCTGCGAGATGTAGTTTGCGCTGGTGGCTCTCTCTGGCTCGTTCTGGATTCTTTCCTTGTTTATCAATCTCTGGTACTCAGGATCCTTCTCAGAGATTCGCCGTTTGATCACGATCTCATTTTGCTGATTTGTACCCATCCCGCGGGAGATGTCCTTCTCGATGCCACTGCGTGTTATAGAAATCACAGGAAGCACAAGGGTGCCAGACTTGTCTCTCAGGGGGAGTTTGCGCCGCAGCAAGGCAAATCTTTCTCCAGTGGCAAACACCACCGGGACTCTCTTTGTCTCTCCCTGCTTCTCGTACTGGAGCTCTAGGTCTCGGTCAAAGAGATTAAACATTGCTCTGTCAACATCTTCGACAGAGCATGAGGGTATGACAATCTCGCCATTGAGAGAGTTCTCTGGCGTGATCCTTTCTGCGCCCGTCTGGTGCTTAGTCGACATCAGTTAACCTCATCATCATAGAAGGACGATGAGAAACCACCGTCATCACCTCTCGGAGAGACTTCGCGTGGACCATCTTCTGGTAGGTCGAGCTTGCCCTGATCGATGAGCTTCCTCTTGTCAGCCGTCTTACCAAGCGAGTTCTCCTCGAAACCTCTCTGCTGTACGAATGTGTCCTGGACGGCATCCGGATCTGTGAAGATCTGTTCCGTTGGTCCTTTCGGCTTCCGATCGATAATTCCCTTACGGGCTTGCTTGAGCTCCAGCTTGAATCCGATAGGGTACTCAACCTGTCCAAACGCAATCTGGTCGATGTTGATCTTCAGTATCTCGTAGAAGAACTGTCCGAAGCTCAGGAAGTCTCCCTCTTGCGGTTCGACCTCCTTATCGAGGAGGTCAGAGTACTGCATATATGCGGTCGCAGACCTGAACTGGTCAACACCGAAGTTTGTCGTTGAGGTCTCTGGGTCTTGCCACTCCACTCTGGCATCGAGCTCGATGGGCTCGTTGAAGACCTTCTCGATCGCCTCTTCATACACGTCATGCACCTCAGAGACATCTTCCCGGACGTGGTAGTAGTAGACCTTCTGGCCAACCACGTCCTTGATGATTTCCTTGGTGATGTCCGAGATGAAATCAATCTCTCTCGGGGTGATGAAGAGTCTTGCCATGGGTTATCCTATCACGATGCATTTGCCCATCGGGACTGGCACAGATTTGAGAACCTTCATCAGGTTGTCAACCTTGCTAGCCTCGGTCTCAAGCATCTTGTCATACGTCATGGTGTCGAGAAGCTCCTTGAGCTGGGTGTACATCTTCTCCTTGTCTTCCCTGGCCTGACTGATCAGGTCAGTGCCGTTGAGCTGGAGATCTCCTCCAGGGATCGGCACAGTTCCGAACTTGCTTCTGACAAGTCCGAGGATCTCTCTCGACAGAGCCAGTGTGTACTCTCTGATCCACTGTCTTCCGATGGAGTTGATGAATTTGTACTGTATGTTGCCAAACGAGACGGTGGCGAGGCTGTTAGTGCCATAGATTGTCGGGTCATTGAAGGCAGCCTCGTCTGGCTTGCTCTGGAATCCCACCCTGAACCAGAGCTTTGGTGGGATATCTTGCGTAGGTGTCGGGAAGATCCTGATCTGAGTTCCGCTGGTCCGATAAGAGTAGTTTGAGCGCCTGACCCTGTTGGAGAGACCGAGCTGGCCACCGCGCAGGACGTCCTCGAACGTCGGGAGGACGTAGAACACGGTCTCAGGGGTGAACGACTCAAAGCTGAACTCATTGTTCAGGTAGTTGATCGCTGATGTGGTGTCGAAGAATCGATACGCAGCCTGTGGAGAGAAGTGAAAGATCTCATAGATCTTCATCTTGCCACCCGGGTTCATGCTGGAGCTGAATATCTTGTTTCCGTCTCCATCGACAAGATTCTCGTAGATGTCGTAATCCTGGATGTTCTTCGAAAGCTGTATTGATCCAGAGATTGTGTTGTGGACCCCGCCGCCGATTGCCGCCTCCTGGGCGTAAGGCTGAGAGAGGCGCAAGAAGAAGTCCAGGGACTGGTGGAGGTACTTGTGCTGGTGATTGCTTCCTGTCGGAGTTCCCATGAGCGTCGCCATCTGGGACTTGGCCTGGTACTCATTGATGATCTTACCATATTCCAGCGTGGCCTCTTCAAAGCAGGCCCAGATCTGCTTCTTGGTGAGCTCGACGCTGAGTATGTCATCTCCAAGCTTACGCTTAACAAACTTCACCAGGCCATCAGCCTCGCTCTGGAAATCTGCATCAGAGTCAAAGAAGCCGAACGGCGTAGGTGAGAGAGTCTGGTAGAACATTGATGACATGAAAGCCCCGTTAGCCTATAGTCTTATGTATGCACACGAGACGCTGGCTAACGGGGCTTGGGTTTGTTGATCGTTAGTTTATCGACCGCGACCGATGAAATTGCTTACGCGGGCTTCAAGCGCTGCTAGCGCACTTGCAAGTCCAGAGCTATCAGCTGGTGCGGCCACCTTGAGAGCATCGAGTGTCTTCGCCAGATCATCGAGCTTTGCCTCTACAAGGGCCAAACGCTTCTCGACAGCTCCGAGGTCAACGGTGGCATCAGTTGCAGCCGTGGTGGCAACGGCGGTCTCAACAGGGCTCTCAGTGGCTGGGGTAGTAACAGTGTTCTTTGCCATTTTTCCTCCTGGCAGATATTATCGAGGCTCCAGGAAACTTAAAGGATTCCTGGAGCCTGCGAAGATTTGATCTATCAGGTGCCGCCGACGGTGAGGGAGCCGCTTGACGCCATGATGAGGTAGCTCTTGCCGTCTGAGACTAGCGCCACAGATGAGCCGAGAATGTTGTTGAGCGTGAGCTTGCTGCCGATCTTGCCGTCCGCTGCGTCTGTGAACACCTTGGTTCCGACAGCCTCAGCCGAGCCAGTCAGAGAGTAGGCGTGGGCAGAACCAGCCCTGATAATGAACATCGAGCCGGGATATGCTGACGCCAGAGGCATCGAGCCAGTTGCTGCTCCGCCAGCGTTGAACAGGTAGACACCTGGTGCTGAGACCGTGGCGTCACCGCCGTTCGAGGCTGTGCTGAGAGCCTGGACTGGAGAGAACGGCATCGTCTCAAACTGAATACCAGAACCGGACTCCTGGACGAGTCCCCTTGCTGCATCATAAGTTACTTTTGGCATGTGATCCTCCTTTGCTCCGAATGCTTCCAATCCCCCGTCGGTGTCAGGTGATCACTGGATTGGGCTTGTCATTACATATACCACAAAAACTGAATCGACCACCCGAAGGTGGCCGACCAGTGCCTGGAGGCTAGAACATCAGATGATGTTCATGTCTGTGCAGGTGACCGTGCCGTAGAAGTCGGAGCGGACCATCTTCTTGCCGTACCTGGTCATGACGCCCTTACGCGGGGTGAAGTCTTCCGGAGCAAAGATCGTCGGGGTGACGATGAGCGGGACGTACGGAGCGTAGACGTATCCAGTCTCCAGGTAGCTTCCGCCCTTGTAACCGACGAGGATCTTGTTACGCGGGAAGTACGGGTCCTTGTAGACCGTGAAGCGGTTCGAGAGGGTACCAACCTTCTCTGCGCCGATGGTGAACGGAGCGCCGACCTGGCCGGAGCCGTCGATGCTGTAGTTCGGGCGGTAGAGGACGGAGGCCTCAAGAACCGTGGCGACCTCAGGGGAGACCACGATGAAGTTCGCCGAGCCGCGCAGGGTCAACCTGTGGATCTCGTTGGCGACGTCGATGATCGTCTCGGTGAGGGTCTCGTACCACTCGCGGACCGTACCGGTGAACGCCGGACCCGGATTGAGCGTGTTGCCACGGGCAATCTCAGCGCCGGTGCGCTTGTTGAGGAACTTGCCTGGGCTGCGCGACCAGAAGAAGTTCGTCTTGGCGCCGGTGACGAGGTCGTTGAGGACCTCGCGGTCAATCTCAAGCGCGATCTGCTCGGAGAGGATCTGGGTGAGCTCAACCTCAGCATCCAGCGAGTGGTATGCATTGAGGTCCTGCGCCAGTTCCGGGGACCAACGAGCACGGAGCTTGCGGGTCTGAGCGGTGACTGCGATCGACTCGATCTTGATGTCGATTTCCGGGATCGTGGGGTTGGCCGCGCCGGTGCTGAACGTCGATTCGAAGGCCGGGATCGTGATCGCGGAACCATCGGTCGAGTTAGCGCTGAACTGGTCACCGACAACGAAGTCGACCTTGAAGTTCGAGCTCATGTCTACCTGGCTGAGCGCACCGGAAACAACCATCTTCACAACCGTGGTGGAAGCGGAGAGGGGTGCAAGGGGGTTCGCTGTGAAGACGCCACCCGAGTAGGTGCCGAGCTCGTTAAGGCGACGGACGTTGTAGACGCCGATGCCCTGCTGGAGGTCGCCGCTGATCGGCGCGAGGCCGATCTGGGCGCCAATCGTCGCAGTTGACGAGACGAGTGCCACGTCCTTGATCATCGTACCGTCGCAGTTGTTGAGACCAGCTGTCGGGTAGATCACGAAGGAGTAGACGCCGTCACCAGTCGAAGCGCCTGCGCCAGCCGAGTTGTTCTCGATCGCGTTGGTGACCTGGGGATCGAATCCGAGGAGACGACCGTCAGTACCAGTGGCGAAGGCCACGGTGCCGGCAGTGATCGTGTTCGTACCACGGTATGCACCGCGAGCGCCGTTGGTGCCAACGTTGTTAACGCCAGTGACCGAGCTGCGGACCCTGGAGTAGCCAGAGCCGGCGAGGTCGTACTGACCACCGACCGCGAGAGATCCGCTCTGGATGCCCTTGCCTGTCGGTGAGGTGTAGATCGATGAGCCAGTGGCGTAGACCGCTGAGCCGGCGTCCAGTCCACCCTGGTTGGTACCATAGGTGTAGTCCATGTAGAACAGGAGGCCTGACGGGAGGCTCATCGGCTGGATCGAGACGAGCTCGTTGGCGATGAGTCCGCCGAACACCCTACGGACGATCGGGAACGCGACGTTCTGGAATCCACGGATATCACCGGAGTCAGAGGCGCTAGCGCCACCAGTTCCGAGTGAGTTCACCTCGCGGAGGACCTGGGCAGCCTGGTTCTCCAGGAGGGTTGCCATATTCTCGCGGCCAGTGCCCTCGAGACCACGGAGGAGGCCTGTGCGGCTCCACTTCTCTACCAGGTGACGGTTCTGGGAGCCAACGTGGCGCTGGCGAATCCCCTCAGTCAGCTGGTCTAATGAAAACTTAGACATGATTTTTATTCTCCTGATTGGGTTATAGATTCGAGATCACTCGCCGCCGTTTCTGATGCCGGCGAGGGTTGCCCAGCGGTCCACCTCAACACCACTATTGGCCGGAGCACCGGACCGGGTTGATCTGGAAGAAGATGCGAGCAGTCTGTTGTTGCTCTCGGTTAGAGAGCCACTTGTTGACGACTTACGGAGTGAGGAGCTGAGGCTCTCATAGAGAAGCTTCGCCTCACGGATTGTCTTGGCGCCGTCGAGCGCCTCGACCACAGCGCGCTGCTGGTTGTTCGAAAGCTCACGATTCTGCATGAGCTTATTTGCGAACAGCAACTTCGCGTTGAAAAGGTTCATTTCAGAGATCTGACGCTTGAGCTTGTCAGCCGCCGCCTCAGCAACCTGGGCGCGACGCTCAGCGGAGGCGGTACGACGGCGCGACTCAGAAGCCATCTTCTTCGGCACCGGTGCATCACCGATCTCATCGACTAGGGCGTTGAGTAGGGTGTCCTCGTCAACGTCCACAAACATCTCATCGCCGACCTCACCACCACCGAATGAACCGGCGGCGGCGACGGCCTCGCCCTCATAGAGGCGACGGCCACGGCGGGAAACTGGACGACGGCTCTCGCGAAGATTGCGGAGGCGACCGAGCTCACGGCGGATCATGGACTCGTCGATCTCGTAGACCTTCTCGTCCTCGGCTGCCTCATCCTCGGCCTCCATCATGTCACCGTCATCGCACTCATCAACCTCGTCCTCAGAGGCGCCTTCCATGAGGCCCATGGCGCGGAGAGCACGAGCGCGAGTCTCGTTCTTCTTCTTTGCCTCGTCCTTCTTCTTCTTGGCCTCATTCTTCTTCTTGTCGGCTTCCTTCTTCTTCTTGGTCTCAGCCTTCTTCTTGTCAGACTCGTTGGTCTTCTTCTTGCGGGCTTCGACAAGAGCGCGGGTGGCACGGCGGACAGCCTCCTCGACCGTCTCCTCCTCACCGCCTTCCTCTTCCTCTTCGCCACCCTCTTCATCAGAGGCCGAGACTTCCATTCCGACCGCGCCGGCAAGCTGCTCGATGGCGGACTTCACGGCGTCGACGTCGACGTCACCGCCCTCGTCGCCCATGTCCTCATCGCCGCCCTCGTCGTCTCCGAGGTCGAGCTCGTCGCCGCCCTCTTCGTCGTCGGCCTCGTACATCTCGTCGTGCATTCCCTCGTCGTGCATTCCAGTCTCACCGACCATCTCCAAGAAAAGCTTCTTGAAGGCCGCTGTGTCTCTTCTGTTAGCCATGTTCTTAATCTCCAAAAGTGTTGCGTCCAAAAGTCTCTTGAGCCTAGAGCCTCTCGACTCTGTCATAACTATATTGCTGCCGAGCAAAGTTGCCGCCTCGTGCAACAGCCTCCCATAGTATAGGATTGCCGTCTTGCGCTCAGTGGCTGATACATTCCGGAGGTCAACTCCCTTGAGTGCCTCCTGCAGGTTTATTGCCTTGCCCGCTAACTTGAGGATTCGAGACTTCGCCGCAGACCTGTTTAGGCTCTCCTTATTCAGGATCAGGTTCCTTCTGGACTTGTCACCCTCGAGATTGAGATTGAGATCACCCTGCACGGAGATCGAGAGCTTGGAGCTCGGATCTGACATTGCGGGTGTGGCTAGGCTGGAGAGGTCAATTGACTCTCCGCCAGTTGTGTCTGGCTCAGGCGACGCCTCATCGGGCATCTCCATGTCCATGGAATCACTACCTTCTGAGTCCTCTTCCTCACCGACCAGCTCAGCCTCAATCAGGCGCTGGATCCTCGGCGTGACGGCCTCAAGGATTTTGTTCTTTGCGTTATTCTCAGCGAGCTCTCTAAGCTGCCTGGCTTCGATAACTGCTTCCTGGAATATGTTGATGCTCATTCCTTCCTCAGATGATTGCTCAAGATTATCTATTACGATCCAGCAGAGACTTCCTACGCTATCTGCGATTCTGCGATGTCACCTTGCGGGTTTTGCGCAAAATGTCATTGAGGTGGTCTTCATCCAGATCTTTTTCCATTATGTCGCTGAGCGAGAGCGGATCATAGTCCTCTTCTTCGAACTGCGGATATGGTGGCTTGGAGAAACCAAGCTTTGTTCCCGTTGGCCTTATCCTGGAGCTGAAGCCGTCAGTGGGTCCCTGAGGGTAGACTGGCGCTGTACCGCCGGCAACTGCTTGTCTTCCCTGGTACATCCTTGGAAACGGCACCATGCCTTTTGAGGTGGAGGTCTCAGAGAGCTTGGTTGCCGCGCCGGCGAACGTGAACGGATCGACCTTGTTCTTTGCATAGGGGTCGCCAGGATTGTACGTGGAGAGCCTGGAGAGCACCGCCTCGTAGGTCTCATCATCGATCTCATCGGCGGCTTCAGTATCTTCAGCCGGAGACGCTTCGTAGTCGTACTGGTAATACGCGCGAGGGTTATGGAACTTTGCTTTGAGAGTCCCATAACCCAAGTCGGTTTTTGCATCCGCCGCATTGGGGATGTTGTTGATGTGTCCGCGTCCAGAGACAGTGTTGACGCCCTTACTGTCCCTGAAGTAGTGGTTCACGTTATCTTGACCCTGCGGACTTTCCTGACATGTAGTCACCAAGCTTAGACGTGGACTGCTTCTTAGAAGCCTCAGAGGGCGAAGCACCAACGCCAGTTGCAAAGACTCCGTAGGAAGAGTCGGTGGCTGTAGTGCCGTAATCGGCAGGTGCCGCCACCTTGTCTGCGGGGTTTATGCTTCCAGGCCCCGGGGAGACTGGATTCGGCGTCCAAGCAGAGGCTGGTAGGCCAGCGGCGCCTGTCGGGACATCGCCCCAGTCAGGGGCTCCATTCTTGGAGTAGTCCATGTGAACCGTGCTACCAAACAGGCCATTTTCGACGTCTCCGTCAAGAACATTTGTCTGGTAGTACTGGTGCAACTTGCTTTCAAGCCTGTTGGCCGCGATGGTAAGAGGCTCCTCTACGCCAACGGGGCTAGCAGGAAAGCAGCTCTTGAGCACGGCAGTGTCTGATTTTGATAGTGACGTGTCCTTACGGACTACCTCAACTGTTCCCTGTGTTCCTGTTGGCATCTCTTATCTCCTTGTCCTATTCACTAATTAGGCGTTTCTGCGGATCTTGCGACCGAGACGTACCTTGGACTCTGAGATCTTCCTGAGCTGATTGCGAAGGCGAGCTTCATGGATCTTCAGAGCCTTGTAGTGGTCGATGTCCTTCTCGAGCGTGTCGGCATAGCCGTCCGCGTCGGTCTCATCGGCGTCGACATCTTCAGGGTGCTCCTTTCCGGTCTCGAGGACTTCCATGAGCTTTGCACGCTCTTCAAGAACGATCTTCCTGAGCAGTGCTGGGGTGAGTGATCTTACGTTACGTGACATTTTTACTCCGTGCTAAGCAGCAAGATTACATATTCTGCTGGCGGTAAAACCAACTTCAATACTAGATTGGACCGCCCCTCTTTGGCATAAACGCCAGATTTGCCCAATTGCCGGCGCCCTCAAAGAGGTCTGCAGGATCTGAGTTGGCTACCTTGAGCGTCGCTTGATCCACGCTTCCCTCTCTGAGACTAGCTAGCCCCGGATTCTTCTCAGCCTGGATCATCTGCACCAGCGTGGTATTTGCTGTGTCCGCAAGAATATCGGCGAGTATTGGATCGCTGGTCACTCTTGCAATTGTCTGGGCATGCGTATTTACTTGTGATGCTGGTCCGACCCTAGTGTTCTCAGCCAGCTTCCTGCGGAACTCAGCCTGGTCTGGCATCTTATTTGCCATTGCGGGTCTTGGAAGCGCCTGACGCAAAGACTTCGATTCAGCAATCTTGGAGCTTGAGCTCACAAGACCTTCGCTCAGGATCTCGACAAGGCACTCCTTGACAATCGACTTGAGCTCATCTCTGGAGAGCTTACTCATCAACCGACTCCGAGAACGCCATTGGAGGCGCTGATCGCAGGCAGAGAGCCTGCTGGGATATTTGTCAGTCCGGCAAGAATGCTAAACGGTACAGCCGATGAGGAGCCAGAGAAGAACAGCGTGGTGCACTTCACCTCTAGTCTCGGTGTGGTCTGACCAGCCTGGACAATGAACTTGTTTCCACCATTGGATCCCGTGAGGGAGAAACCGAAAGCAAGGTTATCTGATACCGCTCTTGTCGCGCTGGTGCCCTGGTTGCTGATCACGACCCAGCGAGCAACATATGGAAATGTGACAGAGGTGATACCATTGGCTGTAGTAACAGATGAAGTCACGTATGGGATTACGGACTGCTGGTACTCAGGAACGTAATTGTGATTGAGATTTGGCCAATTGGTTGACATTACTTCTTCCAGTCCAAGATGTCGTTAAAGATTCGGTCGATCCTATCGGTCTTATTGAAGACTCTGTTCAGGTCTCGACGGGAGACTTCGACTCCCTCTCTCATCATGAAGGCGCCTGGAGTGCTGGGCTCTGATACGAAGTCCCAGCAGATCAGCTGGAAGTCGTCCTGGACGACCTGATAGTCTCCCTCTCTCTTCGTTGATCCTACGCCGCGCGATGAAATACCCAGCGTTACGCCAGACTCAACGAGGCTCTGGAGAATCTTTCCTGACGGAGTGTCGAGGAGCTCTACGGTTCCGTAGCAGACGTCGCCTTCCATGTGGGCTTCCCTGACGATGTGAGAGACATTCTTCAGCTCAACGACAGAAGACTCAGGGTGATCGCACTCTCCAAGTGCGCGGTTCTCCTTGATGAACTTCTGGTAATTTCTGACCTCTCTCTCCAGAATCACTCTCGGGTAGACTCTGCCATTCTGGTTGAGGGTGTCAGACTTCTGAAGGATGCCTCGCATGACGATCTTGCCGCCATTCTTGTCGCGAGATTCCTTGATCTGATTTACTGTGTACTCGAACGGAGCCCAGTCCGTGATGAGCTTTAGGTTATTCTGCATCCTTCGACTCCATTATCTCGTCCTTGAGCTTCGACAGGAGCAGGAACCTAGAGACCTGATCGTCATCGAGAACATTCTCGTTCAGGATCTTGACGCCTGATTCTACCCTGTCGATCTTCTCAAGCAAAACCTTGTTTCCGCACTCTCTCTTGTATTTGGAGAGGCTCTTCTCTGCTGATTCCTTGATCGACTTCATGACTTTCTTAGCCTTCGTGCCATCACCAAAGATGTATGATCGCATCAGCTCAGACTGTTCTTCATTGAGGAGAGCGCCATACTTCTTGTTGAACTTCTCTTGCATGATTCTAAGAGTCAGTTTGTCAGCCTTCGGCTCCTTGCTCAGGTCAGCCACCGACTTCTCCTCCCTCAGCATGCCAAACACCTTGGATTCATACTCGGCAGAAATAGCAATGTCTGGACTTGCGCTTCTCCAAGTGTTTAAGAGGGTCTGGATGGTCGCATATGACTTGTAGGCGTTTACCTTCTGGTCGTAGAAGCTAGACTCATTGACGATGTAGTTCACGTCCTTGATGAGCAGGGATTTCTCCCTCTCTAGCTTCATTGGGTCATGATTGCGCGCCGCCTTCATGGACTCTTCCAAAATCCTCGTTGCCAGGGAATCAGAAGGCACTGTGGTTTTTATGAGAGCGTTGAAGAGTCGGAACTCTTTGTACAGCTCAGTTCCCTGCTTGAAGTGCTTCTTTATGATGCCCTTGATCGACTCGACCTTGGCCATATCATTCTCAACGATCGCGTTGGACATCGACAGCAATAGCTGTTCATAGATTATGCCAACATTCCGCTTCTTGTTGTGCTTAGCCATTGTCACTCTCTTTGTTTTCCTCAAAGTCTACTTCGAAATCGTTCTCTTCCCCTTCGGCAAGGACTCCTCTCGTTCTTATATCTATACTTCCCCTGAGCTGATTGAGCATCGTTAGGGCTGCGCGATCAAGTCTAGGCCTTTCTGTTGGGGCATCTGCTTTCGCAAATTGCTTTGAGAGTTCGCCTTCAAGCGACTCAGAGAAGGGATTCTTCATAATGTCGTCGCCGAACGGCTTGTTGATTGAGTTTCTACTGCGTGTGTTCCTACCTGCACCGGTCATACTGGCAAAATCTGGCATATGGGTCTTTGCGGGACCGCCACTCTTTTTCCTAGACTTAGCCATCGGCTCATTCCAGATGTTCTTGACCATCCTGTCGACCTTCACCGGAGCATCAGCGTCCTTGATGGACATAGGGATCACGACATCGTCGTCATCTTCCTCATCAAGATTGTCCTCGTCGTTGTCGGCTTCCTTAAATCTCGACCTTCCAGAGGGCTTGATTGGTCCTCCAGATAGGACTGTGCCACGCTTTCTGTCGCCTGCAAAGAGTCCGCCAGCCGCCTCGCCACCGCCAGCATCTCCTCCGCCAGTATCGCCACCAGCCGGAGCGGCTCCGCCACCAGCATCGCCACCCGCGGTGCCGGCGCTCTCAACTCCAGCGTCGTTTACCTTGTCCTTCTTGCGACCATCTTCGATTTCGTTGATCTCATCATCGGTGAAGCCCATGATGTTCTTACGGATCCACTTCCTGTCGACCAAACCCTCAGGAGCCTTACCCGCGATGTCAAATCTGGTGCTGATGAGCTCAAGCTTTTGCTGCTGGGCAACAGAAGATGGGTTACTGAGCTTCAATTCAAAGTCTACAAGCTGCTCACCCTCAAATCCGTGCGCATAGAGGTGAACCATGGCAATCTTGTTGAGCTCTGCGATTATCGTCTTCTGGATTCTCGTGATCGTCCTTGAAAACCTGATGTCTTCCTGTGCCAGAGTTGCCTTCGAGCTCAACATTTCGTCGTAGCCGAGGTAAGCCTTCGGGACTTTTAGAGCCGAGAACAACTTCTTCTGGATGTACTCAACGTCTTCGATCGCTGTCGTGTTCTGACCGCCGGCAAGTGTGTCAATTTTTGTGCCCGAGTCACCACCGCGGACCGGAATGAAGTAGTCCTCGTCAACTGACATGGGATTGAAGCGGAGGTCGACCCTTCCGTCCTGCTTGTTTACCACTGGAGAGCGCTTCAGGGAGTTCTTTGCCTGCTCGAGGTACTCAGGAACGTTCTCTGGAGGCACATTTCCAACATCGATGTAGAATACTCGGCGCTCAGGAGACCTGATGACGCGGTACACAAGCATCGCGTCCTCGATCAGGATCAGCTGGCGCCATATTCTCCTGGCAGACTCAAGGACTGATGAACCGTAGGGCAAAAATGCATCATTTCCAAGCAGTCTGAAGTGCGTGACCTGCCAGTTCTCAAGCGTCTGGTTGCCCTGCGTCATCCACTTGAACCTGACAGCCGTCGGATCCTTCGGATCGAACCCCTCTTCCCTCTCGATCTCAGAAATTGGGATCGGGTAGGCTCCGATGACGCCGTACTCAGGCGAGACGTCATTAAACACGAAGAAGTCTCCGTACTTGCAGAGATTTCTGACCCACATCGGGAGGTTGAAGTTGACGTTGAGTGTGTCTATGAACAGAGTGTCGAGGAGTTCCTTGACCTTCCTGTTGTCAGAGTGCACGTGGAGGATTGTTCCCCTCTCATCGCTGCTTGCGCTCTCTTCAGCGTAAATGTCAAGCGCGCTGGCTATCTCCGGAGTGGATTCCATCTCCGAGAAGTCAGAGTACCTCGACATGCGGTCGAATGAGCCATATGCGCTCATTGTGCTGGTGTAAACATCACTGTGAGCACGTCTAAATGCTTGTAGTGAGCTGGTACCAGGACCGGTCTTTGAGTTAAAGTCCTTGACGCGACGCTTGATAGTCGGTCCAGACCTGAATAGTTGTGTGAGCTTCCTAAAAAGCCCAGCTTGATTGTCTGCCATCAACCCACTCTAATGATGTAAATATCACCACAGACGGCTAGACATAAACTACTATGACCAAAGCCACCTGAAATCGACGGGGCCGACCGGTGCCCTCGTTCCGCTGTCTGGACCTGGGACTCCTAGCTCACCAGACCATACAACGGGCTTTCCAGCCTTCGCAGCGTGCGAGAGGAATGGATCAAGAGCCTCACCTGTCCCGCCACGGTTGACGGACATAGCTTTGAGAATCGCCATATTGATGTCGACAGCCTGCTTGTTGTGTGGAGTGACCTCAAACAGCCAGACTCCAATAGCAAGGGACATGACAAGGTCATCATTCTTGTCTTTCATGGCCTGAGCCTTGTTGTTCTTCCAGATGAAGGTCTTCATCTCGTCATAGAGCCTCGATGAGTAGCTCCTGATGTTCTTATTTCTCACAATCTCTTCGAGTTTCGTGAGAATCTTTGCGCGAGATGGACCCTGAGTAGAGAATCCTGCCTTCGATATCGACCCGTCACCGTACATGAAGGCATAGCGGTCACTCTGCTTCTCAAAGTACAGGTTAGGGTACCTGAGCTCTGACAATTTCATCAGCAGAGCATATCCGTATGTGTTGCTCTCTGGACAGAGAAGCGCCTTATTGTATCGCAGCGCAGCCTCATTTAGCACGATTGCGAACTGGTCAGGTGGAGACTTTCCCTTGAACTCTGCCACAATCTCAGACTCATTGGTGTCTATGACATGGAAAGTCGAGTAGTCAGCGCCATCTCCTCGAGCCACGTCGGCGGAAACTATGTAGGAGTGGCCAGGCATCGGGTATTTCCAGACCCAGACTCCCATCTCTGGACCCCACTTCTCTATCGGGTTCCTAATCAGAGATCTGAGATACTCGATATCATCGATCGTGAGGAAAGTGTCACCTGATGCGGAGAAGTCGCACAGGAGTTCCTGTGCGACCTGTTGCTGGGTCAGGTTCTTTGACTCTTTCTCAAACCAAGCCTCATCACGCTCAGGATGGACGTCCCATGGGAGCTTTATCGGGTGGAATTCGTTCTCACCGGACTCAGCCTTGACGTACAGGTCATAGTACTGGCCTCCGACACCGTTCGGAGTGGAGAGGATGATCGCACGACCACCGGTAGATAGCGTGGGGTAGAGACCCATCCACAGAGTGTCGAAGTCTCTAACGAATGCAGCCTCGTCAACGATCAGGAGTGACAGTGCTTCAGAACGACCTGCGTCTTCTGACGTCGGGATCGCCTTGATGGAGGAGCCATTCCCAAACTCTATCGCCTGCTTGTTGTCTCCAACCACGTCCGTCATGACAAGCCAGGGCGGAAGAGCCCTAATTGCCGTCTTGACCTTCTTGATGAAGTTCATTGCGACAGAGAGCTTGGTCGCAATGACCAGGATGTTCTTGTCCTTGTAGAACAGCGCTTGCCACACGGCATAACCGGCGACAAGGGTCGATAGACCCAGCTGTCTGGACTTCAGAACAATGTTGAAGCGATGGTCAATGAAGTCCTTGACGCAATCATCCTGGAATGGGAACGTCTTGAACGGTATCGTTCCTTTCGTGGGGTGCTGGATCTTGACGTACTTGTTCAGAAAGTAGACTGGATCCTTGCCGCACCTGATTATCTCTTCGATCTGCTTCTTTTTCTGAAGTGGGGTGGTCAAGGATCACCCCAGGTCGTAGACGAACTTTCTCTTGTAGAGGACCACCTTGCGCGGGCTGTTGTATGACGCCTGCACAAACTCTACGGCATCAGACATACCAGGATTTGCCAACTTGATGTTCTGCCCAGACCTTTCTTTGTACGCGAGCTTCACCTCTGCGATCAGGGAATCCACTCTCTGGTTGGCCTGGTCAGCCAGCATCGGTATGTTCTGCTGGATCGACCTCTCGCCAGGGAGATACGCCATCGTATTGTAGTTTATGATCAGCCTGTTTCCAGCAATGTGCGGCTTGATCCCATAGGTCCCGTCGTTTGACGAAGCCTTTCCAAAGTCAGAGTTGATTATCTCTCCGAGCAGATTTACCTGTTGCATGCTTAGCATGGTGAAGTCCTCAGCAGATAACTAGGAACCTGCTTGCGTTTTTTCCTGATCCCCTCTAATTCATCTCCCGTTGGGCGCCAACCAGACATCCACTTGGATTTGTTGGGATATGCGACCTCGATCTCACACAGTCTGCAGCATCCATAAGAGCTCTGCGCGAGCATGTCATTCCTGTCGCGAAGAAGGATCTTGCACACGGGGCATGCAAGGGGATTCCTGTTCGAGAGCTTGTTCTCCACGACAATCTTGACGTTCCCAACTTCTACTATCTTTCTGCTTTCACTCATAGTGCACTCTGGAGTCCTTGCCGTTGCTGGTGATCTCCACAAAGTTGTCAACAGCATCCTTGACGGCATCGACATGGGAGATCACGAATATCACTCGGAACCACCGCTTGAGGCTCTGGAGCATCCTGTTACAGGCCTCGACATTCATCTCATCAAGGGCACCGAAGCCCTCATCAATGATGAGCATGTCGCTCTTTGGCAGGGAGGAGACATTGATGAGCGCGACACGGATCGCAAGAGATGCCATCATCTTCTCCATGCCTGAAGCGCACTCGATGATCCGCCTGGAGTCGCCGTAGTTGATGAAGACATCCATGGAGTTGGACTGGTGGTCCGCCTCTAGCTCAACTGTGAAACCGACCACACCCTGGAGGATCTTTGAGATCTCTGAGTTGATCTTGGGCAGCTCGCTTGACAGGACCTGGAGCGGGATTCCGCGCTTGTTGGTCGCAACGACAATGTTCTCAAACACTGTCCACTCAGAGATCAGGCGCTGGTACTCTTTCTGCTCCTTCTCAAGCTGAGCAATGTTCGAGGTGGTGAGGCCTATCTTCTCACTGAGGCTGACCCTCTGCTGGTCACCATTGCGAAGGGCATCATCAAGGGATGCCAGCTCCTTCTTCAGAGAGCTTACCTCGCTGGTCTCACCGACGTCCACAACGGAGTTCTTGGCGACAAGTAGATTGTCATCCAGGCGGGCCACTTCCTTCTTTGCGTCGTCAAGCTCCCTGGTGATCCGCACCTTTGCGCTCTCAAGGTTGGCGACAGAGACCTTTGTCGCATTCTCCTGGTCGAGGACCTTCTGGTACTTCTCTATCTTCTCGCCATAGTTCTCTTCAGAGATCTTCTTCAGCGTCTTTCTGATCGCATTGAGACCATCCTTGAGCTGGTCGCACTTTGCTACCTGGTCGTCAAGCGTCAGCTTGTTCTTGTGCGAGTCCTTGATGAACTTGCATGTAGGAAAGCCATCTCCACAAGGCACTTGCTCAAGCAGCTTGACTGACTTCTGCTGGCTTGAGAGCTCAATCTTTTCTCTCTCAAGTTCGTGCTCAAGCTTCAGTATCGACCTCTCGAGGTCGTTCTGCTCTGCAAGCTTTGCCTTCAGCTCCTCGATGGGAAACTGGCTCTTGATCGCAGAGATCTTCGTGAGCCTTTCCTTGGCGGCGGATATGTCAGAATCACACTTGGCAAGATTCTGTGTCAATTGGTCTTGAAGCGCCTTGGCGTTATCAAGAGCTCGCTGGATCCTCTCCACATCCTCTTTGGTAACAAGCTTGTCTGCTCCAAGATCAGCAGACTTCTTCTTCAAGACTTCAATTCTGGACTTTGTGCTCTCCAGCTGAGACTCTACGTCCGCGCGTTCGTTCTTGAGGGACGCCAGCTCAGACTTCTTCTCGGAGATTGTAACATTCCAGTCGCGCTGCGGCATTCTATCAATGAGCGCCTTTGTCGGCAGTGACTCATTCTTTGCCATGTCGCAGATCTTGTCAAAGATGTCGAGGTCTAAGAAGTTTGCCAGAGTGCTCTTTCTGAACGTGGACTTCTGCTTAATGAAGTTGTTCATCTCGCCCTGGCTCGCGAAAGAAGTCAGCAGGAAATCTTCCTTTGTGCCGATGAGCTCCTGCATCAGGACATCGGTGTCTCGGCGCTGCTCACCACTCACGTCCTTGAGGCTTCCGTTTGGAAGGATCTGAAAGATGTTGGCGTGCGTCTTACCTGATACCTCTCCAGACTTATTCTGATTCTTGACGGTCTGGCGCTCAAGTCGGTACTGCTGGCCATTGACGGTGAAGTCCAGCTCCACTGAGCAGTGGCTCTTTCGAGTGTTGATCACGTGGAGGTTCTTGACGATGCCACGGTCATTGGAGTTGTAGAGACCGTACATCATTGTGCCAGGAATCGAGGACTTTCCAATCCTGTTCTTTCCAAAGAGGCCGATCACTCCGCTGAGACCATCAAAGTTGATGTAGTTCTCTTTGCCGTATCCAAACGTGTTATCGAACTTCATGGAATTCACAGACCACTTGACGTTTCTGACCGGATCAGACTTTCCAATCTCGTCGCAGTACTTTGTGACCTTTCCAGAGATCTTCTCCCAGGTCTCTTCACTAATCTGCTTGTTGCTATAGAACTGCTTGATGAGCTCCAAGATGTTGGCAGGATTGTGATAGTTGTGATCTTCAGTCGATATCGTCTCAGTGTCAACTGATCCGGCCTGGAGATCGTTATCGAACTTAAACACGATCTCAGACGCGTTCTTCTGCTCCTTGAGTTCAGAGTAGAGCAGCTTGATCTCAGCCTGGGGAAGGGCATCGGTGTGCCGCACCCTGAACCTCGATCGGTTAGGGAACTGGAGGGCGTGGCGAGCTGTCTCCATGACAGAGCCCTGCCAGTCGATGGTGATGAACGGAGAGGGGTTCTTGACTGGAATGAACTTCGAGCTGTAGCTGTCCTTCGAGCTGATCTGCCAGTACAGGAATCCCTTCTCGAGGTCTTCACCATAGTTCTGCTGGAGCGTGGAGCCTGGGTAAGCGATCCTCTTTGCTGAATCAAGATACTGGAACTTGTGAATGTCCCCCAGGAAACCGAAGTCGAAACCTTCGAACAGGTTGTTCTCAACCTCGCCCTCGATTTCGTACTCGCTGTCGATCTGAGAACCTCGAACTGCGCCGTGGAAGAGCGCAATGTTGATCTCTCCCGGCACAGGCTTGACGTCTGCCCACCCTTCTTCATCAAAGCAAGAGAGGACGCACCAGTTGTAGCCTGGAACGCCAGTCGGGTAGACTCCAGACTTCTTGTACAGCGTGAGCCGTGGATTGTTCAGAGCGTTGATCAGCGGACTGATCGCATCTTGGCGGTCCTTGTTGGTGATGAGACCGTCATGGTTTCCCAAGATGATGTGCGTGGGTGCAATCTCTGAGAGCTTGGAGAACCACCAGACAAGAATATCGACAAGCTCTGGCGAGATTCCCTGCGTCTTAGAGTGGACAACGTCACCACCGACCATGATGACGTCAGGCTTGAGATCCTTCGCCTTCAGGAAGAAGTCCTCAAACGCCTCTCGGTACTCATCGTGCCTGGACAGGCCTCGAAAGTGGATGTCAGAGAGGTGTACGCAGCTAAATGACTTCATGTTTCTCCGATTAGATGAGCGAGCCGCTTCTTATCTTAGTGAAGAGGTGATGGAGGCGATCTTCAGGGGACCAAATCTTGGCCGCCTCTTTCCTAGCAAGGAACTCCTGCTTGGACATCTCGCCGACATCCTTAAAGGGCTCCACGTTCATAACTCTAACTCTAATTCCATATGAATACAGACGGGAGCAGACTTTTTCTGACTTGTCCCTTGCGTCAGGATCCAGTGCCAGGACGACTGGAGTCATGTTTGTTACTATCTTTCTAAAGAGCTCATAGCCCTCGTTGAGTCCAGATCCGAGAAGGGTCACTGCGTTCCTGTCGCACTTGACTAAGTCAAATGGCCCTTCGACGATTGTGAGCTCTTTCTTCCAGTCGATGTTGATCTCGTTGAAGATGAGGCCCTTCTTCTCCGCCTTGGAGTTCATGTACTTGTACTTGCTTTCAGGATCGATGGATCTGGCAGTGATGTAGTTGAGCTCTCCCTCAGAATCAAATGAGGGCATGATCACTCTACGTCGGTACTTTCCAGAAGAACAAGCGCCGAGCTTGAAGTACCAGATATCACGCTCTGTCAAGCCTCTTGACAGGCAATACTCTCTAGATGCCTGTATGTCTGGATCGAGGCTGTCGGCTGCCGGACCGAGCGGCACAAAGTCGCTTGGCAGCTCAACCTTCTCCTTGACTTCTTCGGCTAGAACGCTGTCATAGTCTCCCGATTCGAATATCCGGAGGTACATGTCAAGCTTATCTGGCGCATACTTCTTGACAGTATACGTAAGCGTCTTGCCCTTGAGTTCACAGACCCAACAGTGGTGAAGTCCATTCTCAAGCTGGATGATGAGCTTCTTCTTATCGGGATTGTCTTTCGAGCACTTTGGACAGGCGACGGCGACCGCGCCTTTGTTTACTACTCCTGGACCAAAAATGGAAGTGATGAAATGCAGTTTGGCTTCGAGATTTACTTCCATACGCTAATTTACATCTACAGACTTCCGTTGTTCAAGCCCTGCGACCGCGATCACAATTGAGTCAGCAATGTCGAAGTGGTGGGTCTCGATTACCATCTGACCCTTCTTCTTGCCAGTCTTCACGGCTCTCGATGTAGGAGTGTAGCCAAACTTGGCGGTGGCCCACTCAAGCACCTGCTCCTTGGTGTCACGGGTCCTGTCTATCTTGAGGGAGACCAGCTTCCGCGCTGCCGTGACATTGATGTACTCTGGAACGATGCCCAGCTCCAGAAACACTATGTACGATGCCACGCCGTTGAATCTGGCCAGAGTGAGGAGCGTTCCAGCAGATGAGAGACCCGGCCTGAATCCCTGCAGGTTCTCCTCGATGTAGACAGCGCTTATGTGCTGTTTAGTGACCTTGCACTGGCGAAGCCACTGGCTGAGCTGTATCCTGAAGCTGTTCGCCTTCTGGAACATGTCGTCTCCACCAGGCTTTATTGCCATCGTGTGGAGCAGTTCTCCATCGCTCGATATGATGGAAGCACCTGTGCAAGAAGTCGATATGTCTAGACCTAGAATCATGTTCAAAGGTATCTTGCAGGAACTGATTAGAAATCGAACTTGAGCCTGAACATGTACTTGTCGTTCTGCTTCTTCACCGCTGGCTGAGCCAAGTTTGCTCTTGCGATGACGTTCAAGTTCTCATCGTGTATCAGAAGACCAGATATCACAGTGTAGTTCGTGTCCGTGTCGGAGGCGTTGGCTGATGGTGTGGCTGTCACAAATGAGGGATTCGACGAGGAGTTTATCATGCCTGGCATCGAGAGAGCATTGAGCTCCAGTATGTGGAGGTTCTGAACTCCTTCGAACGATACCTCGAACTCGTCCTTCCCAAAGTGCAGTATGTTTGGTGACTTGACCACTATCAAGCCCTCATCATACAGCACGTTTCCTACCGAAGACCACTTGGCAGATTCCGTGTTGCTGTCAGCCCTGAACAGGTTGCCGTACCCATCGTCCTTTAGAGTCATAGAAACCCTGGAGTTCGAGGCTGTAACTGAGGGGTCAGTTATAACAACTGTGCCAGGCCTGATGCTCTTGCCGTAGAACAAGTTTGAGCTGTCGAAGAACACAACTTCGTTAGAAGAGTTGTCTCTTGTGCGCTGGAGGATTGTGAAGCCACTGCCAGGACTTACCCCGGGATTCTCAGGAGAAGACCCCAGCATCTCCTGCATGATGCCGCTTGGATCCGAGCTGTCAGTGCCGTCCTGGTTAGACTGTAGCATTCCAGGATTTATTGAAGAAGTCGAGATCAGGTTCAGAAGAGACACCATCGTGAGGTCTTGCGCTCCGGTGTCATTCACAAAGCGGTCATTGCTTCCTGAAGAGAGAAGCTTAAAGTTTGGAGCAAACTTTCCGTTATCGCACGGAAGTATCAGCAAATTTCTCGCTCTTGTCGATGGAGCTGACGGAGAGATGTCGTACAGAAACTGGTCTGCCGTGTAAGTCTGAGTCGTTGTGTCTATCACTGAAGAAGTGAGGAAGAACATTCTTGGGTATCTTCCCTGGACCATCTCGCGGAGGTAGTTCTCGGCGTTGATGTCCTTTCCGCGAACTCCAAACGCCAGCTCTTCGTTGAAGGGGACTTCTGTGGCGCGAGACTTTGATTGGAACGGCGTGACTAACACGTCTCTTGTCGGGCTCTCTTTGACGAACTGCACGGGCAAGTAGAAGAGCAGGTCGTTGTAGCTCTCGGGACCTTGCAGAGAGGCGCTCACAATTTCGCCCTTTGTGAGGGTCTTAGAGTAGATCCTGACATCGTGCAACTCGGCGTTGAGCGGGAGGTTTAGCCAACTGGTGGTCACGTCGCTGGCCACTCCAGCGTCGTATATTCCCTCGTCAGCGCTCACTCCAGTGTTGAAGAACCTGTTCTGGGCATCCAGAACTCCAGTGTTCAGATAGTTGCCGACTATCACTGGATTGAAGCCATAAGAGTCTACAGAGGTGTTGATGTTGGACGTGCCAAGCGTGAATCTCGAGCTCACGTCTTCGACACCATCGATGAAGAAAGATCCAGTTCCAGCGTTGAAATCAGTTCCCCATCTAACTGCAACATGGTGCCAACTGTTCAAAGAAAGAGAATTGTCGCTAGTTGTGAACACCTGCGAGAGAGGTGTTAAGTCGGGATTGATAAGAGAAGGGCTTGTGTCAGCGCTAGATGAGAGCTGGAGCATGATCCTGAACTTATCAGGGCGTCCATCTTGTCCGATGTGAGATCCCGTGATCAGGGAGATCGCATAGGCAGATGACATATGCAATATGCAGCCTGCGGTGTAACTGTCACCAACGTTGATGACCGTGCTTCTTGGATTGACGTAGAAGCTGAACGTGAAGCTGCCTGTGACATTGTAGTCGTTCCTGCTTCCGGCTGTCGGAGCTGGATATGCCAGGCACTTGTATGATGGAACATTCGACGACGTGAAGAAATTCAAGCACTGGTAGTTCGTGAAACCCCAGTGAGCCGTCGTGTAAGTCGGTCTGTAGAATGGAAATAACACATCCCGTGTCACAGACTTTCTCAGAGTGTTACTCGTGAAATCGCTTGATGGTATGAAGCGTATGACTTCAACTTGCTTCGACTGCCGCGCGGTGACCTGAGTCTGATTGACTGAGTTCAAATAGCTAAGGGTTTCGACGTAGAGGTTCGAGCTTGTGCTCGAGAACAACAGCTCCCTAACAGACTCGAGGTTGTTATCGTCTGCCTTGCCATCATTGAAGGCGGCAAGACCCAACATCTCCTTGTTGTAGCTAGACCTCTCAGCAAGCACATACACAGAACCAGTCGTTCCGTGGGAAGAAGATGAGAACGACCGTTTCGGGTGTAACTCTAGGACAACTGTTTCAAAGTTGTCTTTAGTGAGCGGAAGTATGGCCATTGCATCGCCGCCTCAGAAGTCTAGCCTGACTCTTACAGATAGGTCCTTCTCATCGTTCTTCTCAACAGCCCTCGAGAGCTTTGCGACCGCAAGTAGCTCATTGTTGGAGTTGTAGAGACCGACTGTAGTCACAAAGGTAAATGATCTCTGTCCGGTGCTGTTACCTGGATCAATGACCGTGATATTGCCGCTTGTGTCCCTAAAGGTGGGATTTGATGAGTAGTTGAACTCATCAGCTGTGGCACGGCAGAACAGCAATGTGGAGTTGATACCCGTGGTATTCTGGAATGTTGCAGCCGTCAGAGAACCTGAACCGAATCTTGTGGAAGCGATGTGGTCCACGATATTGTCTATGGAGGCTGAGACAACCAAATCTGGAATGAACTTCGCGTTAGGATTATCACCGCCCTTAGTGCCGTTGCCGAGCATCACTTGTCCAACGTTGGTCGAATTTCCGTATACGGAAGAAGCCACCGTTGACATGGCGTCTATTGCGCCAGACATGTGCTGCTTTGCTGCAAAGACCCTCCCCATGTCGAGGACCATGATGCCGTGATCGTACCAGACGAGGCCAACGTACTCACTGGTGTTTGCGGTGTTCTTGATGTAGCCGACATCACCACCAAAGTACTTTAGCTGTGCGGTCGAAGATCCAACATCAGCATAGATCGCAGAGCCAGACGGAGATGTCTTGTAGAGGTTTGATCCAGTATAGGCCTGGTTGATACCGCCCGCTGTGGTGAAATTTAGTCCAAGACCATTTGCGCTGCCATCAAGAGAGTTGCCATCTAGGGCTGCGCTCTGGAACAACCTAAGAGCAAAAGTCTCTTTCTTGATTTCATCCCTGGCAAATAGACGCTTGAAGCTCAGGAATAGAGCCTCCTCGATTCTATCTCCTGCAGAACCCGTCTGCATACCTGTGAACGAGGTGTTGACATCGAACGCATTTACACCTGGTGAGAAGAATGCGGCCTCAGAGTCTCCTAGCAGGAACTGCGAGTACTGCTTGTAGTTCTGGACCTTCTCTCTCATCATCAGGGACTGGGATGGGAACAGCAACTTTCCATTTGCATCAGTGCCCGTGGTGCAGTCCTGCACAGTATCTCCATCCTCAAACAATCCGACAGTCATGTCGAACACTGCGTTTGCGGTCTGGAGCGAGAAGTCCTGATCGTACACTGTCTGGAAGAGGGAAGACGTGACGCCTGGACCCACGCCGCCAGTCACGAATACCTGGTACTTCCTTCTAGAAGAGGAACCAGATACGTCTTCCTGGATTACATCGACCAGCTGGTTCAGAACGCTGGTCGTTACCTGAATGTCTTCCGCTGTTATGGTCTTGAATGTGGACATGTTATACGCTACTGTTCTTGTTGATGTTGATCTGCTGAGTCACCACGGCGCCTGAAGCGGTGCCAGATATGTTGATGAAAGTGGTGATCACGCCAGAATTAGTTGCAGTAGCGTAGTAGTTGTAGTAGTCGTCATTGAATCCCTTCACGGAGACTCTAAACGTCGATATAGAACCTTCGCTACCGTCGGAATTTGTCGATGTCTGTCGAACACGAACTGTGGAGATGTAGTTCTGGCCAGTAGTCGGCGTCGAAACGTTGTTCTCATAGCCAGTGACCGTGAGGAATCTTGAATCGTAGCTGACAATGAAGCTCGTGTCTCTCAGGTCGACTTCTATTGTGGAGTTGTTCTGAGAAGTCTGCTTGACCTGCAGGTCAACCTGCGTCGGTGTGCTACCTCTCACCAGAGTGGTTGCACCGTTGACGGTAGAGATAGACAGGAACGGAAGATTGTCGAGATAAGGATTTGCTACGCTGATCATCCTGTACTTGAGCGCGAGATCTGCGTTTGTCTGCGCTTCAAACACTGGCGTGTTCTTCTCTATCTTCTCCTTCCCGACAGTCCTGCCAAACTTCTTGATGATCGAGTAGTCTACCTCGTCATCGCCAAAAGAGAACCTGGTGATCTGGAAAGAGCCATCATTTCTCGCCAAGAGCTGGCGACCCCTGTCCGTCAAGACAGCGTCAATGATGATGTTGTTTGTCGAGTGGTCGAGAAATCCCATACTTGAATCTCCACGCTATAACTATAGCACTAAGCAAAATGAAGTGGCTATCTCTTGTCCACTACTGAAAAGCTAACTTTCGAGTCCTGCTGTAAATCAACGTTGATCATTTGTACAGAGTAAGTTGGAGAATCTGGACTGGTGGCCAGATGACCGAGGTCCTTCTCCTTGATGTCCAGGACCTGCAAGTAGTCGGGGTCGAAGTAGACTTTGAGCTTGCTTGAGCCGCTCGTTTTTATAGAGTCGACCGTCAGAGGCCTGTCCAGCGTGAAGTTGGGGTATGGCTTTGGTGCTCCAGCCGAAGCGATTCTTTCGACCTTGAGCTTTGCGTACTCCCTCTGGAAGGTGACCCTAAACTGCTCAGAGTAGCCTGAGCTCAGGTCTCTTGCATCCACAGAGCAGACCGAGTAGATGTAATCAGAGTCTAACCCAAATGACTTGTCGTAGAAAGTCGCAGTTGGATACTGGTACGCAAGCTTCGACTGGTTCGGTATCTTTTCAGCTCTCGGGGTCTTCACAGCGCTGTCATCGAAATCCAGCTCTGCAATGAGCTGGAATGGCTCGGAGATGCTCCTCCTCCTGAAGACCTGATAGCGCTTTACGTCCTCTTGCCTGTTGAACGGATGCTGCCACTCTATGTAGAACTTCTTCTCCTGGGTGAACCAGAACCGGAGATCCACGGGATGGGGCGGCGGCTTGGCCTCTTCGCATAGGACTTCACTAAATGGAGATTGCCTCGAAGAAATCAGGTAGTCTGATGATATCAGATCAGATCCATCATAGGACAGGATCCTGACCAAGTAAACGCTCTGGATTGAGTACCGGTACCTCTGCCCATAGATTATCGCAGTGTCGACAAAGCTCGCCTGGCTTGGGTTGGTCACCGTAAAGCTGGCAAGGTCCTGCACGGTGCCGTCCTGGTTTACGATCTGCTTCGTTATCAGGTACCCAAGAAGGGTGTTTCCGTACACTGACATTGTGTCAACGTCTAGCACAGTGGTGGACACGGGCGTGGTAGAGGGTTCAAAGTCGTCGATCTCTATGACCGATGACTTATCGGAGCTGGCAGAAGACTGCGAGATCGAGTTGGCACTGCTCAAGATCGGCTCGATCGAGTCAAATATGGGGCTGAGCGCGGCTTTCTGCGAGCGGATCGCTACGTCTGAGATGAACTTGTTGTTGATTGTCAGGGAGAAAGCCAGCTTGCCAACGTCTCCCTCGCCGACCTTCGACACGACATCTCCCGTCACGGGATCAAAAGTCGAGTACTCATTGGTGGCATCGACATCAGTGTAGTCTAGCAGGCTCTGGGTATCGACCTCAGTGGGAAGAGAGCCATACTTGAGCACCTTCTGGATCGGTGACAGCCCTGCAGATGGCTTCTTGTTGACCGCGAGAGAGTTCTCGATGGCGTATTGCAGCGCTGCATTTGCCGTGGGGTCCTGCACAATAACTGTCGTGTAAGCCCTGGATCCGACCGAGAGCTCATTTGAGATGGCCGATATGTTCTCGAGGAATATTTTGGTCTTTTCGGCAGAGGTGAACTGTAGCTCTTTCTGTCCAGTCCCGATTCCGATCTTCGAGGTCGCCGGCGAGAATTCGATCAAGATGTCCCTGGCGTAACTTTGACCGTGGCGCCTAAACTCAGAGTCGGCGCCCTTTGTGTTGTCACTGATCTTCTCATCGCGCTGGAAGTACCGGTACCTGAACTTAGCACTTATTCCAGAGGGCTCCGGAACATCAAAGATGAATGCCGCTTTCGACGGATAAGAAGAGTTCATTTTTCCACCAGTAGGCTTCCAGTGTTGCTTGGTGCTTCAAGAGATGCCATCATCTTCACGAATGCCATTCTTCCATCAGCAACTTTTCTCGGAGCAAGCTTGTAGTTTGTCGCGCCATTCTCTGTGAAAGCCAACAAGATTCCCTTCCTGATGTACTTATCAATCACGGGACCCGGCGTGAAAGAAGACTTGGAGTTTGCCTGGGTCGCTATGACGAACTCATCGGGATCGATTGGGAGATACAGCACCCTGTCAAAGATCTTAGCCTTGAGCACTGCGTCCTTCATGTCTTCTGCGCTGAGCAGCCTTGTCGTGAACGCATTCCTCATGCTCGCCACAAACTCCGCATCAAGCTCCGTGAATCCATCGATTGCAACTGCTCTCGAGGCATTCTTCTCTGAAGTTATGTCCGCAGCGGTCTTGTAGTACTCCGCAGCTTTCGAATTTGGTGGTGCCAGATCTGCCGAGAGAGACGCCAGCGCCGCGGTCAGGTTTCCAGCATACTTGTTCAGCGGAATGCCTGAGGAGCCCTGTACGCTCGGGAATGTATCCTCATTGATCTCTATTCCGACCAGGGTCTTGTAGTAGAGCTCAAGGATGGAAGACACCGCAGTGTTTGAGCAGATGTCGAACTTCTGCGTGTTCGATTTCACGTATCTTATGGTCTGCTTCTTGATGAGCTTTGGAGCCGTCCCAGGAACCTCTTGTACCTCAAAGTCGTTGTAGTAGAAGCTAGCCTGGTTGACAAGATCGTTAAAGTTGGAGAATGTGGTGACTCTGTCGAACGCCGATGGACCAGCGTACAGCCTGTTGTCAAAGTTGAAGCTCTTTGGCAGGAAGGTGAGATCGCTGTACTCTAGGTCAGCTATCCTTACTGCGACAGAGTACTCATTCTCATAGCCTATGTTTCCATTTGCGCCTGCGGGAATCCCGACTATCAGATTTCTAACGTTCAGACCCTCAGGAGATCTCATCCTCTGGGAAGCCGCAAGGCACTCTATCGCAAGCTTCTCTCTGGAGCTAACGATGGAAATTCCTGGCACGTACCCATTTGCACGATCTCCAGACTGCCTAGACAGCGAGATGTCACGGAGAGTTATCTGGGTCTGGTTGAGAGATTCAAGAATGTCAAGACCAGCATTTCCCTGCTTGACCAGACTTGTGGCTAGTTCATAGACAGCGTTTGTGTCGTCGCTTGATCCCGTGAACGTGTCAATTGCCTTCTCAGAGAAACTGGAAGACCTCTTTGCGAAGCCATCGAGGATCTGTATTGCAACCTTGAGTCTCAGGTCATCTTCCTTGACCGATGTGATTGATGACTTAATCCGCTCTAGAGCTTTTAGGGTCGATGAGTTTGTAGACGCCACAGTGACATTTTTATACGAAGCTGGAGTGCTAGCAAGCACTGCAATGAACGCGTTTGGCACTTCAGAGAAGTATTGCTTGTAGCGCGAATTACCAGGAGGTCTTCCACCAACAATTGATGCAGTAGAAGTAGCCTCAGGAACATCTACAGAGAGATAAGCAAACTCAAGCTTGGGCATGCCTGCGACAAGAATCTCAGGCTGTTCTGCCCTCTTGACTTTCAGCATCTCGTAGTTTGTGCTCATCAGATTGCTCTGAACTCTGTAGATTCCTGTGAGGACATTTGCTACTGACATGCCGCTGAGCCATGTCTTTCCAGTGGATCCGCGGAAGAATCTAGATGAAAACTCTCTCACTGTTGGAATCCAGAATCTCGAGCTCAGGGTGGCCACGGGAAGCTGGTTGTAGTAAGGAGCTGGAACTTGATTGGACGTCGGGAATGATGGCTCAACCACAGTGTTTGTGGTGATCGACACGTACTTCCCAGGATTTGGCCAGACTGGATCATCTTCTTCCAGCTCATTGATTGTGGCAAATCGTGAGATCAAACCCTTGAGCACGTCGATTCCGTAATCGATAATCTCAAATATCGCAACGTCCTCAAATGAAGAAACCTTAGACTCGTTGCCAGAGACAGTCGAGCTGGTGAAGATCACTGTCTGGGATCTAAGGTCTCCATCGACGGTTATCAAGACCTCTGGATCAGTCTTCTTTGAGAGGAAGCTTGGACTTGACTTTGAGCTGGTCTTTGTGGCAGTGCCGAGGTTAGATACCAGCTCCCTGGATCTCAGCCAGTCCCTGAAGTACTTCTTTGCCGACTGCAAGTTCGAGGACTGTGGCACCAGAGAAACAGCCGTACCGATGGAAGCAACTGCAACTGAAGTCCCAATTGCGCTAGCGGTAGGTGATGTGTTCAGCTTTCCTGAGTTGTAGTCCTTGATGAAGGCTTCGAGAATCTTTGCCGCGCCCGATGGATTGTCCCTAATGAATACGTGTGCGATGCTCTTTACGTACTGGATTTGCTCATTCCCAGAGGTCATTTTACCAGAAGACGGATAGGCTGAGCTTGAGATCTTGGTCGCAAACCGGTCGCTGAATGTCTTGATCGACGCCTGGAGCATTGATGCCGCAGTTATTCTCTCACCGACGGCAAAAGATGTCTCGGTGGGCGTCTTTCCTCTGAACCTCGGAAAGTAGAGAGTCCTCAGAAGACTTGACGCGTTCTTGCATGACGTGTAGAATGCCCTAGAAGCGTTCGTATAATCAGTGAAGTTCAGGGGAGAGGATGGTTTAAACGCGCTGTTGACAAGAGCGTTCGATGGCGTGTATGTGATCCCGTTATAGCTCCTGCTCCCATTCTCAAGCAGTAAGATGTTCTTGTCTGGTATGTCTATCTGCCCTATGAGTCCAGAGAAGTTTAGGGCATCTGTGATTTTGATTGGAGACCTCGACTTCAAGTCAAAGTCTAGCTCCACTGACAGGTCCTGCCACGGATCAATTCCAATAGAGCGCTCAAAGACGGACTGATCTGGTACGACCGTGAGGCTGAAGTAGTCGCTTCCGACCGTCGACTTGATGGTGGGGTGAAGTTCCTTCTCATCTCCGCTGCCAGACTGGACCTCGCCAAGCTTCAGAGATGCGGCCAGCTCCCTGGCTATCCTGATCGAAGCGAGTGTCGTGCTGGTCTTTTGGACAGTAGAGACTCCAGGGTCATTGATTATCGCGTCAATTAGTAGGCTTCTCTGCTTTGAACCTATTGCACCTGGGAATCCAACCCTCGAGAAGATCACGATATCTGAGAGAAACTGACCGAACATTACGCTGGCATTCTTGGCAAAGCTGGGACTTTTGGGGTCGATCAGCAGAGACACTGGGTAGAAGTCCAGTGCCAGAGATCCGATGTTGGCGCCGTCAGAATTCTGGAGGATAGTGTTGCTCAGGTGGGAGTTGTAGTCAAGAGCTCTGGCACCATACTCTTTCATGAGATATGCGGTCTTGAGAAGCTCAGTGTCAACTCTTGCGGACTCTAAGTTGGCGGTGTAGATGTCAAGAGCGTTCTGGAAAGCATCTGGATTCTTAGTCTTCAGGTCAGAGATGATCTTCTTTGTTGTGGCAAGATCGATGCTCCGGAGACCATACCTGACATTCAGCAAGTTCCCAGCTAGAGACCTAGACTCGCCCTCAAATAGTGGCTGAAAGTCCATGAGCGCAAGGATCTCGAGCCTCGTGTTGGTGATGCCCTTTGCCTGAAGCATGCGAGTGTCAAACTTGCTGCCAACGTCGATAGAAGTGTCTGACGTGGGCTTTGTGACCTGATTGGACTCCTTGTTCTCAACAATCCTGACCGCACCTGAGTTCTTAAACTTCAGGGAAGAGCTTGCCGTCGACTTGCTCTGGGGAACCGGAGGTGGACCAATCTTAGAGCTGGCTGCTGGCATTATCTGTTGCTCCTCAAGAGTGTTCTCTCTGGTACGCTCTGGTCTATTGAGATAGACACAGGTCCGACTGGTTGCTTAAACTGCATGCCTCTCTCCACAAGAATTACCCTGTACTTCACTTCTCCAAGAAGATTTGCCAGCTTTCGATCTTCAAAAGCGAACGGAGAGCCAGAATCGAACTTGCTGCGCGAGGCTGTTCCAAGAACTCTCTCAGAACCCGAGTACTCTCCAAGAATCAAGAAGTGGTCGACTTCAGTGACGTCGCCGTTGACTGACCATGTCAGGTAGTTTACACGATTTGGTGCGTCTTGCTGGACCGCGAGGTCAGATACTTCTGGCCTCTTGATAGAGGGGCTGACCTCTATCGTCTTTTGCTCGCCCATGCCACCGATCTCCACGCCGTCTTCAAGTGAGTTCTTGACAATCTGTTGCTGGGACGGAAGCGACTCAATTCTCTTGATGCCAGAGCTTCTCCACTTTCTGTACCTGAACTTGTACCCGTTGCCAGTCTTAACGTCTTCTCTCTGCACCACCGTGAGATAGGAGACAGAAGCGGTGTTGACTGCAAGGAGCTTCACGATGTACTTGTACACGTGAGTTGGATCTCCATTGAATGACACCGTGATCGGACCAGGGCTATAGAGAGTCGGTATCGTCACCATGGCTCCGGTCTCAAGGTCCACCCTGGTGATCTTGTACCTGGAAGTGACAGAGAGCTGGGACTTGTTGTTCTCTCGCTCTTCATCGAACTTGTCACTGAGTCCTGACGAAACTATCTCACTCTGGAGAGATCCGGCCACCGTTGTGGTTCGAGTTTCATCTATCTGGATTACGTGGGTGATCAAGTTGCCGTTTGCCGAGCTGTTTGCGAGAGAGACGCTAAAGTCGATTTCAAGTATCTCCCTCTTTTTCTCCAGCACGGTTATGGGTATCGTGATCTTCTCGAGCACCTCACAGCCACCAGATATGAACCTGACACGGTAAACGTAGGGAGTGTACTCGATTATCTGCTGGTCAACGTACGGCGTGTTCGGCGGCACTGAGGTGAGGGTTTCGTATGAGTCTGAGTACTTGTCTTTCCTCTCAATCTTGACGGCGTCAACAAAGTCGGGAACATTTTTGGTGTACACCGTCACTGTGTCACCACTCTGCTCTGCAAATGCTTCCAGCTTGATGGACTCATAGCTTATTTTTCTTGCCGCTGGAATCGAGACGCAATCCATGATCTTTGAACTTCCGTTCTTGACTGGCAGGTCCCTTATCCCAGACAGAGTGTATGACCTAGACTCAGACTTGTTGCCAAAGTCGACTTTTCCCGTGACTATCGTGGATGACTTCGGGAGTATCTTGCCCGAAGAAACTTTGGTGACCGTGAATGCCTGATTGACTATGGCATGCTGTTCAAGGTTGTAGAGCATGGGAAAAGGATTCGGGTTCGATATCCTGATCGAGTCTTTGCCAACCGTGAACTGGCCATTAGTGAGAGTCAGGCTCATGTCTTGAGCCCTGGTGCACAGGTTCTGAAACTCGGTCCTGTTCTGAAAACCAAACGAAGACTTGAGCTTGGGGACCTGGGATCGGTAGAACACGAGATCCAAGAAGTACTGCCTCTTTGCCGCGAGGCTCAGGAATTGCTGTTCGGTGAGAGAGTTTATGACCACGACTATTTCACAGGGCTTGTACTTCTGCTTTGCGCTCTCCGATGTTATCTTTGGGCTTGATGGTTGTGCTTCATCTAGAAGTTCAAACAGCTCAAGAGACGGAAGGAAATTGCTTGGAATTCTCCGAGAAAACATCTTGACAATCTCGCTCGGATGAAGAGAGTACTCTTCAAAAGACTTCTTTGCGTTTCTAGACGCAGAGACTAAGTCGATATCTCTTGGCTTTGTTTCTGTCTCTATCCATGAGTTCTTTGCGACATCCACACTCGGCAAGAACAGCTCATAGTTCTCTTCGTTGATTCTGCCGGAACCGATTCTCGCGACAGTCTGATCATCCAAGTAGGATGAGACTTTCACCCTTGTGCTGGCCAGCTCTGAGGTCTTTCTTGAGTCAGTAAGAGTCGTCCTGACTCTTGAGATGAAGCTGGTGACAGAGCTGGATACTCCCTCTGGCGAAGTGTCTGATGTGAAGTAGCTGAGCTTCGGCTCTGTGTGATCTGTTATCCTGGCCTCTATCTCATCAAACTCCTTGATGAGAGCCAGATGCAGGTTCAGGTAGACACGCATGACGTACTTGACGTCGTAGAGCAGGCTGGCAGCCCCTTTGGAAGACCTCACGGTGCGCTGTGCCACGGTGACATTCACGAAGTCAGGCTCGACAAACACAAAGTCCTTGTCTCTGAGCAGTTCTGGAGTGAGCATTACTCAAACACCATGGTGAAAATGTTGACAAAGTTCAAGTTCTGAGCCGTGTCCCTGTATAGCTTTCCAGCGAAGAACACATGCTGGAACTTCCCATCTGAGCCTTCGAACTGGCCACCATCTACGACGGAAAGCTTCATCACGCCGTTTGTCCCATGCTCAAACACCTGCGAGACCAAGTTGTTGCTGTCACTTGTGTTGGTGAATCTTATCTCTGAGATCTGCTTGCCAGCAAGGTATTGCTGGAGCTCTTCCAAAGTGTCTAGTGGATTCTCGTTGATCTGTGTATAGGTTGCCATCTGCTTTGGGGCGATAGACTCATCGATGGGTCTATCGAGAGGCGGCATGAACTTATAGTTGTCAAAGTTCCCGAACCTGTAGTCTTGGAACACGCACTCGATATCATCGACGTAAGCTCGAGAAATTCCATTCGACTGTGAGACGAGGCTATCTGTGATGTAGAACTCCGTGTTGTCCACCCCCACTCGGAATCCGTAGTCCAGCTGGACCCTTAGCGTGTCTCGAGATCCAATGATCATCTGCCTTCTGAAGCTGTCTATTGAAGAGCTTGATATGCTCTCGTACACTTGGACGCTTCCAGTTAGACTATGACCTGGAACTCTTCCGTTTGTCGTCTCAAAGTCATTGGTGCTGAACGGGAGCATGTCTCCATCAAAACTGGTCTCTGGAATGATCGAGTCGTCATTGTTGGACGAGGCTTCAAAGTAGATGCTCAAGCCCGGGTCCTCCAAGTACCCGTCTGAATCCTTGGAGTACACCACGTTTCGATCAGTGAAGCTTATGAAGTTCGCGCGCAGCATACCAGACGCAATCTGTCTTCTGCCCTCTCGGGTGATGATCGCGTCTACTACTCTTGACTTGTTGTCGAGGATGCCAGCCAATTCATTCCCTCACTCTAAGTATGAGACACTCAAAGTTTTCAAGTGGCAGACTGTCCCTCAAACTTGCTTGCGATCTGCTCGAAATCCTTAGAGTCCTCAGACTCCAGGGACTCGAGGACCTCGTCATAGGCCAGAACCTTTCCACGCTCTATGTCGCCAGCCGATCGGAGCTTCACTGGTATCTGGACAATCTGGTCCCGGATGACCTCAAACGACTTCAGTAGTATGGTGCAAGCCGCCTCATAGTCGGGCGCTCCATTCACTGTCTGCAGGCGTTCTTGCATCGTGAGGATGACTGACTCGAGGTGAGGCAGGGTGTGCTTCTCTGCGACCTCAAACTCTCCAGCCAACTTGCTGGAGGCTTCTCTCTTTGTCTCTAGAACAGATTGGGGTATCATGCTTTCTCCTGTGCAATCTTACACACGGGAGATCAGATGATAGGCGCTAGATCGTGCCAGATGGATATGTCCTGTTCCTCACGACTTCATCATCAAAGTATGGGAGCGAAGACGTGGCATAGATGCTCAAGTTGCAGGACTGGGTGGACATTGGATCTTTGCTGGAGCCAAGAAGGGTCGGATTCTCGTGCACTGGAGTCCTGAACTTGATCTCGATAGGGAACTTGGTTGGAGATTCAGTCTTTGGCCTGGTCGCCTTTTTGATCCTAGCAGATTTGCTGTTGGTGGCTGGAAAGATCTGAGACTTTTCTTGTATACTCTCCAGAGTTATCGCGGCGTACTGTCTCTGCTCAAGCATGTCTCTGAGATGTCCATAGTGGGTTGCTCTAAAGACAGCGCTGGTTGGCATCGGATTTGCGTTGATCAACCCGTACTTAAATCCGACTGGCTTCTGGAGTGTGACGAGGGGAAGGGTCACATTTGCAAGAGTTGCCATAAATCTTGTTCTTTCTGCCGGAAGATGGATGCCATAGGGACCATCTCCGATTCCAAACAGGATCCTGTTAGAAACTTCTGCGGGTAGTTGCTTAAGACCACCGACAATCGATGCATAAGCCGTAGAAGAAGTGTCTAGCGAAGTTCTTCTGATACCACTCAAGACATTTGAATTGCGCTGAGGATAAGAGAAATAGCTCAAGACGTCAGTGTACCCGCTTGAAGTCAAGAAACCGATATCTTGATTTACTAATCCCCTGTCTAGCTCATAGACAATAGAGTATGTCAGTTTTCTCTGCCTGCGCTGGAGGCCTGCAAACTCGCTTGAGAAGGGGTACTTGTGGAGCCAGCTGTCATTGATGTACTTTGTTCCTCCGGTCGCATTTCCAAAGAAAATCTCATATGTGCTACCTCCACCGCTGCCGTTTGTGCTAAATGGCGTGATCTTGAGCAGATACAAGCCATCTTTTAGGCTCTGGCTGGTGCCAGATCCAACCAAGATCGGAGTGTAGCCAGTGGCTCTCCACATTTCCACGGGATCTGGAACAAAGCTGTCATAATAACGCTCTGCGGCATCAACGATCCTGATGTTTCTCTGCAAGCTAGCCATATCCCCTGCAGTTCCATCGATCACACTTCCAAAGACTTTTCTGATAGTGTTATCACCCTCAATCAGCTCAGAAGAACCAGATCTTGGCCAGCCAGTCCTTGGAACTGTCATGGATCCAGTGATCCAGCTAGAGCGGACCGATCCCGTGTACTCATTGATGCTAGCCACCTCGTGCTGATCTAGGACAGGGTTCAGATAGTGCAGAGACTCATGCACGGCTGGAGTATTAAGAGTCTGAGGGAGAGATGTGTGGTACTTTTCTCCGTCCTTGACATACCTTCCTTTTATGACCAGGCTCGTTATCTGCGGAGGCAAGCTCAGGTAAGATCCCGTTGAGAAAGAGTACTGCGGATATACTTCTGGGTCAGTGGTATAGAAGTCTGGCGCCGTATTGTTGACGTTGATTCCAAAGATCAGGTTATCTGTTGGCAGGAGCAAGTAAGACGTTTTGACAACTTCGGCGCTCTGGTTGTAGATTTGGAAGTCTCCAGGAGTCTTGACACTGAGCACTCCTGGCTTTCTACCGCTGAATGGAAATTTGGTTCTTGCGGATGGCCTGGCAGCCAGAGTGACAGTATCAAATGGGTTTCTTGCAGTGGTTGCAGTTACTTCCTGCGTCACCAGTGGTATCGATTTTCCTGTCGGATCCACTCCCTCGCAGGAATAGTCATATGTGACTCCCGGAGTGGCTAACAAAACTGGCTGTGGGAGATTAGAAGATCCACCTCCCCACCAACCACCTCTATCGAGATATCCAACTGATACCTGGTGGATATTTGCAGGTGCAATCTTTGGAGTCAGGTCTAAGGTACAGTCAAAACCTATCGAGCTAGTCCCTATTGCGGTCTGTCCATCTTGTCCCCACTCGTGCGAGAAAGCAAAATTGTCTTTGTTTATGAAGTAATCTAGACTTGCAGTGTAGCGTATCTTGAGATTTCTTGTTCCTACTGAGTCTGCAAAGCTACCACTGAAGTAGTTGTTCTTGTTCCAGGCAAGCAGGGTGCTGTATGAGACCAGCTCCCTATAACTTGATGAGACGTTCTTTGCGGTGGCGACATTGGCGTTGGGTCCGTCTTGGCGTATCAGGAAGAAAGTGTAAGCGTCGAATGGATAACCACCGGTGAACTGGCCATCGAAAATCTTGTTCAGGCTTCCTGTAACTCGAATCTCTATGCTCTCCACCTCGAACGCAGCATTGATGTAGTCGCTCATCTTTATGAGGTTGCTAGAAGTAGCATAGAACCTAAAATTTGATGGACCACCGAAGACGTTAGAGGGCTGTCCCACTGAGGCGAACGAGCTTGTGAAGTAGGAATTGATCACATCATCTCCCCCAGTTCCAAGCTGTGACAGAAGAGACACTGCGTCCATCGACATCTCATGGAACATCGTGGCGCGAGTGGTGATTGGACTAGTCAGCCTCTGGTAGCCGTTCGGAGCCGTGTATGTGGCGTTGGTGTGATTTGCCGGCCTGTAGTAGCGAAATCCCGTGACCGGATCTCTTGGACCCACGATGTCAAACTCATAACCATTCTTGCTGTTGTAGTAGAAGACGCCATTTGAGGTCTCTCTTTTGTACCCTGGAACGCCAGTTGTCAGGGCTCTAGAGAACCGGTTTACACTACCTGAGAATCTCATATCAATCTTGATGACGTCTTTCTCTCCAACACTGTCGATATTCTGCTCCGTGAATGGCGCCAGATTTGGAGATGGCCTGTTGGAGTCTTGGTACGGATCGAACTCCGCATACACAGAGCTACCAAAACCACCGTAGACCGTGATTGTAGAGCCTGAGTTTGGGGTCGTAACTGCGCTTTTTCGAAGCCCATATGGGCTCTCGGTGGGTATAGCCGATGGATAAGAGACAGTAAGTGGCCTGCTTCCAGTCTGGAAGACCCTGACGTTCGTGTCGTCGAAACACCACGTACGGGAACCAAGGCGATTCTGGTCTCCTGGCAGCTGGATTACGGGGTACTCTGATCTGCTATCCCTGTCAGCCAAGATGTTCCTGGGGCTGGCAGAGATCACACCACTTCCAGAGAAGTTAGTTCTTGAGTCTATCTTCACTTGAGCAGCCCTCCGAACGTGATGGAGTCAGTGCCGACCAGGCAATTGTCATAGACAAAACCGCAGCCAGTGGTCCGTGCCGTGAAGCTTGTCTGGGTGACATTGCTTCCTGACAGGCTAAGTGAAGTGATCTTGCTCTTCATCACAGAATCCTCAAGTGTGGCGACCCTGGCTTCAGCATCATCAGAGTCTGTGAATGCGGGATTGCCAAAGTGTTCATCAGTAGTATACACAGGCTTTCCGTACAGTAACACCTCGTCGTCTGTGCCCATGCACTCTTTGAACGCCTCGAGGCTGGCGTCATTGCCTGGCTCATAGAAGCTCGACATCACATACGCCCTGCCGAGAGCCGACATTCCATAGGGTCCCGAGATCCCGCCGCGGGTCGCATGGGGCTCTGGATCCTGCTCATTTCCGAGGAACAGGGAACTCCTGATCGCGACGCTCCTGATGGTCAGCGGCTCGATCACGCCATTCATGTCAAGGGGATCTATCGCGTTCGGATGGTCAAGGACTATCGGGTACTCGTAGGTTGGCCTCTTCTCAGTGATGTACTGCTTTGCGGACAGGACACCCATCTCGAGGTATGGAGAGGTCGCCCTAAAATTGCGAGTGATTCCGTAAGTCGTGTCCTCGAGCTCGTAGTTCGGAGCCTTGATCACCTTGCTGGTGTCATCGCTTATCGTGCCGAGCTTCTCGATGGGGAATCGCAGGGAGTCATCAAAGAATCCCTTGGATGTGTCGTACTTGAGCACTCCATCTGAGCTCGAGACATATGTCACGTCCCTGTCAGAGCGCCCAATCAGCGGCAACAGGGACGAGCCGAAGGTGCGATAGTCCTTGACGTCAGTCCCCTGAAGGGTTGCTGATATGGATCCCGTGAATGATGGAGTCACCGTGGTTGACATCAGAACCTCTTGAGCGATCCTACGATCTGCTGTAGAAAGATGTTGGATCCAATCCCACGCCGGTCATTCTCGCCCATGTAAATATCCTCCTGGGCGTAACGCAGCTTTGTGCGCTCCATCATGTGGGACTCGATAACGTAGTTGATCCCGAGGAACCTGGTGTTTCTCGGAAGGAGCGCCTCGATCATTCCAGCCAGTGAATCATCGAACCACTTGTAGAACTCCAGCAGGTTCTTGTAGTTGACCCTCCCAGTCAGGCGTTTGAAGTACACCTCCCTGAGTCTCTGGAGCTCAGGATATCCCAGCGAGAACTGTAGCTCAGGGGCACCAATCGCATTGTCGAAGTAGTCCAGCGCAGAGATGATGTTGATCATGTCCTCGTTCAGGGCCCGCACCGATGAGATCTCGATTGAGAACCTGTTGTCATCAGTGACCGGCTCGTAGATCGGAATCGAGCGGACTGGAGCCTTGAGGGCATTGAACTCATCTATGTTGACCTGCTCATCGAATCCACGCACTCGGATCTTGTTGTCAGCAGTCCTCTCGTCGAACTGTGGGTTCAGGATTGTGAAGTTGAACTGCGCAGGTACCACGACATTGGTGTTTCCACCCAGGCCTGATGCCGAGAGGTGCAGAGAGTTCTGAGAGAAGTCGAAGATGTCAAGCTTTCCAAGGGAATCAGAGCCCGTGGTGAGCTGGTCAGTGCTGGCGTCTATCCTCAGGCGTTCAAATGATCCAGAGTCCTTTGTCCGGAAGTTGTAATTCAGCAGCGGGTCATCCGAACCGAGCGACTTGAAGTTCCTGGCGTGCTCCATCGACTCGGCGGTGGTGAGATCCCTTGACCAGAATCTTATGTGACCGACCTTACCCGTGAATTTTGATGTCCTCGTAAGGCTTGAGGTCGCTACCGTGGTGTCATTCAAGAAGCCGCCAGATCCCGCAGAGGTGACTGTGGCATTTCCGATCTCAAAGAACGAACCGCTCGAGTTCCGTGTCGAGCTCTTGTTGGAGAACACGTTCGATGTCGGAGAGTCGAAGAACAGCTGGCTCTCCTCCTTGAATACCGTGAGGTCGCCAAATTCCTGCTTGCCAACTCTCAGGAAGTAAGATGACGTCGGAAATGTCTCCGTCGCATCTCCGATGTTCCTGCCGAAGGAGACGTACCACTTGTCATTGTCAAACAGATTGACATCATAGACCTTGATCTCTGTGAACTGGCCCGTGCTTGTTGGGGCGAGATAGAGCGACAGGGATGGGAGGTCATCTCTGGTCGAGCCCGTTCCAAATGCGACCAAGTTTGCGACCAGCGCCCTTGTGCTGGCAGGTGCAGAAGATCCCGTGGTGTAGATTCTGGCGAGGCTCATGGTCGCGGGTTGGACCGTCGATAGACCACTGAAGTGGTAGTGGGCCTCGTAGGTCCAGCTGGCGGAGGTGAATAATCCGTCCGAGCTGTTCCCTGCGACAAATGGATATCCAGGCTCTGTCCTCGAGCCGGACAGGAACGGTGAGATGACCACCGCAGCGCTCGAAGTGAGCGCCAGCATGGTGGAGACCTCTGAGACCTTTGAGCGCTGCGAGTCGGTGGTGAGCAGTCGACTGCCACCAAATTCCCTGAAGCTGAAGCTGTTGTCGGGATTTATGCCTGCCGCCCTCATGATTGCCTTGATAGAGTGCACAGTTCCCTTCGAGCGGATGATTTCGCTCATGTTTGTAAGAATACGCCTCCAGATCGTAGATTGAATCTGAGTCAACGACAGGGTGGCTGACGAGGCATTGGTCGTGAGGTCTCGACCCTCAAGGAACTGTGAAATGCTGGCGGCTGAGAATGAGTTCGGAAGCTGGAATCCGTAGTACTTTGCGACGTACGGCAGCATCAGGTCCGAGATTCCGTCCTGTGAGTTGTAGTCCACGTGAACCAGCTTTCCGAACTGGTCAATGAACAGCTTGACCTCATCGAAGAACTTAGCCCACATGTAGAGGATGGACGCGATAATCTGCGGAGATGAGATCTTGCCACCGCCTGGGAAGTCAATGCTATAGCCGTAGTTTCCCTCGAGGATGGTGCCGTCATCAGGAAGACCCTGAGCCGCGGCTGACTCTTCAAGATAGTGGGCTGGAACCAGCTTCGTGATCAAGTTCGGGTTGTTGCTGTCGTAAGATGACGCAGAGGTGAGCAGCGTGGAGTTTAGCGTGACGAGGTCTGGATAGCTTGGAAATAGTACAGGACTGTAGAATGGATCTTCGGTCGCAACTGGAACTGGAAGAGAAGACGTGGTCCTGAGGGAGGTCCTGTAGTTGCTGATCTGAGTGTGGAGAGAGTTGCCTGAGAAGTCGAGGACGACGCGGTTGTTGTCATAAGTTCCAGGACCCTCGTTGAACCTCATGTAGAGGCGGAGGTCTGCCGATGGCTCCACTGTTCCAGAAGCGCTGGTCACTATAGCGGTCTTGGACCTGTTCCCGTGATAGAACTTGAACTCGTCTATCGAGCCGCTCAGGGTCTGCTTTGGCGTGAAAGCTGGAACTCCCAGAGATGTCAGGGACTGTGTGCTTCCTGACCCGATAATCAGAGGCGCGCTTGAGAAGTCGAACTTTGAGAACTCCACGGCTGACTGAGAGTACCCCAAGAGCTCACCGTCAACATACAGCTTCAGCGCTGGAGTTGTGGCGTATTTTCTCTCCATCACCGCAGCAACGTGGCTGAATCTGCCTCTTGCTATACCACAGCTCGCTGACATTGCCAGCGTACCGCTGGTCACCAGGAAGACGAGACTTGTTCCGACCCCTGATGAGCTCGAGAGCGCCAGCGTAAACCCGTGATTGTTGGTCCCGAGCTTCTGGAGGATCACCTGGTTGTCATTGCTGGCCACGTTTGCCGGAGCAAGATACATCTCAGCTGAGAATGACTTCTCAAGTGGGTCGATAACTCTCTGGCCAGACCTGTTCTTCGAGAGGGTCGGGTAGAGAATTCCAGCCCTGTCCTCGATAGAGACATAGGTTCCGAGACCTGCTGAGTACCCACCGCCCGGATTCTCGTTCCCTAGTGTGCCCGAGAAGTTCAGGTACCCGATATTTTTGGGCCAGGAGTCGTAGACCCACTTCTCAAATCCCGTGAGCCCGTCGATGAACTTGTTTATCTCAGACTTCGTGGAGTCGAAAGGAAAGTAGTTGATTATCGAGTCGAACGCGACGTTAGTCTTGCTCTCTGCGGAGTCAAAGAACGTGTGGTTTGCAAAGTTGGACCAGTCAACCGGCAGTTGCTGCGTGGATCTGAAGCCGTCTTCAAAGACCGTGAAGTCCACGCCGTTGCCGCCTCCGGACGACATCTCTGGAACCTGGGACATTGTCACGCCTTCCACGGCGCTGTTTCCATTCTGGAGCTTCTTGATGAAGCTTGGCGTGAAGATCTTCTGAGTGCTGTATGGATCTGTCGACATCAGTTACCAACCCTGAACCTTCCACTTACGCTCTTGTGAACAGTGCTCATACCGAAGTCATCGCATAAAAACTCTACTTCGTAGGTGTAGCCCTCCTGTAGAGATTTCATGAGAATGTTGAAGTACATTCCATCTGAGTCGCTTGAGAGCCTGGTGCTATTGTTGAGCTTGTCAAAGGGAATCACTATCGTGTTGGAGTCAGCAAGCCTGATTTGGTAGTATACGCTCGACAAGATGATTCCCTTTCTGACATACGGGGTGCGGAACACTGCGTCTTCTCGGACTTTGTCAAAGACAAAGACTTGAAGCTTCACGTCATCGGTCTTTGAGTAGCTCTGCCGGAGATTTGTTATCTTGAACTGCAGGTCTGCGGGGTCTCCAATCTGAGATGTCGCCATCGGCTTGTTGACTCTGAGAGTCTCTTTCTTGAAGGTGAAAGAGTCGTCCAGGGAGTTCCAGTATGCGTCGAACTCGATGAAGTCGCTGCCTGAGGCATTCATGATGTCTATAATTCTGTTAGAGCCTTGGACTCGGCTCCTGCTGAACATGTCTACAGCAAACGAAGCAGAGTAGAATCCTGTCACCCTGGTGTCATTTGTGCCCTGCTTGTGTTGCGAACCCGTGAAGTACAGCGTAAGGTCGTTCTTCACCATCTTCAGTAGCAGGCAGTTGTCTCCTGTGACGGGTGAGTTGCTGGATCCAGAAGTTAGATTTGAGGGAGCGCCGCGGACAAAATTGCGGAAGAAGATTGACCCAGACTGGTTGAACACCAGATCGTTCCTGTGGTCTTGCGCTGAGTCGTCCCACGAGACGGATACGATTGGAGACTTGAACTTGTTGGCAGAGTTTCTTGAGGCGAACCTCTTGACAAATCTCGTCTTGTTGTCGGTCTCCTGAGAGCCAGAGAAGGAGACCCTAAATCCGCAGTCTGGTATCAGACCTGCTAGGGTGGCTGAAACGACTGTCGTGATGTCTATGTCTAGATTCTCGTTGCCGTTCACGAAAGTCTGATAAGATCCGAGATGAATTACTCCCGCTCCAAGATTTCCCGAAGCAATGACGTCGATGTTATTCGATCCAAGAAGACCCAGGGCGTTTGCGCCAGTGGCGTGCCATAGCACGCTGGCACCGTCGACATAGGAGCGTGTAACAAAGTTGCATGCATCGAGGTCGCTGAAGGCTGATATGTCCCTGCCGATTCCTTCGTCAAATGAGTTTGAGAGAGGGAAGACGGATACCGTGAAGTTCGATGGAGTCGCCTGGCCTGCAATGACGTCAAAAAGCTTTAAGCTGGCTTTAAAGTTTGAAGCGTTCAAGTCTATCGAGGAGCCTGTCAGATCTCTGACGGAACTTAGATCAAACTTCAGGAGTATCCTGGAGAGCTCGATGGGGTTCTCTTCGCTCGATAGCTCCGACTCGTTGTAGAGCTTGAACAGGTCGAGAGTGCCAGCCTTGCCAACATTAGCATCGGTAGCCCTGAAGCTGTTGTTGATTATCTTGTTTGTGATGTAGGTGTCGGCGCTTGCCGTGAGCAACAACTGCATTACTGGGCCGCTCCTATGATGTCACTATCCGGATACTTGAGCTCAAATATGGAACCCTGAGGGCCAAGATACAAGCCATTCAGCTTGGACTTCTGGAAGTCAAGAGAGAAATCGCTGTATGTGCGCTCAAGAATGACTCCCGTGAGGCCAGTAAGCGTGAGGCTGACAAGAGATAGCACTCCGGACACATTGATTATCGAGTTGATGAGGTCAGCTTCGATTATCGGCTGGTCAATCTGGTAATACTTCCTGTCGAGCTTTTCCTTGAGTGCGTTGATCACATTTGCGACCACAACATTCTTGTTGGAGTTTGGCGTGCAGATGATCGAGAAGTTCACCTTGTAGTTGATGACGGTCGCGTCCAAGATGTCGACCGCATCTGAGACAAGTCTGAAGTCGTTCAGGTACGTGGCAAGGTTCTTCTTTAGGGTGTCTGATGTGTGAGTGAGCTCATCTGAGGAGTTCTTTCCAATCAGGTACAGCCTGGATGCCAGAGGATTGTCTGTGCTCTTTGCCACACTGGCTCGGTATACCCTACCAAAGTTTGACGGCAGTGTGTAGACTCTGGATATCAAGTCTTCCTGCGTCACAATTCTCGACTGCTGGTTCCTGGCCGCAAATATCATAGAGCGCAGGTCCTCGAGGCTCATTGCAGAAGCGCCGCCTCTGGCCTCCTCTTCGTTCCTCACATCGATGCTTGTAACCACCGCATTTGACACTGCAAGCGTTGGGCTCCTTGGGAAGTCTATTATCAGGTTCGATATTGTCCTGATTGTATTTGCGCCCACGTTGTGGTTCAGTCCACCACCATAGCGGTACGTGACTCTGAGTGTTGTGTTTCTCGGGGCTGTGCCAAGCGTCTTGGTCTGCAATAGGGAAGTTGGATCAATCGAGAACCTGCTGAGCGTCCTCTTTCCGTAAAGCGGGAGGGCTAGCTCTGACGGGTCTGGCAGAATATCATCGTCCAGAGAGGTCGCATCACCAGATCCAAACTGGAGCGTGGTGAGTCGATTCGTTATGTTCATGGTCGCAGTGAATCTTCTCGGAGCGGGTATGATCTGTAGCGACTCTGAGACGAGGTCGTCGTCATATCCGTAATTCTTGATCCTCTTGTAGACCACGTCCTGAGACAGAGATTCGACCTCATAGTAGTCTTCATCGTCTGAGTCCTTGACTTCAATGATCTGCGTGACGTCGGGATTTGCAAGGTTTATCGTCCTGAACGGGACAAAGCTGTCAGAGATTAGGAAAGACTCGACTTTAGTCTCTCCAGAGACAGCCTCTATCGACCTGCTTACGATGAACGTCGATGGATTTCCATCATCACCGAGCTCTCCAACAACGTACTTGGCGTAGAGAGTTCCATAGCTGTCAGTTTCACCAAAGTCAAGCTCGGAGTCGATCCTGAACTTGACGCCGGCTCCGCTTGACATTGTCGTGCCAGACCCTATGATGGGCAGCGCAGAACTGTCTGGCAGATATTCTCCATCCTCAGAGAGGAGAGCTGGCACCTCGATGTAGAAAGTCACGTTTGCAACGGCAGGAGCCGCGCCGATGGCTTTTACTCCAGCGTTTCTAGCATGCGCCTGAATGTTGACTGACTCTACAGCCGTTCCAGGATCAAGCTCATTGAACTGGTGGTCCAGGTAGAACGACATGGAGTCGCCGACGTAGGCAGCCAGCTCAAGGAACATTCCACCGAGAGAAGCCTCGTTGAAGTCCTGGATCTGCTCGCCAAAATAGTTCCTCGCATAGGTGAGGAGATCTGCTCTGAATCCGGCAAAATCCTTTGCGAGGTAGGTCTTCTGGCTGAACCGACTGTTCAGTGATGTGGTCTTTAGTGTCGCCATTTATGCCGCCATGTACATGATAACTTCTAGACCCTGATTCGTAACTCTCAAGTTCGGAATAGAGTATGTGATCTTGATGGATATTGCCGTAAGATCTTGTGTGGTAAGCAGCGCCAGCCTCCCTGTCTCAAATGTCTGGGGCTCGACAAATGGCATGTACCTCTTGATTGCAGCCTTGATCCTAGAGATTGCTTCTATGTCACCGTCTTCAGAGCCAAGCTCAGTGAGCAGCTCTTTAAGGTTTGCGCCAAAGTAATAGTTTCCAAGCCTCTCACCGTGATTTGTCAAGATCAGGTTCTTGAGATTGTCCTGGATGGTATCTTTTAGATTGTAATGCATGGCGAGAAATCCCTCTTTCTCGCCGCCGAGCTGGACTGGCGTCTTGATGCCAATTGGATTGATGACCTCGTCGTCCAACCGGTTGTTCTGCCGGTAGGGCGAGACTCTCTCTCCAACTGACTTGAAGTCATAGACTGTGCGGTTCTGCTGTGGCATGGTATCTTACCTTCTAAGTATTGTCGAACCGCTTTTTCAGTGTGCTTGCTTACGAAACTCCGACTCCAGGTCCTGTGGTAGCTCCCACTTGAGCCGACGGAGATCCAGCAGTTGTCACGGGTATTCCCGGTGACACATTGACTGTCACTACAATTGTGGTGACGTAAGCATCTACCGCAGCGGCAATATCTGAGGCAAGCTCTGCAGTAATCTGGTCAGGATCAGCACCGTCCTGGGCACCAGCATCTTTGGCCTTCACAAAGGCAGCCCTTATCGACTGCTGCATAATGGATTTGCCCGGCGCGGCTATTGGCATCTACTCTCCAAATATCCTTTCAGATTTGATGTTTGCTATCTCGCTCTCTCGAGTTGCCATGGCAGCCTTGAGCGCTGCTTGGGCTGACAGAATTTGAGGAGATGGCGCGCCGTACCCTGGCGTAGTGTGGGTGCTCAGCGTATCGCAGAAAGTCTTGATGTCTGCGATAATTGCCTTGAGCAGGTCTTCAAGCTGCTGGTACTTGACATATGGCTGACCCTCTCCTGGTCCGGGTCCACCGCCAGCTCCACCATCGTCTTTTGTGCGTCCCAAGAAGATCTTGCTTCCGCTTACCTGGACGGTACCGTCTGGCAGAAGAGCAATAACTGCAAGATCTTCTGATGGAGTTCCCTCTTTGACGATTCTAATTCCGCCATTTATGGTCTGCTCTTCATTCTTTCTTGCGATGATTCGAACTTGATCAGACTTGATCACTGCAAACGGAGAGTCAGCGATGTCCTCAATTGGGGACTCGAAGGGCTTTGCCATCCTCTCGTTGGCAGTGTCAATTCCGAACTGCAAGTCTCCTGAAGACCGCATAGAGAGGTACACCCTAGAAGAATCGTTGACTAGATCTGGATCTCCCTCAGAGGCTAGCCCTGGCTTTATCTTGTTGATTCCGGGATTCTTATCGAGCTCGTTAAATTTCCTAGAGTTTGCTATGACCCTTGGCGCGGTGAGCTTAGGGTCCTCTCCAGCTGCGCTCTCACTCGTTGGACTTGCCGGTAAGAACCTGCCGCGGCCAACGACTATGTCAATTGCGCCCGCTTGCAAGATCTTTCTCTGGTCTTCTGTTTTTATCGCGTTGCTCGTCTTTGACTTGTCAGGCTCTGAGTCTGCTCCCCAGCCGCGCTCCTCACCAAGGCATATGAGCGTGTTGTTAGAGCCCTGGATAGTCATGTCACCTGGTCTCTTTGTGAAGCGAGGCACAGGCTCTAGTGCGAGGTCCTTGTACGACTCAGAGCCTGCGATCAGGTCATCATATGGGTTCTTCTTTACGTCATCTAACCTAAGAGTAGCGCGAGCAATCGTTCCATCGCCATTTTCGAAGCTGGGTATTTTATTCCCGCCAGAAGATGCAGACTTGTCAGATTTCTCTGCGGTCGAGAGAGAAGTTGAGAGAGCTAGCTTCCTGTCACCATGGGTGAAGTTCAGGTCATCGATGGCTGAATTCTCTGGAATTCTTGAAATCCAGTAGGGTAGAGGTCCGACCCCGTCTGATCCTTCAGATATGAGCCAGACCTGCTCTCCAGGCTTGATTGGCATGCAGATATGCGGAGGAAACAGCGGGTAGGCAATCATTGCCTTTCCCTGCTTATCAAAGTTGTCCGTCACAATCCTGACTATGCAGGAATTTCTAGGACAGGTGAGAAGATAGTTCTCATTTCCAATCGTAGGCTTGAGGAGTGCCAGCTTCTCTGCCGTGAATACCGATGGGTCACCTATGAATTCTGAGACCACAGCGCGGTACAGTATCTTTCCGCCTCCCGCGCCGGCAGTAGACGGAGAGGCTGGACCTGGAGCAGACTTATTGCGTACGTCAGACATCAGTCCTTGATCTTGCTGAAGACGTCGTCGGGGTCTATCTTTGCGTTCTGAGCCTCAGCTTCAGAGACTAGCTCAGCAAGCTTGATGAGCTGTTCATTGCTCTTTGCCATTCTCTCGATGTACTTGTTCAGGATCGGTCCAACAGCAATGTGCTCAGCAACTGAATTCTGCATGTTTCCATAAGCTTCGTGGAATAGCAGGAAGGCGTTCTGTCGGTCAGAGATCGCATTCTCGTAGATCTCCTTCCAAAGCGCCTTTTTCTTGTCCTCGGTGGTCGTGATGGTGTCAAGCAGCTCAGAAAATTGCTTGATCTTATTGAGCTTAACCTCTTGGAGATCTGCAACGTCAACGTGATTCATCTTTTCTCCCTGAGTCCTCGAGGTAAATTTCTCTCTGAACGTCCTTGTACAGCCGCCTTATCATCGACATTGATGACGAAAGCTGTTTGGAATTCAGGCCAGAAATGTCTCTCACATAGACATAAATAGCCCTCTTGTTCAAAAAGTCTAGATTGTCTAGGTTCTCGTGGACAGTTATGACGGCGTTAATGCAGGACACATCATTTTCGCTCTCGACACGGCTCTTGATACCGTGGAGGATACGCATGATCTCACCTCGCTTCTCGCGGTCGATCATGACATCATCAGGCGACGGTGAGATCTGACTGCTGGCTATCAGGTACTCATCTCTCTTCGAGAGCCTATCGGTGTCGTTGATGCTGACGTGATTATCGCGGTTCTTTTTCTTCCGGCGAGAGTTCAAGATCAGCCAGTTCTTTGCCACAACGTTGAAGTATGAGAAGGCCTTGGTGCCTCTTGAGCTGTCGAACTTGTGAAGTGTCTCATACAGGAATGAGACGCAGTCGTTCTTGAGCACTGAAAAGCTGTCATCTCTGGAGAATCCATAGATGAGGATCAGGTTCTCAACCAGCGTATTGAACGCTGGCATGATCTGCTGTTCGTAAACAACTGCCCTTGCGAGGTGGTCTGGAGTATTTTGGAACTCCACTATCCCCTGCTGGGTCTTGCTGTCAAAGTAGAAATTAGGACCGTCTGTCCCTGACTTCTTGGAGCGCCTAGTTCTTTTCTTCAGCATTTGAACCCTCCTCTAGTTGCACTTCCTCTACTTTGCCGATGAGGTTGGCGACCTTCAGAATGGCATCTCTACAGATTCTGATGTCCTCAAGCACGGCTCGTACCTGCGGGCTATCGAAGAACAGTGGGATTTGCAGTATCTCAGAAATCGAAGCATATCTCTCATCTAAGATGTCAAGAGAAGATTCGATCCTGTCAACTATCTTGAGAATCATCAGGCCATGCTTATAGTTGAAGTACAGAGAAACTATCAGCAAAACCAGCAAAACGATACATATCACGCTAAGAGATACAACAGTGCCCATCATCTGAAGTACCGTCCTATCTCCCTGTCGTAGCTCTCAGAAATTGCGGCGTGAGAGAAATTTTTCCGGACCTTGTCACCGAGATCAATGGCCCATTCCTTCGGCACCGCGCTTGATTCTCTGAACTTAGTGACCTTCTTCTTGAACTCTTGTTCAGATACTGATGCCCACTTCATTCCAGGAACAAATATCGTTCCATCAATTTTGCTCTGGTGCACATCAGTCAGCTGGTTCTCAAGCTTCACAAACTTCCCAAGGTTCATGAAGTCAAGGTGTCCAGACCAGTTTGTGGCAATCACAGGAACATCGCTTGCAGCCGCTTCCAAGATGGGAAGACCAAATCCCTCGCCTCTTGTCGCTGTAATGAGGGCCTTGATCTTCTCATTCTTGTACAGAGATGCAACTTCAGAAGTAGTCATCTCGCCGTGAAGAAGGTGGAATCTAGGGAATGGACCCTGTCGAACTTCCTTAAGAAGCTGGCGTAACATGTTCTCAGTGTGCTTTCTATCAAGAGTGCAGTTGCTGCCATGGTTGGTCTTGATGATGATGCCAACCTTGGGATCATTTCTAAACAGCTCGCAAAGCCACTTGATGGTGTAGAACGTGTTCTTTCGGTCGTTCTCAGGGTTGTTCCCAGTGATCTGTCCGAACATGAGAAAGTTGAAGTCAGTCTGGACATCGATATCAAGAGGATCTGGACTCTTGAGAATATCTTCTGGAAAGCACTCGTGGACCACGGAAATCGGAGTGTTGACCCTTCCAGTCCTCTCGATTGTCGATTTGACGAACGTAGAGGGAACTACAACGTGGCTCATGTTGTTGCATGCTTCAAGCCACTGTGGGTTGCACTTATCAGTCTCAACAAAGGCTGAGAGTCCAATGTTTACCTTTGCGAGGCTTGGATCCCACTCATTTGGAAGCTGGAGCTGAACAGAGACGTCGAACTTTTCATTTATCGGCGCAGTCCTCTTCATGATCTCGCCGATGAGTCCATCTTCCATGTCGGGGTTTATCATCCAGGGTGTGATTCCCCAGTTCAAGACCTGACAGCGGAGGTCAATTCCCTTTTGGTCAAGAAGCCAGCGGAAGACTTGCCTCGAGTGATTTCCGTAACCAGATAAGGTGAGCAGCGGTGCTCGGCACAGTACTTTCACTTGACCTCCTTGAGATTCCAGCGGCTCTTCTTAGTAGTCTTCCAGTCTTCTACAGTCTTCTTTAGGGTCTCATGCCAAAGATCGACTGTCTTCTGGTAAGAGAATTCGCTCTTGACATAGCTCTTGGCCTTTGTGCCGAGCTCACGCCTCTTGTCAAATCCCATGTCGTACATCTTCACAAGGGCTTGCGCGGTCTCATCGATATCGCAAAAGTCTTCATAGATGTAGGGAACGTGCTGAGATCCTACAAGCGTCTTCTGCCGGATCTCTAGAGCGATTCCATTCTCAGATCCATCTCTGTGGTCTACAACTTGCCTTGTCAGGCCTCCAGTCTTTGCAGCAATGATTGGCCTGCCGCACTGCATGGCCTCTAACGTTGCTAGACCAAATCCCTCTGCGTAAGATATGTTGAGACAACAGTCCGAAACATTGTGGAGGATGTTGATCTGCTCAAACCCGACGCGATCTGGAGAGAAGACTACGGTGTCTCTAAGCTCCAACTGCTCGGCGACCGAGTAGAGATTCGGGCCTTCCATGTCTTTTGGATCCGTGTGCATCACGAGAGTCGCTTTCGGATTTGCGTCTCCACGAGACTTGAGAATATCAAGCATCTTTTTCCAGGCCCAAAGCACGTCAGAAGGGCGCTTGCGCCTAGCATTCCTGTTCATCCAGAAAGTAACAAAGTGATCTTCTCTGGCAGGTCCAAGAATGTTTCTCTTGTGGATCTTGACCTGATCTTCTGGCATCTGATAGTAGACGGAATCAGGAAGAGCGTGGGGAATGAAGTTCGTCTTCTCAGGGAACTTTTCCCTGATGAGCTCATAAGTCATGTGAGAGTGGCAATTGATCAGATCAGTCGCCTCATAGAACGGCGAGTTGAACTCTGGATACGGGTGATTGTCCCATACATGCCACCAAACGATCGGACAGACCTGGTGTACTTCATCTTCCATCTCAAAAAGCCAATAGAAGAACCTGGGGTCCGTGAACAGGAAGATGACATCTGGCTTTTCGGCAGCCAAAGTCTTCCTGATCAAATCTCTATCCCCAAATCCGTCTATTGGCTTTATGATGAAGTCTGGGTTGACCTGTATCGCGTCGTAGTTATCGTGCTTGACCGCAGCGCCGAACTGTCTAACAGTCCACTCGCCCTTTGCAATCAGGCCGTTCACCAGGTGGCGGCTCTGAGTTCCCACGCCAGAAGTGCTCAGTGCGTGATCAGACAAAAGTAGTATTTTCTTCTTGCTCATATTCCTCTAGAACCTTTGCAAAACTATCAATGGCTCTAGATGGTTTAAAGGAGATCAAGTGCAATACTTAGTCTGATGGTAGTCACAGTACTTACAGGACTCTCGATTCTTCATGAAGAGTCCGCGCTTCACTGAGGCGATCATGTTGGCAACCATCTTCCTCGCCTTCTCTTCAACGGTTGGCCCGACCGAGACTGTGAACAGCTCACAGGAGCGTCCAGGCTTCACGCCCTTCTTGAGAAGAACATAGCCGCACTTCACGTCCTTTGACGGCAAAGACTTCTTGGCTCGCCAGAAAGACTTGTAGAGAGCGATCTGTGCCAGGACATTGAAGTCTCGGCGTTTGTCTGTGCTCCATCCACGGGCACTGGAAGTCTTCCAGTCGATCACCCAGTAGACCCGACCCCGCTTGCCATCGCACTCAATGAGACCGTCGATGAATCCCTTGAACTTGATCTCCTGCCCAGGGATATCCTCATAGAGTGCATGCTCAGCCTCTATTGCGACCCAATTAGGAAAATTCTGATCAAGGAAAGCTGGAACTTCATCAAGGATCTGACGAGCCCACTTGACCCAGCTGTCGACAAGTCCATTCTTCTTGGCGTCAGGAAGCTCATCAAACTTCTTCTCCGCCCACACGCGGCGAATCTCAGCCTCGACATTGTCAGGATTCATGGTCCTGGTTGTCAGGAAGTTCTCGAGCTCGGCGTGGACTATGGTTCCAAAGTCAAGATTGGGAGATGGCTTCGAAAGATCGACCTTGTCGATCTGAGCCAGCTTGTGACGCCATGGACACTCCTTCCAGGTCTTGATTTCAGAGTAAGATACGTGTGGCTTTTGGGTTGGGAACATGCAAAATCATATACCAACGCAATCTCAATTTCACATTTACAGAGACTTTTTTGTGAGTTCAAGATCCGCTTCGTACATCAGCTTTGCCAGACTCTTGAACGTAGTCTTAGGAGTCCATCCAAGCTTTTCCTTCGCCTTTGAGTAGTCGCCCTCAAGCCACGGAACCTCGTGTGGCCTCTTCAACCTGTCGTCAATCACAAGGTGCTCGTCCACATTGAGACCCGCAATATCAAACACTTCGTTCAGGAATTCTCTGACCGTGTGGGTCTCACCAGTTGCGACAACGTAGTCATCAGGCTTGTCCTGTTGGAGCATAAGCCACATCGCCTCAACGTAGTCCTTGGCATAGCCCCAGTCTCGTAGAGCGTCGAGGTTCCCAAGAGAGATCTTGTCCTGTAGGCCAAGCTTGATCCGCGCCGCCGCCAAGGTGATCTTGCGAGTCACAAAAGTCTCGCCACGCCGCGGACTCTCATGATTGAACAGAATACCAGAAGATGCGTGGATTCCGTAACCCTCACGGTAGTTGCGAGTGAGACCATGCGCGAAGACCTTGGCGCAAGCATATGGTGAGGCTGGCATCAGACGAGTCTCCTCACTCTGAGGGTGCTCGGGATTATCTCCGTACATCTCAGAAGAAGATGCCTGGTAAAATCTGCAGCTCGGCTGCATGGTCCTGATACATTCTAGCAGTCTCAAAGGACCAACAGCGACGGCATCCACAGTCTCTTCTGGAACGTCAAAAGAAACTCGGACGTGAGACTGCGCAGCAAGATTGTAGACTTCATCGAACTTTTGATTCGAAAAGAGCCTGTAGAAAGATCCTGCATCATTCATGGAGCCATAGACAAGCTGAAAGTTCGGGTGCTTAAGCAGGTGATCAATTCGATCAGTCGCAAGAAGAGAAGTTCTCCTCTTCATTCCAATAACTCTGTAGTCTTTCTCTAGAAGGAGCTCGGCGAGATAGCTCCCATCTTGCCCAGTGACTCCAGTGACTAGTGCAGTCTTCACGTTGAGTCCTTTGTGCGGTTAAAGATTTCTTGCTTGACAAACACTGTGTTTACTTGATCTCTATAGACTTCACTATAACCAGAATTCAAGATGAAGTTTCTTACTCTCTGCTCTCTTTCTACAATTTCACTGTATCTGGCAAAGTCTTTGTGCCCATCTTGAATCTCGCAAATCAGCATCTTGGGGTCTAGCTGCTTGAGATCGAAAGATCTCAATACGCTTTCTTCGTAGCCTTCAACGTCGATCACGAGTAGATCAGCATTCTTCAAGCCAACGGCGTCTAAGATAGTTTCCAACCTATAGACTTGAACCTCTCTTACTCCAGAGAAATTCTGTTCCAAAGCTTCTTTAGCCCACGAGATCTCTTTGTAAGCTTCAAGATGGTCCTTGTCAAGTGTCGTGATGCTGGCTGCGACAGCAATTCTTGCTTTTGATTCGACTTCTCCAACAGCGCAACAAACTACTTTTATCTCAGGATTGTGAGAGTGATTCAAAGAGCAGGCACGAGCGTACTCAGAGACAGGCTCAACATATAGCCCTTTCCAGCCAAGCTTAGATAAGGCGTAAGTGTTGCTCCAGCTTATTCCATCATAAGCGCCGACCTCTACAAAAACTGGGTCCTCACCAGCGTTTGGCAAGAGCCACTTATTGTATATCTGCTCCAAAGATTCAATCTGGCAATCATGAGGAACCTCAAGCTTAGTGTACATGGAATCCTCTTACGTTTGGATATCGATCTTGGAATTTTCTAATAGTCTCTTGAAGGCCTTCTCGAAGTGGTGTATACTCTGCTGACCAGCCAAGAGACCTCAGCTTATCATTTGAAGACGGCTTCTCGTACTGTCCGTCAGGCTTTGAAGAGTCAAACTTGATGTGTCCCTCAAATCCGATTTCCTCTCCGATCATCAGAGAAAGATTTTCGATAGAGACCCAATCAGGGTTACCGATGTTGATAGGCTCCTCGCCATCATAGTTTTCCGCAAGCCACAGAATGATCTTGGCTGCGTCCCTGGCAAAAGTGAACTCACGGATTGGACGTCCAGATCCCCAGACAACGACTTCATTCCTGCCTGCCTGCATTGCCTCATGGAACTTCCGGATGAGAGCTGGAATGACATGACCACTGTTGAGATCGTAGTTGTCATTGATACCGTAGAGATTGTTTGGAATGACCGAGATGAAGTTGCACCCAAACTGCTGGCGATAAGCCCTGCTCTGGACCTCAAGCATCCTCTTTGCGTACGCATATCCAAAGTTCGATAGATGCGGAGGACCCATGTGAAGCTGATCCTCTGTGAGCGGGTACTTCACATAAGGCGCGTCTGGGTAGATGCAGGTCGAGAGCACAGAGACAAGCTTCAGCTTATTCACTCTGCAGGCATTCAGCACATTCATGTTCATCTTGACATTGTCATCAAAGAAGTCAGCGACATAGTCAGTGTTAGCCTTCACACCTCCGACCCTTGCGGCACAGTGAATGACCGTGTCTACTCGTCCATCTTCCAGAGTGAGGATAGCATGATTCGAATCCGTGAGATCACATTCTCTCGAGCTGAGTCCAACGGAACCAGGAGACAGAGCAAGAATCTCGCTGCCAAGAAGTCCAGTTGCTCCTGTGACTAAATTTTTCATTTGATAAGGACCTCGTCGCCTGTCCAGACAGCGACTCCAAGACAAGCTAAGTTCCACTTTTTCACGTCACCCTCAAGCGAAGATTCACTCCAGGATGGGACTTTAATGTTGACTCCAGAAGCGCATCTCTCGACTCCGTCTTGGAAGATACGCCACACAAGATTGCTATTGCCATGCTTTGTGTTAAATCTGATCAAGAACTTGCTGGTAGCTATGTCATCTTTCATGGCGCAATCTCAAAGAGGTAATCTGCCCACCATCTGTCATCAGAGAAATCATGAAACTCTCCTCTAGTCACTATGCCGTGGCTAGAACCAACTAAAATGTAACCAAACTGTTTGAGATATTCAGCTGCTGATTGTACTGTGTTGTCTGGAAGATCAGGGTAGATTTTCCCCTTCCTTGCGTCTTCTAGCTCTAGGGTTATCGATCCAATCTTCTGCGACCTGAGATAAGCCTCAAAGGTCTTCAATATTGTGAGATCTGCACCCTGGGCGTCTGTTATCAGAGTGTCTATCTGTTCGATTCCCTTAGACTGCAAATAAGCAGGATAGTTCACGCTTCTGACCTTCACAACTTTGCCATTATGAAGATTTTCATGTGAACGATAGGGAAAATCTAAACTATTTCCCTTTGATATAGAGCTTGTGCCAAGGTCTGATCCACCTGAAAGCGTAAACTCAATCTCGCCATCATGAGTCCATGCTGCGGCAGTCATGACCTCGACATTTGGAATCTCATTAAGTCGCTTGTGAAGATCCGCATACTTCTCAAGAGGGTCAATCCCATAGTGCCTATCGAATCTTCCTGAGTTCACTAGCTCTATGAATGTAGAGCAATAAGATAGACCGATGTATACCAGATTCTTCACGGCTAATTCCTTTGTCTAGGCTTCAAAGAGAGGGCTAGTAATGTTCTCACTGGTGATCATGCACCACGAAGAACAGCTGGGGTTGGGGTCAAAATCTAATCTTCCGCCTTGAAATCGATGGGTAGCGCTGTACTTTGGCCAAACTGCGCCGGCAGAATTTAGAGTGTCAATTATGGAAGCAGACCTAATCTGTGCATTGCAGCCTTCGACTCTAGGATTCTTGAGGTCGTCAATCAGTATGACGTAATTCTTGTACTTTTGAGTTATTAGCTCAACTTCTCTTAGGACGGTTGGATCATCATCTTCATCAGAATGAGCGTCTAGCCAAAATACAGGAATAGCATCGCGGGGCACGGCCTTATCGATCTGCCCAAGAAAGCTCAAAGAGTCCGAGTGAGTTATCGAGACATTTTTGCGGACGGAACATTGCAAAGTTGCTGCTTCGTAGTTGCTCCTTGAGAGCTCGCAGCTATGTAAAATTGTCCCTGGAGAATTCAAAGAAACGTAGTCGCAGGTGATGCCTAAGTACGTTCCTGTCTCTACAAAGATGTCATAATGCCTCAAGAGCTTGATCATAAAATCACAGAGAATCGCGTCTCTATGAAATCCAGAGATCCTCTCGTTACGAAACTCGATGCAAGAGTTTGTTCTCAGGAACTCTTGCGCGTCAAACGCCGCAATTGAAACAGAAGACATTCACTTACCGGTGCTTTGAAAGATTTCTAGTCCTGAGACGTCGTGGTACTTCCAAGAACCGCCACAGTCTTTGTTGTCGTCAGAGACCTCAAGGAACAGTTGAATTCCTCTAGCGGCCTGCTCGGGTGGCATGTACATGTTCCATCCCATCATCTGGATCTTGTCCTGATCGTAGGGCACAGTAATATCGCGCCCCTCGTACCGAGCAAGCTTGAACCAGTCATATGCTGCCTTGTCATTTGTCAGGATCATGCCGCCCTTTCCAATCGGCACTGTCTTCTTGATGTGGAAGGAAAGACAGTGGAATGTATCCTGCACATACATCCCCTTGGTGAATCTCGTAGCTCCATCGACAATGTTGTATGGATCTAGCTTGTAGCACCCAGACCAATCGAAGTCGACAAAATCTGGAGTACAGCCAGCGTGTATGATAGTCTGTGGAACTGAGACATACGTGCGGGATGGAATTTTTATCTTGCCGCTAGCGTTGTTGTACCTGAGACAGAGAAACAACGCGTCGGTGCAATTATCGACGCTTACAGCGTACTTGCTACCTGCGTAGTTAGCGACCATCTTCTCAAACGCATCAACAACGTCCCAGGGGTCATTGATGACAAACCCAAGACCCTCTAGCTTTGGCTTAATTTCCTCAATACTAGCGAACATTCTCCTCCCACCAAAGCAACAGGTTCAAATACTGCAGCTCATGTTCCTTTAGTTTATCTCGAGAGATCAGAAGTTTAGCAAGCTGCTTAGATCTCACGGGAGATCTTGACTTCCAAACTTCTGACTGATCATCTATGGCGCCTGCAACGTGGTCTTTGGTCAGCGTGAAGCTCTCAGCAGATGGACTCAAGCCGTACGTCAAAGCACAATTTTGAGCGTCTCTAAACTTGTGCGGGAAATCCTTGTGGTGAGTCATCTGATTGAAGACTTTCCAGACTAGATCGACAACTGATTCGCTTCTAGCGACTCTCTCAGGGTGCGCAAAAGTATCGTGCTCGTGTCTGGTGTTCCTTACTCTTATGCTGTCAAAGCATACCTGCTTGTTCGGCGCAATCTTGTTGCCCAAATACTGGCAGAATAAGCTGACTCCGCCGCTTGCGTGGCAAACAAATGGAAAGACATTCTCCATGAACGACCGGTGATAGACATTAGTCTGTTGGTCGTAGTCGGTGATGCAGAACGCCTCTTTGCCTTCTGGATTTTCATAAACAATTTTTCCGCTACTGACTTCTTGGAAAGTAGCGCAAAGTGGCTTCCACTTCTCGAGGCAACGAAGAATCTCGCTGGCAGGATCTTCAGTGATGAATTCCGTGTCATCATCTATGAAGATGTAGTACTCGTAGTTCTTCTGGACCACATCGTACAAGAATGTCCGACCCTCAGAAAATAGAAGCTTAGACTGGTAGAAGTCCGACGCAGGATCTTCAGGGGTGCTCCAGTTCAGTCTATAGAAGTCGCAAAAGTCACGCGTGAATAGCTCGCGCTTTTGGACTGACAGAGGGTCATTGACGTACCTTCCCTGCTCGAGTATGCAGAACTTTTTCATCGAGAAAACTCAGAGTAGTAGCCTCCAACCTTGAAATCTGTTCCCTTGGTGACTGAGGTGAGGTTTCTCTCTGGAAAGTATTTGTCTCTTGGCAGGATTCTAAAGTCCAAGCTCACGCGAGTGAGACCAGTCTCATTGATCTTGTTTCCGTGCGTGAGCTTGTTTCCATTGAAGCAGACCAGTTGGCCAGGATGACAGTTCATGGGCTTATAGTCTCCGAGTCCTGGTACGCTCTCGCACCAAGTAGCGCTGGTCCCATACATCACTGTGAGAGGGATCTGGAAATTGATTTCTCCATCAGGGTGCCTGTGGTCTATATCGCTATCATAGTGCCACTTGTAAGTGGCCTTGTAGTTTGGAACATGGACTCTGAACGAAGGAAATGTCTGATAGATAAATTCCTTGTTGACGAGGGGAGAAACGACTTCACGCAAGATGCCGTGATAAGCATCGATGATTTCAGTCCAAGAGAATGGACCATCATGGTTCAGCCTCTTATAGAAAGCAGAGTGATACTCAGTCTTGCTCTCATTGCTACTGTCAAGGTTATCGAACATGAGGTCGCTTCTCTGGACATGCAGAAGCTCTAAAGCAGTCACGCCGAACAGATCTTGCACGTGGCTTCTGATCGGAAATTTGGTCTCATCGTAGTCAAGAATTACCGGCATGGAGTCTCCTATCTTAGTCCCGCAAATTGCTCTCTGATGATTGAATCGTAAGCGACCCTGAACCTCTCTCTGGTGTTCTCATAGACTTCGGGGGCTTGGACGGCTTCAGCACTTAACGCGGCTGGATCATGAGGAGTCACAGACTTAGTGAGGCTCTTGTTGCACTTCTCATATACGGCAAGAATTTTGGTGGTATCTACTTCCCTACCGAGGAATCTAAGAACGTGGGCCATGGATTCGACTGGATTTGACTTGAGCTCTTCATAAGAGAGGCTGATCATCGACTCAATGTCAGAATTATCCCTAGTCCACCTGGAGAGGTGCGCTCTGTATTCTTCAACTAGAGACTGAACCTGATCGTCAAGCCACTGATTCCTCTCGCCGTTCCAGTTGCTGGCAATAGTGTGATCGTAGCGTAACTGGGAATAAATCGTGTCTACTGGGTCTCTGTGGAGGTAGATCACCTTCTTGAGGCCAGCGGTGAGACCCTCAGAGGGTTCGTAATTTCCCACGCGCCGATCATGAATGTGGAATCCCCAGAACGACTTTGGATTAGGGTCAAAGAAGCTCTGGACATAAGACGGCTCTCCGAGATATGACTCGAGCAGAATTCTGAGCCAGTGAGAACCAGTCCTCGGATAAGAGACTAGCCGTGGAAATTCCGGATTGTTCTTGACTCCATCCCTATCTAACATAGCGGTAATGTCATACATCGATAACCTCGTAGTGTTCTGGAAGAAGATCCTGAGTGTCTTTTGGTCCAGAGGGTCCGAACCAATTTTTCGGAGCAATCACGACTTGCTCACTTGAGCTGGCCAGCCAAGATCCCCACCAGCTGAAAGAGCTATTTGCGATGATGTGGTGTTCACAGCTTGACATGGCACACAGGTCTTCAATGTTAGAGAGGCCTTCATACACCGTTGCTTCAGCAATATTTTGCCGGCACCACTCTCTGTCGTCCGAGAAAGCAATGAAGTCAACGCTACCAAGCCTCTTCCTGAGTATATCAATCGCCGCTCGATAGTAATCAACGCTTAGCGGTGGATGAGTGTCTCTGAGCTTGACATAGTCTCCCCTCCTTACGTGGATAGCGACTCTCTGCTTACCAACAGGTAGCTTGTCTTTAGTGGCGTTTCTCAGCGTCTCTTCAAACTGGAAGATCTTTCGTACATGCTCTGGATCGGTGATGTACTTCCAAGACTGTAGATAGCCGACAACATCGCAGTTCCCAGGTATCAAAGCCATCTCTCGAGAATGGGAGAACCCGGGTTCATTCCACCTATATTTTATGAACTGCGCAGTCTGCTCGTTCAGATCAACGGCTGGAATCTTGAAGTGATTTCTAATCTCTGCTCTGCTCTCATCAGGCAGGATAAGCTGGAGATTTCTATCTTTTGCAAGGCAAGACACAGCCGCGACCTGGAACATTTGATTGCAGAGCCGACCGTAGCTTCCCAGCATGGAGAAGCTCACATACTCACTCAACTCCGAATCTCCTGCTCAGGATATCAGCCACGATGTTGTCAATGCTGTAGTAATCGAGGCTCTTTGCGTGATTTGCCTCTATGGGATCTAGCATTGACAGGTAGAGGTCTTCATTTAGCTTTGGAATGATCTGCATGAGGTCCATTGCGCTCTCAAAGACAATGATGCCCTTCTGGTCAAAATGCTCAAATACGGTTGGATCTCCCCAGTACACTGGTACCGTGCGGCAAGCAAAGCAGTCTAGTATCTTTTCAGTGTGGTAGTTTGGCGCCCTGTTGTTCTCGATCGATATCGAGAATCGATACGGCAATAGGGCTTCGGCTTTTCTGTCGATTGGATTGCAGCCTCGACCGTAGAAATCGACATCATATCCAGCCTTCCGAATGTGGTGCGCAATGTCATGCCTCAACCTGTGACCTTCAAGGATTCTCTTGTCAGAGAATATGTGAGAGCAGTCTCTTGACTTGGCATGCTTGTCGTGAATCGCTGGCGTATCAACAAAGATCCCATCTGCAGGCATGTAAGCCGCTTTTTCGGGATACATGTCGAGAAGCTTCTGGTCGTGGGTCAAGATTAGGTCAAAGCTAGATCCAATCTGCTCGAGGATCTGGTAAGACTGAGGCTCAAAAGCCCTGGGCTCCATGATCCAAGCAACGTTCTTCTTTGTGTTTACCCTCCCAACAAATTGCGTCATCCTGCCTGTGAAGATTGTGATGCCGTCGTACTCTGAGAGCATCTTGACGTAGGAGATTTTTTCAGGGATTCTCCCACGCTCAAGCGTCTCGTCATAGGAGTCGGCATGCGAGATGTTCTCGTCTATCAAGTTCACAATCATCTGAGCGCTGGCCTATTTCTCTTTGAGAGCATGTGGCCCTCGATGACTTCCTTGTCGAGCCTGCCCAAGTCCAAGAGTCCATCTAGACCGAGGAAATGTGTGTTGGTGAACCCCAGCCTCTCGAGGTGCTGCTCAAGTGGGTACTTTGCGGCATTGAAGTTATTCCTGCCCAAGAGGTAACCGCCTTGGACCACGTTCTTTGCTGCCCAGTCCTGACCAGCCCACTTGGCGACTGGCGTGGTCGGGAACGAGCCTATGTCGTTGTGGACAAAGGCGATCTCAAAATTGTCATCAGGAGATAGGTCAAGGGAGTTCTTGATCCTCACTCTGTCGTGGTTCTTCGGGTTTGCGATGTCAAATCCAATACAGCGATCCCTGCCAAAGAACTCACACAGCATGTCAAACCCAACGCAGTTGTTGGTCCCCATCAGGAGGATGAATCCATGCTTTGGAATGTCAGAAATCTTGAAGACCACGTCTTCATAGATCTTGCAAGCGTAGTAGTCCCTGCTGTAGTTGTCAACATCACCGTGGAGATGGACTTGCTCAAACCAGAACTTTTGGCTGTAGTAATCAGACTCTTTCATGGAACCTCAGCTGATCCTGCTATATTTTGGTCGGGTCCTGATCAGCCTATCAACTCTACCCTGATCGGCAGAATTGATAACATCGTCGCTCAAAGGATTCCAACGATTATAGACATAGAGAGCGTTCGGAATGAAAGCGTGGCGCTCTCCAGCCATCTCAAGCATTGGAATCATGAAAGAAACGTCCCAGCCAGTCTTGAAGTACGTTCCGTCAACGTCCCTCAGATCCTCGTCCCTTATCGCGTTCCAGATCCTGCTCTTGAACGTGCGTAGGTGGCTGGAGATGAACTTATAATCTCTGTAGGAGTTACTCCTGACAACATCATCGGGAAATGGCTCGCAGTTTGTTCGGGTCTGGCCAGTTGGCCAATGAATATGATTTCCGTAGGTCAAGAGGACGCGAAAGTCTCGGTACACATTGCTGACAATCGCAAGAGAGAACTCAGAGAACAGGAAATCGTCTCCATCGATGACCATAAGAACTGACTCAGGATCTTTGTCAGTCTCGAGGAGCTTGAAGCCTTCGACAATGTTGTGCAGCGCCTTCCTGTTCTCGGTGTTGTGGACTACTGTGAACCTGGCGTCTGGAAATTCCGCAAAATGCTTGTCAATTGCTGCCCCAGTGTTATCGGTGCTGGCGTCATTATAGACAATGCACCGAAAATCAGTGTGGCTCTGCGACTGGATGGAGTGCAAGCACCTGGAGATCCAGTGCTCTGTGTTGTAGGTTGGTACGACAATATTGAATCGCATCACTTGTCCTGATTGTTCGTAGATGTGTTCCTGCGGTAACAGTACTGGCGCTCAGCAAGAATCGAAGTCTTTCCCAAGAGGGCTGTCGCTCTGAAGTTAAAGTCGCTGTCCTCACTGTTCAGCACACGGAGGCCGACACCGGGAGGATTGAACCTGAGCCCATATCCGAACAGCGCTCGGTGGAACATTGCAGAGACTCCGGCAGTCTCAAACCTTCCAGTCGAGTAGTGGTTCACTCCTGGCGTGTGGAATCCACCCAGGACAAGCTTCGAGACTGTTTCCTGCTCCATCACAGTTAGTTCTTCTCCGAGAGCAGGCAGTGACATCGCTTGATCCACGTCATCTTCGTCATAACAGTGGTAGAAACCACAGAGATTGTGCAGCGTATTTGTCTCAAAGAGGCATCTGAGCTGACGGAAGATCCTATCAGGAAGCGAGATGTCATCGGAGTCGTGGGACGTGAAGAAGTCACATTCGCTATTTGACATCACGTAGTTGAGGGCATGCCACTTTCCGTGATTATCTTCGAACTTGTGGTACTTGACGCGCAGATCTTCCTTTGCGAGCTCGCTAACAATCTCATCGATCCCTTGGTCAGGGCTCGAGCCGTCATTAACGACGGCAATTTCGAGGTTCTTCCACGTCTGATTTTGGATGCTCTGGACGCTCTGCTTGAGATACCTTCCGTGATTGTAGCACGCAATCACGACCAGAACCTTCGGCTCTTTCTCACTTATCATTCATGACTCCGGGCTGTGGCTTAGGCGGGTTCAGGTGAGGAGTCTTTCTGCTCCAGTCGATTTTCTGGTGGAAGATCCATCCACCCATCTCACTAGAGAGCTTATTGGCTAGCTCGCGGATGTCCGCGTCAGTGACCTCTGACCAAGGCTTGTCGAAGAACATGTTGTTTTCAGATGTATCGACCTGCGGGATATTGTACATGCTCTGCCAGTGCTTTGACCAGTAGTCACGGTAGGTCCTGATCTTGCGTTCCATATCAAACCACGAGTAGTGGTGCACTGAAGGGAGGCCATCGGTCGCGGCGTAGAACCAGTTCTGGTAAGCTTCAAGGGCAGCAGAGTTTCCATTGAGTCCCGCAATCCTGGCACCGTGGACATTGTCATCGTAGAAGTTGGCAAACTTGATGAAATCACCAGTCTCAGCGTCGACATAGTCACAACCATCAGATCCCGGCTTAGAGTAAGTGCCGCCATCCTCATCGGTGACCCTAAAGACTCCAGGAATCCCGTGGGTGATGTTTGGTCTGTTGCGGCTCAAGCGCCACTTCCAGGGATTTATGTCAGCGCGGACCTTGCTTGGACCTCCCCAGTACTCGATCACCGGCAGCGCGAGGAGGTCAACCCCAGCTGGGAACCTCTTACAAAGCTGCTGGACCTTGGAGTAGTCGTCCTCATGGACGACCTCATCGGCGTCCTGTTGCCACAGGAATTCGAGCTTACATCGCCGGCGGGACTCGGCCTTCTGGGCGCCATCGAACACCGCAAACCGGGGGTGGTTCCAGTCTCTGGCGACCTGGTGGACGTCGAGCTTTGGCTCCAGCTTGGCCCACTCCTGAAGCTCCTCCCAAGTACCATCCTTGCTACCGCCGTCGACCACCACGACTTGCCCGCAGAATCCCAGCAGGGAAGTTATGCTTTCCCGCCAAGGATAACTGTGCCTTATGCAGTCGAGTGTCGTCGTGTACCCAGAGATTCCCACGACTGGGGTCCTTGAGCTGAGGATGGAGTTCCAGAACTTGCCCCTCGCAGCGTAGAGATAGGATTCAGTGAGACCTGCGTCATCAGTCGCAAACCACTCCTCCTTGGCATGCTCGACGTTGTCGTTGGTTACGACCTCGCAGCCGAGCAGCTTCGCCTCGATGACCATTCGGGGGCAGGTGTCGCCACCGAGCGGGAGGTAGACGAAACCCTCTGCGGTGGACATGCGCTCGAGGACCTGCTCATACCTCCAGCCGCTGATGACCTCGTACTCCTTCCCGTTGTCCTCGCACCACTTCACGGCGTCGGCAAAGCCCTTGATCCAGGAATCAGAACCGAGGACGAGCCACTTTGTTCGAGGCTTTCCAGCAGCGCGCTCCCTGAGGAACTTCACTGACGCAAAGAACTGGTCGTCAAAGACCGAAGACAGGACCCAGTTCTCTCTCTCGAGCAGGAACGGGAAACGCTTGGTATACCTCTCCTGCTGGCGCTCAGACATGAACCAGAGGGACTGAGCACCGTACATGAACGCTGATACGAGCTTGCCGTGATCCTCGTTGTTGCAATTGCAGTGCTTGCCTTCGGCAGCCTCATGCTTCTCGGGAGAGCGGTACCTGCAGAACTTGTAGTCGTACTCAAGGATGGAGTACTTGATATTTGCAGCGATCGACGGGATCAGATTGAGATCCATCTGTGCAAAGTTTCCGAAGATCCAGTACTTGTCCTTGCCCTCTTCGAGGAGCTCGTGCGAAACGTCCCTGGAGTGGAGCTTCAGGATAGGCAAGGGAGCTGAGCTGATCAGGGCACCAGAGGTGAGCTCCGCACCTCCGAGATACTCCTCCTGGAACAGGTCAGCTACGAAGATGATCTCGCACTCCTGAGGGATGCTGAGCTTCTTACCAAAGGGACTGTCGAACATTTTTCACTCCTCAAAATTGAACACTTCAACTTCTGGAGGTACTAGTTTTAAGAGAAAAGAGAACAGAGACTAGTAACGACCAGTAGAACAACTAGTAGATTCTACTGAGCAGAAAAAATAGATAAAAGACTCTATTGAGGAAGCTTCTCATCTTGAAGAAGTTTCTCTAGAAACCTCTTGTTGCTGGGCTATAGAAGACCTTTCCTGTTACAGTCGTCGTCTTGCCGATTGTTGCAGTCGAGTGGCTGAAGGTCATGATATCACCACCGCCATTCTCACCGAACTGGAACCTGACCGGATAGTAGACTCCAGCAGTGAGTGATGCTGTTCCTGATACCTCAACTGGACCATGGAGACCGCCGTTGTTGATAGTCGCATTAGTTGTTGAGAATCCGGAGACTGCGTTACTTCCTATCCACATGTAAGATGCGTCGTCAGAATTCAGATAGAAAGTGTAGGTCTCTGTGGTCGTAGGAACAAAGTATCCAAGCCACTGCCTGCTGAAGCTCTCGCCTTCTTCTGCGCTGGAATCTTCAATGACCGTTGTCTGCACATTAGTGGCCGTAGCCGTCGCAGTTGCGAACCAGCTCACAGCATCTGCGAAGTATCCAGAGTACGTTGTGCGATAGAGACCAGCAAGGTAAGGGCTCGATCCTCTTGTGATGTAGAAGATCTGTGTTGCCGTTATCCTGCTGGTGGTGATTGAGGCGTCTGTCGACTGGACATAGATTACCGTCCATGACGAGGCATCATTGCTTCCCTCCAGAATCCACTGGACTGGATCACGACCGTTGACATCGGCACCCGTAATATACCTAAAACCGTCAACTGTTCTTCTGGAACCAAAGTCAATCTGTAGGACCCAGGACTTGGTGACACCGGTCACATTGCCACTCACAGTTCCGTTTCCAGACCAGTCGAGGAAAACGGTTCCGGTGTTGTTGTCGATCGCCTTGCTCGCGTCCTGACCGGCTGGGTTGACTCCGCTTGGATTGGTCGCAGTTGCTCCTGTGTAGTCAACACGAGTGCCCATGAATGTGAGATGGAATTCAGCCATCTGCATCATCCCGACGGGGTAGGTCGGATCCTGCGTGATGTCGCGTACCTTGGTGACAGCGAATCTGAAGTAACGGAATGTTTGGTTTGTCACGTTTCTGGGAGCGAGTGAGCCAGCGAATGAAGAAACTCTAGAAAACATTAGACACCGTACCTGCTGCGACCAGCCTGGAAGTTAGTTGAGACCTGCCCTGCCGAGAGTGCTATGTTGTACACTTGGAATGCGCCAAGTCTCATGTTGGAGAAAGTTCCGTCTCCCAGGTTCGTTGCGTCTGTGTGGGCGATGGCGTAGTGTAACGGTAGGTTGCCACCATCGTTGTAGGGAGTCGAACGTGTTATAGTGGAGGATGTAACGGCAAGCGCACCGTTGACATATCCTCGCAGGACCGATCCATCGAACGTGAAACCTGCGTAGTACCAGGCACTCAGCGGGGTCGATATCGTCGATGAAAATCCTGGCTGGTTGCTCCAGACAGAGAACTTCATTGTTCCGGCAACCATCTCAATCTGAGAGTCGTGCCAGGCAGAATTTGGAGTAGTCTGGCCCATCTCCTGGACAATGACACCGTTGTCCATGGGATAGACCCAGGTGAATATGGAAATCACTGTCGAAGTGTTTGCCGGAGACAGCTTCGAGTTGAGGCTGGTGTTGGTCGTGAGGTACTGGTTGGTGCCGTTGAACGTGAGGTAGCCGGATGCGTATGTCGGGGTGTTGAAAAGAGAGGCATTGCTGCTGGCCTGAAGATCTGTGACAGTCGCGCCGGATCCCGGATAGGAGGACGCATTACCGATGTCGTAGTTGAGGATGAGCCCTGTTGACACGATTGAGCTACCGCTCGTGAAAGGGCGGGTTGAGATAGGTCCTGCAAAATTTGAGAACCTGCCATACATTAGATCAACCGTATGTGCTCATCTGACCAAGGACCTTCCATGTGGATCCTGATCTGATGAGGCTGAATCCAAAGACATCCTGCTTGCCTGCAGTTCCAGCTGGAGTAGTTCCGTTTGCCCAGTTGATTGTTTGAACTGCTGTGTCAATTTGGACTGCACTGACGATTCTTGCAGTGGCGCTCTGCGAGAGGATGACGGTGGGTGTGATAATTCTATTGTTGGTTGTTGGGACATTCGTAAAGTTTGCGGTGATGTCGCCTGTTGGTGCATTGGCATAGAATATGCTTGCAAGCGACAGGTCATAAGCAACTGTTCCCGTACCGCCGACTGATGGGACCATCTTCTCAGTGATTGATGAGAGTGTAGTCCTTCCGTCAACTTGTATTGCTCCCGTGAAGCTGCTCGTTGCCATTGTTCCACCAACCAAAATGGAGCTTGCCAAGGTTCCGAAGTTAAGCGTCCCAGTGAGTGCCGTTGTAAGAAGGTTATAAGTTGTAGTTGTTACAGTCTGTATTGAACTTCCGCTAACAACCAAACTTCCTGATAGCTCGGCATTTCCGTTCTCACCGACAGAAAATTGGTCGATGTCCCTCCAATCCCGGACCGCAAACTTGTGCCCTTCAGCGCTATTATCAGTGTCAATCTTTGCGATGATATTTCCGCTGGAGATTAGCGTCATCACATTGTTGCCTGTCCCAGGCGCACCGATGATATTGCCCGTAGATGTTGCTAGGCTTCCTGTCACCGTGAAGAGACCGTCGCCTCTCAGACTTGCGATCTCTGTTGTTCCTGCATACCACTTGAAGCGAGGCGTCGTAGTTGCAACATTGACACCAAACCACATGGCTTGGTTCTCCATTCCAATTGCCCAATCTGCGCTAGAAGCACCTATGCTTGGGTATAGAAGAAGTCGTGTACCGATAGATGAGTTTGTGAACGTGGGTGCGCCTAACGCCCCTCCACCAACTGGGAAGCTAATAAGGCTTCCGGCCGCATTTGTGAGAGCAATCTTGCCGCTACTTGCTGTAATAACACCATTTAACGTCATTACGCTGTTTGATGATCCTGATCCGATTGTAATGGCTGTTGCTGATCCGCCGATATTAAGTGTAGCAACAGACCCTGTTACTAGATTAAAAGTTGATGATGTTGATGTTATATCACCACCGTTAACTGCAAGATCTCCACTTAGAAGTGCATTCGAACCTGTGATATTTCCTTGGAAAGTTGTTGAACCTCCCGAGGCTCCGGCTACAAGTGTTGTTGCAGCTCTCGCGAAATTGACGGTCGTCGCAGAGCCTGTCACCAGGTTAAATGTTGCTGCCGTTGTTGTGATGTCACCGCCATTGACTGAAAGGTCACCGCTCAGCAACGCGTTCGATCCTGTGACGTTACCAGCAAATGTCGTTGCGCTTCCTGCAGCGCCGATGTTGACCGCAGAAGCGCCACCGCCCAAGTTGACTGTTGTCGCAGTTGAGTTCACCAGGTTGAAAGTACCTGCCGATGTGGTGATGTCCCCGCCGTTGACCGCTAGATCACCCGCTATCGTCAGTGTGTCAGTCGTCTTGTCGTAGGTGAGTCCTGCGTCACCGCCGAATGTGGAACCACCATCATTGAACTGGACGTAGGTGTCTAAGCCAGCAGCGCTAGTTGCTCCGACCGCTACACCACCTCCACCACCAGCACCTGCTCCGCGAGATACACCAGCTTGGATAAATCTTGCTTGTGCTGTGTTAGATAAGTTTGTGGCATTTCCAAGTGCAAGGATGTAACCAACTAAAATAGCAGCACCAGCCGTATTTTCACCCTCTACAAAGTTCTCTGATGCAATGCTCTGCTGTGCAACGTCAAGCGCGTTTGTACCTCCGGGTGGATTTGCGTAGACATCAGAACCATAATAGACGGTGAAAGCACGGGAAACAGTATTAGGATACCAGTAAACTCTTTGAATTGATGCGTCTGATGCTCCAACTGATGCAAGTGTTCCGTTGTTATTATATTGGGCTGGATTGATAGTGGTGTAACCTGCGTTGTTTACACCCGTATCTAATCTGAGTGTGGAACCAGATACATAAGCCCTGTAAATCTTAGAAACCGTGACGGCAGTATCGGTTGCAGATGAGATGTTGTTGGGATTATTTGGGTCTGTGGTATAGTTTTTTCCAATAACATAGGAATCACCAGCGGTCTTTGTGATTCCGAGCGTGGAACCGCTGGCTGCTAGTATGTGACCAGAAACTTTGAGAGGACCAAATGCGCGCATGAAGTCGTCTTGCCAATGATTGTTTCCGTAAGATACAATGGGTTGTGTAGAAACACCATTTGTTACAGAACCAGATTGATGCAGAACCCTACCGATTGTAATGTAGTCAGAGTCGGTGGTAAGTGTGAAGGGTGAGGTCTGCTGGATTATTCCACCCGTTGAATTGATTCCGATGTAGGTAGTGAGGGAGGAAGTAACGTAAGTAAGAGATTGGCTAACGTAGGCAGGCCACTGGACGAAATTGATAGTCGGGTAGGGATCGGTAGTCAACGTGGCATTGTAGGAGAGTATGATGCCCGAACCGGATGTGATCGAGAATGTTGTGGAACCAGTAGCAGTTGAAAGGACACCGCCGTGAAGGAGACCCGTGGTGAGCATACCTTCCAACCAGCGGAGACGGGTGGTGTTCGTGTAGGGACCCGAGTACTGGGTGAAGTAGAGGTCGTTCGTACTTCCTGAGGTGTAGATGTAGCTCGCGGTGGTGTTGGTGGGAATCCGGAGGGTGTTGACCGGCTTCATCTGGAAGTAGCTGTCAGTTCCGAAAGCTCCGGAGACGAAGGTGTCACCTCCGAAGATCGCATTGGGGGTGTCGGCACCGAGCTGTGTCTTGTTGCCTGAGACAAAGAGCTTCACACCTGAAGCCAGCGTTGGAAAGCTAGATGGTGCTGCATCCGCTATGATTAGCGTTCCTGATACTGCAGTGGTGGAAGTCAGTGCGCCAGAGCTCACACTTCCAGAGATTGTTCCTATTAGCGCCATGTGCTTACCTCAGATGTAAATATCGCCTCCACCCGGAAGTGGAGGCGATATGCTCCACTGGGAGCTAGCTCTTGACTAGATTATCACAGTTCCTGGAGTACGAACTTGTAGCGCTTGCCGCTGATGTTGTTCGTGATCGAGAGGTATTCCTCTTCCTCGATGATGGTCCAGTTGCCGCGATCGTTGCGGAGGTGCAAGTCTCCGGTGTAGACGTTGGCCCATCGCCTCTGCGGCGAACCGAGGCTCGCTCCTGAGTCTGAGCTCGGGAAGAGTCCAGTGATTCCATCCACCGTCTGACCGGCCACCGCAAAGGCCGCTCCATCCTTCTTGAAGGTGACGCCAGAAAGAACACTGGCATTGAGCTCAACCGCACTTCCACTCATTATAAGAGTCGTTGTTCCAAGTCCAGAGGCCAGAGTAACGCTCTGGCTTGCTGATCCAGACAGTGTTGTCGTTGTACCGGCTGCATTGATGTGAAGCTCTGGAGATCCTCCATCTTTCTGGAAGACGAATCCACCTGAACCAGCGTTTGCTACAACTGTGCTGCCGCTGAGAGTAAGAGTGGTTGCACCAGTTCCTGAACCAAGAGTGACGTTGGCGCTAGTGCCACCGAGTATATTGGCATTGTTGCTCGAGTTCTGGACCGTGAGGAACGTTGTGTTGGAGCTGTTCTTGTATAGGACCTCGTCGCCAGCAGGCTTCAGGATGATGTCCTGCAGCGCGCTGAACAGTGAGTCTCCAGGGCCATCTGACAAGATCGTAAGGTGGTCTCCATCAGCGCCTTCCTTCCTGAATGTGTAACCATTGGTTCCGTGTATCGAGCGAATGCCATTTGCGCCGCTGAGCGAGAGAAGAACTCCGCTCTCAGTTCCTAGCGTCAGAGTGTTTGCTCCATACGTCATCGAACCGCGGTTAGTACCGACAAACCTGTACTCGATGCCCTGAGTGTTGGCACCAAGCACGAGGGATGATCCAGTCAGGACCAGCTGCCTTGCGGTTCCAACTCCACCTGCGCCTGGACTCTGCGCGGTTAGGGTGAGGCTCGTGTTTGCAGCGCCGGTGAATCTTCCGACCTCGATGCCACCGCTGTACATCTTCAAGGCCTGGTTGCCGCCGCTTCCATGTCCAATGTTGACGCTGGTGCCTGAGAGCCAGAGGCTTCCAAGGCTTGTGCCGTTCATGCCCTTGATCTCGCCCTCTCCTGTACCGGCGATGTCTCCGAACTGGATCCTGGTCGTACCGTTCTGCGAGAATGAAGCCGTTGCAGAGGTGGCCACCGCTAGATTTACTGACTGGCCGTCAGAAGATGATAGGAATACGTTGATTCCACCGCCAAGCTCGAACTTTCCAGCCCTCAGGTTAGAGTAGTCAGTTACGGTGATTGGTGAACCAGTTGCAGTGCCTGAAGTGGTCCTGATCGCCGCAAACCCACCCTCAGATTGATCCCAGATGAATGCCGCGTTGTTGACTCCGTTGAGTCCACCGATGAATCCTCTGTCTCCGACCGACACCGCCGTCGAGCCGCTGGTGAATCCGAGCCCGATGACTGGATCTTCCATCTCAATCGTGGTCGCGTCGACCGTTAGCGTGGTTCCCTGGATTGTGAGGTCACCAGGGATGATAACGTTGCCACCCGAGAGCGTGATTGCAGTGGCGCCAGTGCTGGACTTGATGTCGTTGCCTGTGACCGTGAGGTCGCCTGCGACTGTGACATCACCGCTTGCTCCAAGCGTGAGGTTTAGGCCTGCTGAACCTGAGATGTAGTTGCTGTTGACCTGGAGGTCTCCAGCCGTCGTGACCTTTGTGCCGGCAAGAGTGATTGCAGTTGTTCCACCGGAGGACTTTATGTCGTTTCCTGTGACCGTGAGATCACCAGTTACTGCAACGTCTCCTGTTCCAGAGAACGTGATGGCGGTGGTTCCACCGTTCATCTTAATGTCATTACCACCGACAGTGATGTCACCGCTCAGTGTAACGTCGCCAACCAGATTCGAAGTTCCTGCAATAGTGAGATTTCCACCAGCCTGGAGGTTGCTGGAACCGCTGATTGCGCCGCCTCTTGTGAGGTCTACCGCAGTAGAACCATCTGTTGCTACGATGCGTACAAAGGAGCCAGAGGCAATGACAGGACCACCGAATAGAGATACCTTGTTGTTTGCACCACCGGCGTTGCTGCCTGAGACGAAGAAGAATACATCGGCGCCATTGGCATCTGCGGTGGCCGCAGTTCCAATTGCAATGGAGCTTGTGGTGTATGCCTCTGAAGCGTTTGCGGCAGTGAAAATTGCGTCGCCGCCACCACCACCTGAAGCTAGCTCTGAAAGCGTCTTACCAGAGGTGTTGTTGCCGTCGAAGAACTTGAGGTCTGATCCAACGAGAGAGACCCTGTTTGCCGCAGTTCCGAACTGTACGTGACCTGTGCTTCCAATTCGAATGTCATTTGACGTGACCACGATCGAGCCTGAGCCGACCGTGAGGGCGCCTGAGACCACCATGTCGCCGCCAAATACGGCAACGTTACGTGTAGCACCGCCCTTACCGCCAACTGAGCCAGAGACAAAGAACTGAACATCAGCTCCAGGTAGGCTTGATGGGAAAGATCCAGCTGGATTGTTTGAGAAGATTACTGAACCGGTGACGCCAATCAGTGAGTTGGCGCTCGATGAACCTGATATGTTGCCGACTAAAGCCATGGGATTACCTCTGCTAGCTGTTTCTAACTATTACGTACTAGACGACATTTAACTTTCTAGACGACTCAATCACTTGATTTCATCAAATTCTGGAGCGCGCTCCAGAACAAACCTGTACCTCTTTCCATTCTTGTTGAACCTCACCGTGAGGCAGTCCTCTTCCTCGATGAGGGTGTAGTCTCCACGCTCGTTTCTTAGGTGGAGGTCTCCAGTAAATATGTTTGCAAATCTTGCGGTGTCTGAGCCGAGATTCCTGGTCCTATTTCCATCTGGTATGATGTCGGAAGCCAGAAGAGAGTTGACCACGAGCGTGTCAGTGGAATCGGTGCCGAGATGAGCTGAGCCTGAGACTACTGCGTCACCACCAAACACGGAAGCACCGCGGGTGATTCCTCCCTTTGCTCCCCTCTTGCCTGATACAAAGAAAGTCGTGTCGTTCGATGAGAAGGGGTTGGCAGGACCAGCATACAATCCAGAGAATATCGACATCACTGATCCGGTGGCGGCGCCGTTAGGCCTGACCTCCAGATAGTTTACGGTGTTTCCGATAGAGGTGTTCACTGAGGCGAGGAATGTCCCACCCAAGGTCCTGTTCCTGATGCTGAGCTCTCCGCCAGAGCTCATGTTGAAGATTGAGTAGCCTGTTGCGCCGTCAATGTACAGCGTACCTGAGACTAGAGTATCACCACCAAACACCGACATGCCAGAAGATGGCTTTGCAGAAAGTGTTCCCTTTGAACCGGAGACAAAGAAGAAGACCTCTGAACCGACATTTGCCGTGGTGTAGCTGGCGCCCAGCGCTCCTGCCAGTGCAAGGGATCCAGTGGAGTTTAGCTTTCCCGCTGATGGATCTGTGAAGAATGAAGTTCCACTTCCGCCACCAGCTGCAGAGATAGTGATTGCACCGCTGGAGCCCGTGGTGATTGTGATGTTGGAACCAGCTATGAGATAAGAAGATCCATCTGAGAGCTTAGTTAGAGATCCCGATATTCCTCGAACTGCAGCTATTGTTCCTGATATGACAAGGTCGCCACCAAAGACTGATGTTCCTCTGGTAGTGCTGCTCCTCGTGCCTGGAATTCCTTCGACATAGAAGTTTGTGTCTTGAGACACAGTTGGATTTGCAGCAACTGAGCTGGGAAGCGTCCCTGAGCTGATTAGCGTTACGCTTTGGCCATTATTTCTTGGATAGATTCTGATGACGTTGGCGCCGATACCATTTGGCGCAGTAACACTCAGCCAAAGCTCGCCACCAGACTTTGAGTTTGTGACATAGTAGTTCCCATCTGAGTAGTAAGAGTGGTCTACTCTACCTGCGCTTGAGCTCAGGACTAGTTGCGGCCTATCAACATTATCGTCTTTGACCGTGAGAGATCCGGTTACTCCAGCTGATCCCGACAGGATCATCGCACCCTTTATGTACGATGAACCGGTTAGGGTCAGGTTGTTGCTGGAGAAAGTTAGGTTGCTGCTTCCAGCAAAGGAGCCTGCGTTATTGTACTGAATGCTATTTGTCGGAAGACCTGGCGTAGTTGACGAGACTCCGAATAGAGATCCAGAGATGTATACGTCACCACCGAAGGTGACTCTGTCGTTGCCACCAGCTGATCCAGATATAAACAGCCATGTGTCTGATCCAGTGCCGGCAAGCACTAGATTGCTGGTATCGACGTTGACACCTTCGTTTCCAGAGGCTCCACTGCCGATCAGCAAAAGCCTCGGATTCGCAGAGCTACCAGATGCTATGATCCTCTCGGCTCTTATGCCAGATGCTTTGAAGTCTGATGGTTTCTGTGCCATTATCTAGAGCTCACAATCAAGTAGTTCACGGCAGAGACCTCATCTTGTGTGGCGTTTATGAGGTACACCTCTTCGTCGACCGTGTGGATCGAGATGTTTGTGTTCTCATCTGGGGTTGCCACTATCGCAGTAGTTGACGTCTCAAGCTCAGTATTGGTGACCAAGAGCGGCGCAATGCCACCCGTGGTCACAGATGTCTTCCCAAACTGGATTTGGACGTTGTGTACTCCGAACCAGCTCATGTATTCACCACCACGACTGAGGCTGCGCTATTGTTTGGTATGCTTGCCCCAATCTGCACCTGAGTCGTGGAGATTGATAGAACAAATACGCTAAAAGATTCATCTAGAGATGTGGCCACGACATTTGGGACTGACGTATACTCATTCTCAAAGAGATAAGTTACTGTCGAGCCGCCGTTGAAGTTCAGCGTGGCACTCTCTAGGGCAAATGGCTCCTCGGTCGTGTACACGTTACGAGCAGCCCACCTGACGCCTGGGTAGGTCTTTCTATATCTGTTTAGGTCTCTAGACTTGAGAACGACTCTTCCCATGGAACCCTCTGACGTAAATAGGCGTCTTTGGGATTATAGTTCTCTGCTTGCCAAAGTTGCAAGAGGAGAACGTTCGCCACGGTCAAGCTTTATGTGTCCAAACAGCTCGTTGCCCTTCAGCTTCTCGATTGCAATTGCGAGGCCGTTTGAGTGGCGGTCGAGGTACGGAGTGTCAACCTGGTCAGTGTCACCAAGCAGGACAATCTTTGTCCCTGCGCCACATCGAGTCACAATTGTCTTGATCTCATGGATGCTCAGATTCTGAGACTCATCGACAATCACATAACAATTGTTGAAGCTTCTTCCTCTGATGTAGCTTACCGGCGAGATTTCGATGTTTCCCTTCTGGCGCATCATCTCAAAGTAGGACGGGTCATGGAATGCGCTCCTGAAGTTGTCAATGATGGGCATCAGCCACGGTGCCATCTTGTCGTCGATAGTGCCGGGTAGGAATCCGAGGTCGCGACCGACAGGTTCGATGGACCTCGTGATCACAATCCTGTCGTACACCTTGGCGTTGAGACCTGACATGCCGGCAACAAGAGCCAAGAAAGTCTTTCCAGAGCCGGCTAGCCCCGTGAGGCTTACCAGTGGAATGTCCTTGTTGGTGAGCAGGTGGAGCGCCGCGGTCTGCTCCTTGCTTCTCGGCTTCACGCCGATCGACTGCTCCATGAACATCTTCGGCTTCACTACCTTTCCCTTGTTGTAGATGCCGATGAATCCCTTCTGCGGATCAATGTCGCTAGTCGCATGGACCAGCTGGTTCTCATAGAGCACCACCTCTGGATCAATGAGCTCGACCTCTCCGTCTCGGTAGAAGTCATCCACATCTCTTGTGGTCACGTCGATTGAGCACTGACCAGTGTATGCCTCTGATCCGTCTCGATAAGCCTTGGGGATGTCCGTGTAGTAGTCCTCGGCGCGGACACCGAGGGCATCGCACTTGACTCTGAGATTTATGTCCTTGGAGATGACTCTGACTTCTCGGTCAGGATTCTGCGACTTGATGGCCAGTGCGACAGCGACGATCTTGTTGTCGCCCTTCTCGATAGGAAACTCGACTGGCGTGGCATCTTCCTCGACAGGAACCCGCTCGACTCTGATCACAATGTCGGTGTTTGGAACCTGGACTCCGTCATGCAAGCTGCCAATCTTACGGAGCGAGTCGAGGAATCTATTGACCTCTCTCGCGGCAGATCCAATCTGCTCCTTCTTCTCCTTGAAGCGGTCGAGCTCTTCCAGAACGATCAGGGGAATGATAACATCGTTCCCGTGGAAGAACTTTAGCGAATTCGGATCGTACAGCATCACACTAGTGTCGATTACTAGAAGCTTTCTCTGGTTCAACATGTCTCCCTTGACAATCTTATCTTATTGGCTTCAGCTGCAGATGATACAGAGATCAATCCAGTGTCGGCACTAATCCACCGCACACTGCGTACCAACCGTTGTCATTTCCACCGGCAACAAACTTTGCAACTAGCTCGACCCACTGCCTCTGCGTGGGGAGCGTCACAGATCCAAGGCCTGAAGTGCCAAGAACAATAACATTCTCGGTGCCATCTGGCTTGATTGTTCCAGTGCCACCTGCAAATATCATGTTGGAAATTGTCAGCACCCTACCGTGGATCGACTCAGAAAGAGCAGGAAGAGCTAAATCTGCTGTTGCCGTGAACCTTATGTAGCGTGCAGTGCTGCTTACTCCAACATTGGATGAAACAACTTGAATGTCGCTTGCGTAGAAGTCGCCATTGTACTCGAATGATCCGCTGACAGTTGTCTTTCCGCCTTGTGCAGTGCCGAGATTGATTACTGTCTTTGAGCCGCTTGCATTTCCTGTACCAATGTTGACTGTCTTGTCATTACCAGAAGTTGAAGTTCCTGTGCCAATGTTGTAGGTTGAAGCGCCTGTCGAACCACCGCCTATTGTCACCGTCTGGGCTGCAGAAGCGCCGCCGATGTTGAGAGTGGTAGCAGTTCCAGCAAAACTTACCGTTGTCGCAATCGTGTTCAGGACGTTGACACTGGTGAATCCTGTCGAGGGTATCAAATCACCGTTGAAGTAGGTCCTGCCGCGGTGCTCAGTGTCTGCGCTTGATAGCCTTATTGCAACTGCACCCGATGATGACTGGATGTCGTTGCCAGAGATGTTGACGCCGTTGTAGACGCCCATCTGGGCACCAACAATAAGCTTTGAGAAGTTTACCTGTCCAATGGTGAGGGTGTTGTTTCCAAGCGTCGGGAATAGATTTATGTCTTTGGTCGAAGGTATGTCGATCGTGTTTGCACTGCCAATGACTAACGCGCCCGAGAGATAGAGGTTGTTCCCGTTTGAAGTGTACCAGAGCCCACCGCTTCCGCTGAATGCGCTTCCAGCCGCATTTGCCAGCTGTATCTGGTTTCCAGCGCCGCCTGGAGTTCCTCCACCTGTAGCTCCAATAGTCCACTGACCGTTTGTGGCATTGTAACTGACCGTTGCGTTTCCACTCTGTGCCAAGAATGCCGTGGAGCCATCGACAGTGCCAATCGATCCGGTCATGTTTCTGGCCATGAACGAGCCAGTGACGGCTGTCAGGTCAGAGGAGTCATTGCCAAGCAGAGACGTACCAGAGACAATCAAGTTTCCTGAGACCGCGACATTGCTTCCAGTTGTCTGGATTGCCACAGCTCCGGCGCTTGACTTGATTTCATTTCCCTTGAGCTGGAAGTTTGTGGCCGTGATTGTGCCTGAGACATACAGGTTGTTTCCGTTCGAAGTGAACCAAAGCCCGCCGCTTCCGCTGAAAGCCGTGCCTGCTGAGTCCGCTAGCTGTACCTGATTGGAAGCTCCACCTGGAGTTCCACCACCACCCGATGCGCCGATTGTCCACTGCCCAGTGGCACTGTTGAAGCTCACGGTAGCATTTCCACTCTGTGCAAGAAATGGCGTAGATCCATCGACCGATGAGATCGAGCCAGTGATGTTTCTAGAGAGCAGAGATCCAGTTATGGTAGTCTTGTTCGAAGAATTCTGTCCAAGAGTAGAGTTTCCTGAGGTGTAGACACCACCCGAGACGTACAGGTTGTTTCCATTTGACGTGAACCAAAGTCCAGAGCTGGCACTCATGGCACTAGCGCCGGCATTCGCCATCTGGATCTGGTTCACAAATCCCGCAGGAGTTCCTCCGCCACTGGCACCAATCGTCCACTGTCCACTTGCGGCATTGTAGCTTACTGTGGCGCCAGAACCCTGGGTCAGGAAAGCCGTGGAGCCATCGACAGTGCCAATGGATCCAGTCATGCTCCGCGCCTTGAACGATCCAGTGACCTGCACCTGGTCAGCCAGCGTGTCTCCCATGTAGGAAGATCCGCTCACGATCAGGTTGTTGTTCACAGAATTGATGGAGCCAAGAAGCAGTGAGTAGCTTCCATCAGATCCGCTGTATGTGTATGTGGTCCCAGGGACTAGCGACAATTTGCTGGCCAATCTACGCTCCAGTTCTCACTGACTAAGTATCACTCTCTAGAGCCGCGCCACTGATGACAAAATGAACATAGCGTTTTGGACTCTTATAGTATCTCATGGCGGAGATCATGAAAGACACTGTAATACCTGAGACCACTTGCTTTGAGGAGCACAAGAAGCGCTCACTGACCTGCGAGAAGTCGAGCTGCAGAAACTGGATGAAGTGCGGTGAGCACCTCAATTGCGCGATTCTTGCGGCTGATACTGGACCCTGGATCCTTCAGGACATTGGTGACATCTTTGGCGTCACCAGGATGAGAATCTGCCAGATCGAGAAGGACATCATCGGGAAGCTGGCAAAGACTGAGCTCGGTACATAGAGAAATCGCCGGCCTCTCGACCGGCGATGCGCCTCTGCCTGAGGAATTTACTCCTCAGTCTTTCGATCCTTCTCGACCTCGAGGCTCTCCTTCACCAGGGCGGCAACCTCGGTCTTCAGGAGGCGAAGTCCCTTTCGGGCTCGAATGCCAGCACTGGCATTTCCATTCTCCTGCTTTGCAATGTCGAGGTCCAAGCTATCGACCAGGACCTTGATCTCTTCCCACTTGCTCTTTAGATTTGCCATGTTGTCTCTCCTAAGTTATGATTGGACTGGAACTCTGAGCCTCGTCGAGTCCATCGAGCAGAGGCTTCACGACTTCCACGACGCCCTCAAGAGCGTCTCTATCTTCTAGCTCAAGGGCTAGCAAGTAGATTATCTTTGTGATCTGATACTGAGAAACTCCAAACTTGAGTATCTCTTGCGTAATCTCGCGAGACTTGATCGACTCTTCGACCCTCTTCTCGCCCTCAATCTGACCGTATAGCTTTGTCACATATCCTCCGTGTTGAAGGGCTCGACCCTGAAGTTTGTCGGTCCATCAATCCGCAAGATCTTCCCAGAAGTTCCGCCCTCAAGCTCTTCACGGACCAGCGTTGTCCATGTTCCCCACTTCTGGTTGTGGAAAGCAAACTGGACTAGCTGCCAGGTCGCCAGGTCGCACGAATAAGACTCAAGGACGTTGGACAGAGATGTCGGAAGCGTCAGCTTGATGTCTTTTTCAGTGATCATCGACCTGAGCTCGTCTTTGCCGATCATGATTTCAGACTTACAGACGTCAGTGATCTTGTGGACAGCCCCGCAATTATTGCACTGTGCATGGGCCTGCTGGACCTTTCCCTCGTCATCAATGACACTGAAGACGACAAACTTGTGAAACACCTGATTCGGCTTGCCCTTTAGCTGGGGCAAGATGCACATACACTCGATCAGATGTTTTGTCCCCTCCATGTCAGTTGTACAGTCTCACCAGCTGGTCAAGAGCAACAGTGCGGCTCTTCTCGTTGCAGACTCGAAGAAGCTCTGCAATCCTCTGTACCGACTCATCATCGAGCTTCAGTAGGCGTCGATTCTCTAAGATTGCCGTAAGAGACTCGTTTCGATTGATCTCAAACACGTCATTGATCATCTGGCCAACCTGGCCCTGCTTCGGACCAGAGGGCTGTGAACTTGCAGGCTTTAACATTTTTATTGTACTCCTGAGGAAGTCTAAGACATTAAGCAGCGTTAGTAAATGCATTTTTGGTCTTTTTGTCCGCGAGACAGCTGGCAGCCCAAGACTCTGGCTTGATGATCGGCTTGAAACCCATTCCCTGGACATATGACTGGAGGCTCTTCTGGCAAACAGAAGATCCAGCAGAAGGGTCACTGTTGCAGTCCAGGTGGACTGAGATGTCGAGGCTCTCATTTCTGTCGCGAAGTGTCTGGGCAACTTCAAGCGAGTGTGAAGTCTCGAGCTCCAGCCTCTTCCTGAGATTTGGCACAGAGCTCTTCATGATCTTCTCTCGAGACCAGAAGTACTTGCCACCACGTCCAGGTCGATAGAGGGCAATCACAGTGACGAAAGAGACCTGCTTGCCCTTGGGGTCAGAGTCAGTTCCAACGTGGAGCTCAGCACCGCTCGAGATTTCTTCAAGGACCTGGTCGATGATTTCATTGAAGTCGTACTCGACCTGAGCTCCAGAAAACCAGTTTCTGTCCTGAATGTTCTTATCTGGTATCATTTGCGATCACAGCTCCTATCTTTCTCATGGAATCTGCCAGCTCAGTGCCAATCTTCATTCCACTAACCAGAGATCCAGCTGGCAAGGACCTAATTTTAGGTAGCAGATCAGAGGTGGAAATTCCCTCAACGTCTCCTGCTGAGATTCTACCCGTCAAACAGAACCCGTTTACGATCCCAAGCGCAGAACGTATGCGGTCTTCGATAAGTCCAGACATCTCACCAACGCTGCGACCCAGCCAGATCTCAACAACGGCAGGGTTTAGGTTGGCCGCTCGATCCTCAAAGAGCTTACGCTTGTCTTCGACTTGCTCGCTTGCAGCCTGATCCAGAAGCCACCTGGCGTGTTCCCAGACGCTGTGGGAACGTTCAGGATTTTCGATAGTGCACTCTCTTACGCTAGACACGATCCTCTTGACGCTTGGAATTTCTTCTAGCTTTATGCTCGAGATCAGGTCGCCCTTGAGCGGCGAGACAGCCGAATGACCAATGCATACGCAAAGGTCACGGATCAAGTTTATCGTATCCAAGCTCGTGGGCACAATGTGCGGAATGACCCTCAGAGACCCTCTGAGGTAGTTCACTGCAAGTGTGTGGATTACTTCTGGTTCGAATCCCCGGGCAAACAGAAACAATCTGCGTTTGGTCTGTGAGTATGATTCGAGTATGTGGTTGATCTCTGAGACGGTGGTGACTACTCCATCGATTGCAGCAACGTCACAGTCGAGAAAATCAAAAGTCTTCTGGCCAGAGCCCTGGCAGAAATTTGGATCGACCCCAGCTCCAAACCTGTAGCCCTCGTGGACTTTGATTCTGATGTCGAACTCATCAGATCTCTTCAGGCGAATTGTGCCAGAACTTCCCGCGGCGGCAAGGGCTTGTCTAACCACCGCGGTGGTGATGGGGCATGATGAGACATGAGATAACGCGGCATTGAGCTCATCTATGTCCATGAACCTCGAAGTGTGGCTGATCTCATGCAGGTCCTTTTTACCAGATCCGAGATAAGATGACACGAATCCGCAGACCACAAAATAGCTGGATCCTGGAATCTTCCTCTCGGCTGAGACAATCGCCTCAATGAGCGCAGCCCTACAAGACCTTGCTGACATTGAATTCGCACGCTGTTCGTGGACGACACGAAGGCAATCAAGGTACTCGAGCCTCTCAGCGCGATTTCCAAATGAGACTGTGAGATGGCCATCACGAAGCTTCTTCACCGAAGCCTCAAGAGACTCAACCCATGAACGGATCTCGTCGTGGTGCTGGTCTCCTGAGATGGGAAGGCTATTTTCCATTAGTTGACGCTCTCGTTCTTGTTTTTGACAAAGCTCGAGAGATTTATCGCAGATCCACGCTCCGCAAGTTTAGAAGTCAATGATTCCACTGTCTTGCTGAGGATCTCTGCCTGATTCTTCTTCTCCTGAGAGATGTAAGCAAGCCTGAGGAAAGATCCCGCAGATCCCACAGTGATGAGGGACCACCCAGGAATGACCTGACCAATCCCAAGCAGCGCAATACCGCCCGCAACCATGATCTCAGGTACCCCAATTGTAATGTTCATTGACACTCCTCTTCACAATCTATATTGATTTCGAGAGTGTATAGAGCAAAAACTGAAATGGCCCGCCGAAGCGGGCCAGTCCAGGGCTAAATATCAGCTATCGCGCCACAGGTTGTTGCTGGCAAAGGTAAGGACCTCTTCCGCAGACTCCGGGGTGTATCCGTACTCGTCAACCATCGTGGTGATCATGTTGGAGTACTTCTTCTGCTGCTCGTCGTCCCTGGTCTTCGACTTGGTAACGATGCGCGCCATGTCCTTGACGGAGGCGATTAGGTAGCCCTCGATAGCCTCCTTGAGCGGCTCATAGGAGGTGTAGCTCACCTTCTCGTTGCGACGCATCTTGGCAAACATATAGGCGGTGACGTCTGACCTGAACCCGTCTCGAGAGGAAGCCACAATGCCGATCTGCTCCTCGATTGCTCGCATGAACTTCTCGTCAGGCTCACGCTCCTCTCTTGTGACTCGATCCTTGATCTTCTGGCGAGTGGTGTGGGCCTCGGCATTGTCAAGGTAGTTGTCAAACAGGGACTGTGCTTGCTCCTCGTAGGCCGTCACAAACGCCTTTGCGATCTCGGTCTCGAGGATCTTCAGGTACTCCTCGCGGACGACCTTCTGGATGAGCTCAAGGCACCGGGTGCGGAACTCTTCGTCGATTACCTGCTCCTGCACCTGCTTGGTGACTGCGGACATCACCGAGATGGGCGTGATGAAGCTCTTTTCGGAATCAGAGAGCGCGTTGTCAATTGCCTTCATGATGAATCGGGTCGAGATGCCATTCATACCCTCATCACGGGACTCCTCACGGAGGTCCTTGATGTCGATCTTCTTGACCCTGCCCTTCTCGATCACTTCCTCACCGTTGTAGATCTTCATCTTTGTCATGATGTCGCACTTCTGGGTCGGCTTCAGGCGGCTCATCACGGAGAACATCGAAGCGACCTTGATCGTGTGAGGGGCAATGTGCGCCTTGAAGTCAGACTTCTTGAGGATCTTCTCGTAGATCTTCATCTCCTGCGCCAGCTCGAGGACATAGGGGACGTTGATCTTGACGATTCGGTCGAGGATCGCCTCGTTGGTGTGCTGCGCGCGGAACCGGTTCCACTCGGCCTCGTTACAGTGCGCAAGGATCACACCATCGAAGTAGATCATGTCGTGCTTGCCAGGGGACGGGACTCGCTTCTCCTGGGTGGCAGTGATGATAGTGTGGAGGAACTCGATCTCGTTCTTGAAGACTTCGACAAGCTCCACGATGCCACGGTTTCCGACGTTGAACGCGCCGTTCAGGGACAGGATGCGGGGATCGTCCTCAGAGAACTTGTCAAGCTTTGAGATGTCCTCAGAGCCGATAAGGACCGATACGTCCTGCGAGTTTGCATCCATGGGCGGGACCACTGCAACACCACGACGAGCGCGCTGTGAGAACGTAGACTGTACGACCTGGAACTTCTCGTACTCGCCCTTGTACTTCTCGAGGAGGACGTGGCGGGCAACGGGACTGAGGTCACCCTCGATCTTCACGCCAAGCAGCTCTTCGAACTCTGGACGAAGGGAGCGGGGGATGAGCTGGAGAGGCTCTCCGCGCTGGGGGTCGTCCTTGAGGTGGTAGAACGGCTCAGCGTGCTCCACCGCCTTCTTTATGTGTTCTGCAAGGGCAGACTTGCCGGAACCGACAGGACCCATGAGGAGCAGGACCTGGCGGCTCTCCTCACCCTTGAGGGATGCGGACTTCAGGAAGCGCATGATCTTTGCAATGACTCGCTCATGACCAAAGAACTCGTCCTTGAAGTACTCGTAAAGCTTCAGGTTGTCACCGTCAAAGACCTTACGCTTGCGCGGGTCCTCATCCGGTATGATAGAGACTCCGAAACCCTCGATGGTATCGTTGAGTCGCTTGTGGGCGTGCTTCACAACGCCCGGGTTATCACGGACCAGGTCGAGGTACTCAAGAAAGTTACCCTCGAACTTGGTGTCCGACTTGTTGTCCCTCTGGCTCTTGATGAGGTCGAGAAACTTGTTCTTGCTCTTATCCGACATTGACACCTCTCAGATTTCGAAGGGTTCGCCTTCCAAAGTTGTTAGGAGCTTGACTTCGCTCTTCCAGATTTTTGATACGTGGCCTATGACTTTTTCTGCGTAATTGATCTCTAGATCTCTGCCATCGTGCTCGTGGTGAAGCACAAGAACGTTTCCCTTGTCGATCGATTCAACATAGATCGTTGGTATCGTATTTGCGCCAACTTGCCTGATTAGGTTATGCTTCACCTCTTTCCAGCCCATCTCATCAGAGACATCCTCGACAACGTAGTTCTCCTTCTTCCTGCCGTAGGAGAAAAGGTTCAGCTCCTCGCACATCTCTTGGGTGAGGTAGTTTCTGATGAAGGACTCATCGTTGCACGCCTCTCTTGCGATGAAGCATTCCTCTAGTCCCATACGCTTCTCTATATCGTGAAACATGTGGAAGCCGAGGTGGTAAGGATTGATTGATCCGATCGCGGGTCTGATGACCTGGTTGTGCGACTTGATGAATGGAAGGTGAAGTTCAGGCGGGAGATTGAGCTCGTGGAGGATCCGGTAGTGCCAGTAGCTGGCCCAGCCCTCGTTCATAATCTTGGTGCGGATCTGCGGCATGAAGTACTGTGACTCAGTCCTCACAATGTCGAGAACGTCCCTCTCCCAGTCTTCCATGTTTGCGTGCTCGCCCAGGAATCCCAGAACATCGTACTCCTTCTCCAGAGGAACCTTCTCGAGGCTGTCCATTGAGACCTTGAGTCCGCGTTCCTTCTGCTCCTTGAAGCGTAGTATCATCTCCTTCTTCTTCACAGAGTGAGGAATGTACTCCTTCGGGAAGCGGTAGGTCTGGAACTGGATTGCGTGCGCAGAATCCAGTAGCTCCTCCACCTTGATGATTCCAATGCTTGGGTCCTCGATGTAGCCCTGGATGCGCTTTCTGGCATTCCTAAAGCGGTGCACAATGATGTCCGGCTGGGTGCTGGAGAACATCCTGTTGTTCTTGAAGAAGTCACTGTGGCCAACACAGTGCGCCATGATGAGCACCTGCAGGTACAGAGGATTCTCCCGCATCAGGTAAGCAATGCTGGGATTCGAGTTGATGATGAGCTCGTATGGAAGACCCTCAGCACCAATGTTATACATCTGCTGAGTGCGCTCGAAAGACTTTCCGAAAGACCAGTGCGGGTAGTGGCTCGGCATGCCGTGGTATGACATGTGGCCCATCATCTCGTAGTAGTCGCAGGTCTCGTACACAATTGGAAACCAGTCGAGATTGTGGCTCTCTGCGATCTCAATGATCCTCTTATCGTATTCTTCCAGTTCCTTGAAGGTCCAATCTGACATTAAAGCTTCCCTCCAAAGAATGACTTGAATGCTGGCCAGATGTCTTTCGGCGTGTTGATGTTGGCGATCTTGAAGTTGCTGTCCTTGAGCGGCTGGAGCAAGTTTCCGAGCATCGAGTCGTTGTGAGCCCAGCGCATCTTGTCCTTCTCAGGCTCAATCTCACAGTAGCCGTACAGCTGGCACAGTGGCTTTAGCACTCTGAGTCGCTCAAGGAGCTTTGGATTGTCGTTGGAGAAGTTGTCACCGTCGCTACACTGGAACGCATAGATGTTCCAGGCGGACTGGTGGTACCGCTTCTCAATGATCTGGCTCACCATCTCGATTGCCGGCGAGACCGTGGTGCCGCCAGAGGATCCGCGCTTGAAGAACTGGTCTTCCGTGACCTCGTAGGCGGCGGTATCATGGGCAATGAATACGATCTCGGTGTTCTCATACCGTGAGCGTACAAAGTGGTATAGCAGGAAGAAGAAGCTCCGTGCGAGATACTTCTTCTCATCGGTCATCGAGCCTGACACGTCCATGATGAAGAAGATCACGGCGTTCGAAGAGGGCTGTGAGACCTGCTTGATGTGCTTGTAGCGCAGGTCGTCATCATTGAACGAGAAGCTCTCCTGCTCCTCTGGATCATAAGAGCCGCTCGACTTTGCCACGTTTCGCCGGCGGAGCATGCGCTTCACCGTCTCCTTCTTATCAAGCCTGGGCCTGATTCCCTCGTTCCTGTAGCCGTGGCGCTTTGGCTTCTCGGTGATGATCTGCTTTAGGGACTTCTTCTCCAGCTCGGGAAGCTCTAGGCTATCGAAAAGGTAGTGTGCGAGCTCTTCGAGCGTGATCTCGACCTCGTACACTTCCTCACCAGCATCCTCGCCGGCCTTTCCTGGCTTTCCCTTCTGGGGCTTTCCGGCACTGCCGACCGTCTGTCCCCTGGATACGTCCTTTCCTGGAGCAGAACCGACCTGGCGATTTCCATTATCGCCATAGACGAATCGATACTCCTTGATGCCCTTCACGGGAATCTTGATCTTCTTCTTACCGTCCTGACCTATGATCGACTCATCCGCGACTATGTCGTGGATTCCGTCCTTGATTGCCCTATCGATCTTCTCTTTGTGACGTCGGCGGTCAGAAGCCGACCTGTCAGCGGAGGTCTTGTGCTCTTTGAAAACGGACATACCAATAAGTATCAGGTTCTGAGCGAGTATAAACTCTCGTTGCTCTTCAGTATGTCACGGGCCCAAACAACTGCTGGCTGAAGGTAGGGGTGAAACTTATCGTGGTCGGCCTCAAGATCAAGCCACTTGAGTCCGTGATGCTCGAGGATTCCGGTCTTCTCGTTCTTCTTGATCTTTGCGTCCTTGCTGGTCACCGCAATATAGAGAGTCAGGTGCTTGACTTTGAGGCTGAGATCTCCGAATGGCATCTCGCCGTCTTCGATTAGGATGTCAGCCTCCTCAAAGCACTCTCTCTTTGCCGTGCTAAGAAGCGGCTCGCTGTTGGAGTCCACGCCACCCTTGGGTAGATCATAAGTGCTGTAGAACCTGAGCCCCAGCACTTTCCAGCCGTCATCAAACTTTCGCAGGACTACAAATCCTGCTCCAGGACGCCGCTCCCTCTTATTGCTCCCGCGAGTAGTCATCTTCAAGCCTCACTACATCGTTGATTTCAGGGGTCGAGACTTCAATCAGCTGGACATCACCATCGTAAGCACAGAACCTGTGGACCGTCTTTGGAGTCACGTGAAACGTGCTTCCCTCAGTGTATTTCCACTTGTTCTCGCCCTTGGCTCCGACTTCGATTGTGAGAGTTCCACTGAGAACCCTGATTGTCTCGTCCTTGATATTGTGGTACTGACGGCTCAGACGGTGGCCATTCTTGATCACCAGAATCTTTCCAAGGTACTTGGGGTTCTCAGCCCAAATCTCTTCGTGTCCCCATGGCTTATTTACGATTCTCATTTCTTCACCTTTGAGACTAGATCTGATGACGACTGGATCTTGCCGCCGCCAATTCCAAATACCACATCGCACCCAATCTTTGAGCACAGCTCAAACTCTGGAACGTTCTGCGCCGTGTCTCGGTCTCCACCCTTTGTGAAATAGTTCGGCTTTAGAGCATCAATTGCGCCAACCACGGTCTGTGATCCATCATCCCACGGTACAACATAGTCGACTCCTCGGACACCGTCGATTATCTCCATGCGCTCTTCATCGGGCATGAAGGCATAACCCTTCTTCCTGAGGAGAAATCCGTCTCCGTTCACAATCACGACCGTTACGCCGCCCTCTTTGCTTGCCAGCCTGGCAGTGTCAAGAAGGCAACGAAGGTGTCCGACGTGCATGGGATCAAATCCGCCGCTCGTAGCCCAGACCTTCTGGTTTGGGTGGAATTCGCTGAGCACATCTCGCAGGTGCTCGACATTCTTGCAGATCATTTTACGATAGACTCCCTGAAATCTTCTGGAAAGAACTTGGAGTTCTTCGAGTAAAATCTATCCCAGTCGCCATCGAGAATATAGGTCACTGCGTGGTCAGTCTCACTTCGGACAGATCGGCCCACAGACTGGACGATGGTCTTTGCGGTCTGGAGCGGGTACCACCAGGGCCAGCGGTGCATGCGCTTCTTCACGATCTTGTCACCGAGGTAGGGGTATGGGACCTTGCAGAGGATCTGGAAGCGGCTGGAATCGTCCTTGAGGTCCACACCTTCCGTCATCGAGGGTGACAGCAGAACCGTTGGCTGGGTCCCCGTGATGTGCTTGGACAGCGTCTCATCCCGGTCTGCGCTGCCATGGGTAAGGAGCCGGTTGGACTTCACGTTCTTCATGAGATAGTTCGCGATCTTGTAGGAGTGGCAGTGGATGATGCCCTTCTCATTCGGGTGATTGCGCAGAATCTCGGTAACGGCGGTGGCCAAACGAGGCAGGGTCTGCTCGATCTTGTCCGCTGACATGCTGCCGACGGGGCTCACCAGGATCGGCTTGTTCTCGACCGGGAACGGTGACGGGATAGAGATGAAGGCGCAGTCCTCGGACTTGATTCCCAGGAGACCGCAGAAGCCCTCCTTGTCGAGAATCGTCGCCGACATCAGCAGGACCTTGTGACCGTGACGGAACAGGAACTCGTCCGCATAGTGGGAGACATCAACCGGCTTGAACTCGAGCTTGCGACCGGACTGCCCCTCGGCAGGAATCAGGTTGAAGATCCAGTTCTCGTCGTCGTAGATCTTCAGGAATCGGTGGACCTTGCAGATGTGCTTGTCGAGGAGCTCATACCGCTTTGCGATTGTAGTGAACTCCTTGAGTTTGTCCTTGAAGCCGACGTACTTCTCCATCATCTTTTCCATGTGCTTCACATGGGTATCAAGCTTGGGCTCGTACTCCTCGCGCAGCCACTTGATCGCCTGGAGCTGGGTCTTGATCTCGGGCATCTCAAGCTTGAGGGCAGTGGATGCAAACCGCTCGCTGATGTCGATCTCGATGAACTTGCTGAGCTCCATGTCAGCATTGTGCGCCTCGTCGACCACCAGGAGCCGCCGGGGCTGGAGGCGGCCAGCGTACACCGTCTCAGCCAGGAAGTAGCTGAAGTTCGTCACGCTCTCCTCGCCATTGATGAACGCGTTCTTGGCCTGCCGGTAGACACAGTGGTGGGCACAGTTCTTGAAGAACGCAGAGGACTTGTCTGCGACCTTGAGTGCCCTGAGGCTGTCCGCGCAGGTGTTCGCCTTGTGGTAAGTGCACTGGAAGTTTGCTGAAGACTTCAGCGAGAGCATCGTGCCTTTCGGTGCCCCAAAGTCGCGCAGGTACTGGTCCTGCAGGATCTTCTGGGTCGTGATGAAGTAGCCGCCCGGCTTGAAGTCTGCCGGGGCACTGTGACCGGACACGGTCCGGGAAAGCGCGAGACCGATCGCCGACTTGCCGACGCCGGTACCCGCCTCGATCACCACGAACTTCTTGTCTTCCTCGAAGAATGCCTTGAGCGCGAACTCGATTGCATCCTTCTGGGCGTCACGGATCTGAGAGAATGGGAAGTTGATCTCGTACTCGGGAATCACAGTTTGCACTCCAATACCCGATTATACCACGCGTAAATCGCTTTTCAACGCTCTTTTGCCATCTTATCCCGTTTCATCTTCTCGAACTCGGTCCGGATCCACATCTTCGCTTGCTCTTCATCAGCAAACGTGCGGGTGTAGCTCTGCTTTCTGCCCTTGGTGGTGTCGGTGATGCTGGCAAACGTCTTGCCCTTCTCATCTGTGGAGATCTCGTACTCCATGTCTTCGTAGTCTTCCCAGGTGTACGGGTCAGTGTGGACGCTGTGGGCATTTCTACCGACACCGGGAGGGACCTGGGTCATCGAAGTTCCGAATCCAGTCTCAAAAAGCAGATCGACTAATTTCATTCTGTGCATGCTATAACTGTACGTCTAGTACACATCGTATTCCGTTAGCTTGTCAGCCACTTCCTCGAGGAAACTTTCAGGGATCCCAACGTAACCGATGTCCTTCGCGGCTCTCTTCAGCTTGCGAACGTTGGTCTCTGCCTTCCTGGAGGGGCGCATCTCAAGGTCCATCATGGCATCAATAAGCTCCTGCTCCAGGTCCGCCCAGTCAATCTCTTCACCCTGGGGTGTGACGTAGTACTCGGGAGGAGACATAGGAGGGGGTGCGAGCGTTGACATCTCTGAGATACGACGTGAACGTGTGAGCTTGGAAGCTTCCTCGCGGATGATCTGACGAAGTCTCGTCTCTGTGAGTCTGATTGCCATTTGATGATTCTCCTGTGAGCTGTAACGATAACTATCCTCTTTCGGGCATGTTTTCAATCTGACAAAAAAAAAGCCGTCGAACCCAAGAGAACGACGGCATCACAGAGCGGGTGATTGCTGACTACTCGACGGAGATGATCCGCTTCACGCTCTTCTGGACGGGGACCTCGACATAGAGGATGCCGGCGTCATACCGCGCCGAGATTCCATCCTGCGCGACGTTCTCACCGAGAGTCCAGGACCGGGAGTATGTGGACTTGGTGCCGTTCACCTCACGGTTACCGGTGACGGTGAGGCTGTCGTGCTCGGTGGAGATCTCAATGTCGGAGCGGCTGAGGCCCGGCATCTCCACGGCGATGGAGTAGCCCTTGTCGGTCTCATTGATCTGAGCACGCGGCATCAGGGCAGTCGTCTTACGAGCGTACCGGTCACTGCGCTCATCGAGGAACGAGTCGAGGAAGGTGTCGAAGCTGGCATAGGGGCTGCGATTCACGATGCTGAACATGTTTTCTCTCCTTTTGATCTACGGCGTCGTTGCCGTGTGAAGAAGATAAGCACCAATGCTCATAAGAAAACGGCCTGAGAGAACTATTTTTTCGCCTCGACGATGAGGTACTTCATGAGCTTCTCTATCTGGATTATCGCGCTGACTGACTGAGGGTCAGTGAACATGAACTTGCACTGGGATAGCAGGAGGGTGATCTTCTTGATCAGGTAGGCTTTCTGTTGGTCCATCGAGTCCTCGATACTAACTAGACGTCGCTGAGCTTTCTCGCAACAAATCCGTCATCAAACCACAGCATTCCAGAGTCGGGAGAGTACTTGATGAGCACCTCTTCACCTGCCGCAATTGGCTTTCTGGTCCAGATCTGGATGGAGTAGGTGTCCTCACCTGTGCTCTCGTACTTCCAGAATGCATTTGGCTCGTGGTTGTGGTTGTAGATGCTCGCCCAGCCCAGCGCCACCAGCGCAATCCCATCCTTGTGCATGAAGACGTAGTCGTGGAGTATGTGCCGAGACTCATGCTCAACCATGTACTCCTTGAGGATCGAGCGACCGAACGCGATCGTTGGCGAGACCTCGACGCAGTAGTGCTCAGGAAGGTCTTTGGTCGCAAAAACTCCGAGACCGTGGATTGTTGACCTACGGATCTCGACGTCGCGTATGAAGTACGATCCTGGCTTCTGTTTTTCCTTGAACATCAGTCAAGTTTAAAAACCTCAGCGCTGGCGTAAACGCCTGATGCCTTCCTTAATCCTCTTGATCGGCATGGCAAGGTTGTCTCCGCCTGCCCACAAATCTTCCTCTGCTTCGACATCGGAGGGGTGGTCGACCTCGATTGGTGTCGCCTCGCCAGAGTGCTCCTGGCTGAGAGCTTCGCGGATGATCTTACGGAGCTGACGTACGGTGACCCTCATCTTGAGTCCACCGCGGGAGGTCCTTCCTGCCCATCTTCCTCTTCCTCTGGCTCTTCAGCGTCTTCGTCTTCTTCCTCGTAGTCTTCTTCCGAATCCTCGGCGTCATCATAGTCACTGATTTCGTACTCACCGGTGTCTGGGTCTTCCGTGTCTTCCTCGGAGTCCTCATAGTCCATGGAATCATCGGAGTCATCGTCCATGTCTTCCATGCCCTCACCACTCATGAGCGAAGATAGCATGCTTGACATGTCGCCAGAGTCCATCTCGTCAGATTCCATGTCATCATCGCCATACTCGGAAGAGTAGTCTGCATCACCACCGCTTCGATCGATCTCGCCATGGAGGTAGTCTGACAGGCTCGTCATGTATGAGTCGGCGACAGCCATCTTGCTGAGAACCCAAGCTGGCAAGTCATCGCCATCCTCAAGCGCGTCGTGGAGCTTTGTTGCCCTCGCTGCGATGTTCTTCAGCTGTGTACGGGCCATGTCAGCATCACCTGAGTATCCAGGCGAGTGGTCGAAGTCCCGGCCCTGTTGGCCCTCAGCATGCTCACGAAGAGCTTTCCTGACAAAACTGCGGAGTGTGCTTATTCTAACTCTCATAGTATCCTCGCCATTAAGTATTAGGCGGGCTACGAAAGTTCAACCTTGATTAGGTTGGCCTCGTCGCACCATGTCGTTAGCTCGAACTCAGTTGACATAATCAGGGCACGACCACGCTTTGGTTCTGTTGAGATGTAGGAGACGATTTTATCAGAGTTAGGGTCCCTGTAGGAGTGGATGCTGGTTCCACCCAGCACATCTGGCTCATACTCAAGCACTGTGACTAAGACCAGACGCTGCTCAGTAGTCCAGCCTCCCGTTCTATACAGGAATTGGACCAGATCACCCTTGCTCAGCATCTTAGTTCTTCCAGCAGATTTCGGCGCAGTAGAGCTTATCGCTCTTGGAGCGGAGCATCGGGGCGCCGCACCGGTTGCAGGCCTGACCCTCACGGCAGCGCTTCCAGGTCTCCCGAGCGCGCTCGATCATGCGGTCCTTGATCGCCTCGATCTCGCCGGTGCGATTGACCCGGGTGTTCGAGATCAGTCCGCGCTTGCCCTTGGAGTTCTCGTAGAGGCCTACCACGCGGATCGCATCGGCGCCAGAATCGCGGACCTGGTCACCCTGGATCGAGGTGTAGACCTGGATGAAGAAGGGCGTGTCTTCAACTGGGCGGGACCAGATCTCCTCCTCGGCCTCGTGGGACTTGGGGAGCTTCTGGAAGCCAGCCGTGTGCAGCGCGACCTGAAGGGTCGTCGCGAGGAACTTCCGCTGCCAGTCGTGGTGGGGATCGTAGCTCATCGCTTTTCCTCTCCGTAGATCGAATATAATACATCGCACCCTCAGTGGGAACAACTTTACCGCCCTCTGAAGCACTTTTATGTTTTGACTGATACTTACAAAGGTCGCGGAGTACTTGGAATATGAGAATGTCACCGGCAGCGAGAGAGCAGAGGATTGACCAGCTGGCGCAGCTTATCAGAGAGGGCGCAGATTACCGCTGGGAGAACGAGACTGAGCGCCACATCTGGACCCAGGTCGCAGCAGAGTTTCTCAGCGAGCACCTAGATGGCAGGAAGTCTCTGGTCTCTGAAGCGTGCTTCAGAGCGCACGTGAACAAGAATGACGTGCTCCTTGCTGAGTCTGCTGCCCGTCTAAACGAAGGTTTCTTCGGTGGACTCAAAGACATGCTCGGAGGCGGGCTCGCCAAGACTTTCGGTAAGGCATTCGGCGGTGTGAAGTCGAGAAACTGGTGGATCTTCGGGGGTGGAGGCGAGAAGGAGACGGCAAAGTATCGTCAGGCCTACATTGATGCTACCGAAGAGAACCAGGAAGTGTTTGCAAAGCTGGGTCAGACTACTCTGAAGACATTGGTCGACCAGATCAAGGGTATGATCGAGGAATGGCCCAACGGCGGTAGCGTCAAGGAATTCACAGATGCGATGGCCAAGTTCGACCAGTTCTATCAGTCGGTCAGGACCGCCGCCGGTGCCGGCACGACGGATGGAACTCCGCCACCCCAGGGCGTTGCACCAAAGCTCAGCGTCGAAGACGCTAACGCAATCATCAAGAAGCTTCGCCAGGCGATGCAGTTCTTCGACAGGGAACTCAAGGACAGGTACACTTACAATCTCGAGAGCCGCACTCGTAGGGTTCCAACGCTGGTTGAGGCCCTGCTTCTTGAGGCGGGTGAGGATGATGACATAGGTGCGGAGGGCAGAAAGACCTCAGGCATGAAGGGTCTTGAGAGCAACCTTGCACCAGGAATATTAGCCGCCCTTGGACTTGGAGGAATTGCAGCTGGACTTCTTGCGCAGTCTGACTGGTTCATCAAGCTCACCTCGGTAATGAAAGAATCGCCGCCAACGGAAATTGTCCAGAACACCACAAAGTTTGTGGAAGAAACTCTAGGAACAGTGAAAGACGGCCAGGGCTGGATGTGGAGCATGAACAATCTCACACCCGGAGGACCAAACATCACGGGCGCATCTCCGATGTCAGACGTCGTCAAGAAGATTGCCATGGCTGGCGGTGGAGATTTTTCCAAGGGCGTCCAGGCATACACCAGCGGTGATCCTCCGTTCCTGATGGGTGGGCAAAAGACTGCTGAGATGCTCATGAAGCTCAAGGACAATCCAAACGCTTATGGAAAAACGATGATGGACCTTCTTGGGCACACCGGAACAGGCACAGGCAAGAAGATTGGGGATCTTGTCTGGGTCAAGTCAGGCGCCCAACTAAAGGGACTGGTGATGAAGCCTGTTCAAGAGGTCATTAAGTCTGCGGGATCTAAGGTGCTGACTCAAACAGCGCTTGGTGCCAAGATCACGGCGCTCGGTCCGTGGGGAGTAGGAATTGGCGCTGGACTAATCGCCGCCGCCGCCTCGATCAAGGCTCTCAGAGACTACGGCGCAAAGAACAGCAGAACTACTTACTTCCAGGCAGCCGTCGACCTGTTCAAGGACATTAAGCCCGACGAGGTGAAGGGAGCTACCACGATTCCTGACAATCCTCCAGAAGTCGACCCGCCTCAGGCAGGGAAAGTCCTGGTAACTCTCGACAATACAAACACAATGGTATCAGTACCAAAAGATGTCGTTGCGTCTCAAGGATTTGAGATTCCCAAAGCCTACACCCTAGAAGAGATACCGCTTAACGATAAGGAGGAGACAAAGAAAGAGGTTATTGCATACCTCGAGTCTCCTCCGGGTAAGGCGGGAGTCCAGATGGCAGATGGCAAGTCCGCAAAGGATCTGGAGGGTCTAGAGTTTGAAGTTACAGACAAGCGCAAGAAGTCCAGAGGAAGCTCGACAGAGCCTGGCAAGGGGGCAGTATCAGTGGTTTCGATCAAAGATTGGAAGATGCCGTCTCTCGCATCAGTGCTATTCGAATCCACCGATGAGTCTGCAGATGTAAGAGTCGCTGGCGCAGACGCCAAGAAGAGCAAGACCTACAAGGAGCTCAAGAAGAAGTTCAAGAATGATCCGAAGAACTTGCCGCTCCCATCGGGCGTCTCCACAAGAGAAGATGACGTAATAAAAGACACCATGAAGCTCACTGACGACGACTTCGATCTCAGGGCTACATCGAAGGACGGCGATGTCCAGCAGGGACTCAATGCCCTTCGCAAGAAGGCAAAGAGTGGTAACGTCATCCTCACCTTCAGCAACAAGGCGCACGAAAAGCTGGCAACACAGTTCCAGATGTCAGAAGATGACATAAAGAAGTTGTTGGCAATATACTCCAAGAAGCCCGAGTCTGCGCCAAAAATAGAAGCCTACAAGTCCATCTTGAGCAAGATTAAGGATGACGCGAAGAAGAAGGAGCTGAGGCAGTTCATAGTCGACATGGGTATGGCGGTATCTAAGCCGAAAAAGAATGAAGCGCTCGATGCGGGTTCTGAGAACCTCATCATCGAGCGCTGGTCGAAGCTGGCAGGACTGCTCTAGTCCTAGCGGCAGGCACCAGAGAGGCTCGTAGTGGAGCCGCCCGGAACGTCAACTTCGACAAATGGCTCATAGCAGCCTTCGGAGTTGACGTTACGCGTATCAGTCCACACCATGACACCACCGAGGTAGACGTTCACAGTGACATCATTGCGTCCCGAGTAGACGGAACCAGGGTAGTCATGGACATAGACAGTGTACGTCCCACGTGCGGGAGAGTCGATATTGATATTCTCCGGACCAGTTCCCGGGATGTCATCGAGGTCGAGGATGGGATCATCCGTTGGACCACCAGCCCCCCAGTTGAGTCCGCCCCAAGTGCAATTCGCATAGTAACAGTCAGAATCAGTTGTCAGGACGCCGCCATCATCGAGGAGGTGGAGGTCCATGTCATCGCCGGAGTATGTCCAGAACATCTCCACCCAGAGCCCGTCACCGGCTGTCGCCTCCAGGGTCGCGAGGCAGGGCTCAGAGACGAGACCGTCGTTATCAGTGACCACCAGCTGGCCGACGTACTCGCCTGCTACGTCCGGAGTGAAACCCCGACGATTTGCGGTGCCACCAGGCATTGTGGAGGTGGCACCAGCCGGCTCAGAGATGAGAGTCCAGTCGTATGAGACGATCGATCCGTCATCGTACGAGGCGCTGCCAATCCAGTCCGCTGACTCATGGATGGCGAGGACGGACGTGGGATCGACCGAGCATACCGCAACTGGCTGGGAGAGTGGAGGCGCGGTGTCCCCAGTGTCTCCGGTGTCGACTATGACCTCCGCACCGGCTAGCAGAGGCACAGTAAGGTTAGGACTAGCAGGATCGTTAGAAAGAATCTGAAGGTCACCGGTTGTCTCGCTCCCATCGGAGGTGTATGTGATCGTGAGCTCAGCGAAGGAATCAGGTTCGAAAGAACCGACAATGGGCTCGAGGAGAGTGAATGTCTCACGTCCGTTGCCGATCTGCATTGCGGTCACGTTGAGGTTTGCGTCTCCGAGCGATGACATGGTGATGATCTGCGCCGAGCTCTCACCGGCTGGGACGATCCCAAAGTCGACAGGGCTGGGGTCGACCTGAATACGCGGTGCGCCATCAGTGGGTGGATCCTTGATGGAAGTGATCGTATTGTCCATGCATGCGACCGTGAGTAAGAATAACACCATTGGGCCTCCGTTAACCTCAACAGTATGTATACTCAGATGCTCTCAGATGTACAGAGCTACATCAAGATGTGGAAACACTCATCGCTGACTGGACCTTCCCAGAATCAATCTGAGTGTCTTCCGACACCAGCTCTAGCCAGTCGGTCGGATAGGTCTCGACCCGACCGTCATTGAGCACCTCTGACCTGTTCTCCCAGTACACGCCACTGCCCTCTCCTGTGGAGACCTCGACAAGCTCGGTGCTTATGACTATCATGAAGCCACGCGGTAACAGCATGGACCAGTGGAACTTTACGAGACTACCTGGTGCCATCTCTCTTCGACCATATCCGTTCGAGAGCCCTCAGGAGCTCAAATGAGAAGTTTCCAAACATGACAGTAAGTATGTTCAGTCTCCGTTTCCGAGACCACTCCACAGCGGGACTGCCAGCGTCATCTTCTTGTGCTCGTGCGCGTGGTGCTCGATCTCCTCGATGAGCCGGATGATGTCTCCCGCATTCACGTCCAGCGAGTGGTCGATCCTGTGCCGGCACCGCTCGATCACCTTCTCAATTGGCTCCAATGTCTTCTCGCCTCCACCTGCCATTTCCCTCTCCGCAGAGACACTGCTCGTGAAAATCGATCACGGGTGTGAGCGCGGGCTGGTCGCTGCACCTCGCCTCGCATGCCTTCTGGAAGCTCAGTGAGTCGGAGCAGACCCAGATCAGCAGGAGAAATCCAACTGCAAGAGAAATCATGGTCACAAACTTTTCGATCTGCTGGTCAGAAAAATTCATCTACCCCTCCAGGTTCTACCAGTCTCCCTCGTGATTTCCATCGACAACTTTTCCACGGACTCGCCGTCCCTTCTTGTTATAGAGGGTCACCTTCTCCTGCAGCATCTGGACCTCCCATCGATCGCTACTGACCTGCTTCAGGCTAAAGGGCCCGTAGCCATCGATCCCGAGGAACTCATCGTGCCCATAGTGGATGTTGGCGAGCTCCTTCTTGCCAACTACATTTGCGCACCGTGTCACTTCTTCCTGCAAGCCTGCGTTGGCCCTGTGAAGCTCACTGTTCTCTTTTAGAAGTTCCCGGATACGATCGCCAGTCGCCTCTTTGAGATCGTCACATTCTTCCTTCAGAGTCCGAATGTCCTCACAGAGGGTATTGAGCTCATCGCGAGCGTCATCCCTCTCAGAGAGGGTTTGCTTCAGTGCTTCCTGGAGATAGTCCCTCTCAGCAACCACCTTCTCCGCGTAGACAGACCAGCTTCCCTGCCCAACGAATCCGGGACCACGCTCGGACTCAGGTGGGACAAGCTTCTCAAGGCGCTCGGCCTTCAGAAGGATCTCCTTCATTCGCTGGGCCTGCTCGGCGTTCTCCTTTCGCAGCTGGTCATTCTCTTTGTCGATGTCCAGTCCAGCCTGATGTGCCTCGTAGCACTCCTTCCGAAGACTATCGATCTCATCGAGGAGGACCCTTGCCTGCTCACTGTTGAGCAGTGTACCACCGGCATTGATGTGCTCACGGATTGAATCCTCGGTCAACCAATCTTGTTCAGCACGCTGGTTCATGGGTTCTCCTTCTTCATGATGTTCTGGATCTTGCTGTCACGTTCCTGGACCAACTGTGACCAGCGTGCGGCATGCTCATCCGACCGTCGCTTGATCTCATCTGGATCTGTCGACTTGAACTCGTACTCCTTGCTCATCTCCAGGAGTCTCAGGGAGTAATCGATCTCAAGCTCAAGCACATCGGACTTACCGGCCGAAGAGAGCGAGGCGAACTGTTCAGGTGTAAGGGCACTCATTCTGTCTCCTTGTTGTCAATGTCTCTACACTCTGCGATGATGGCTTCTCGATTCTTCTCATTGTAGTCGAGAAGTTCCTGGACAATCGCGAGGAGATCGCCGTTTTCACCCTTTTCGAGGGTCTCATTAGCTTTATCAGCAAGGTTCTTGAAGTCTCTAATGTGCTTGTAATCAGTCATGGGTGCTCCTTCCTGCAAACCATACGGGCTGCGATTCTCGTTTACAAACCGGCGATACTTCTCAAGAGCGGGATGCGACCCGTCTCTATCGCTTGGATGTCGTGTCGCATCAATCATCTTAACGTGCCGTTCGAGGACATCCCACAGCTCGATGATCGCTTTGTCGCGATCCTGGATGTCCTCATCTCGAATGTCAGCCAGGTCGATCTCACCCCAGTTTCTCATGCGTTCTCCTTCTCCCTGCGAAGCTCCTGAAGACTCTCCTTCAGGACGGCTGCAAACTTCTCCATCTCCTCTGGGGTCAGGCTATCGAGCTTCTCGATAATCGTGGGATCCGTGATGGGAAAGCTGGCCCCTTCGGGGACCTCATTGTCTACGTGCTCGTTGCTCATTGATTCTCCTTGACCTTTCGCGGTGGAAGGCCGACCATCTCACGGACCTCATCCTCGTAGGGCTTCCCTTTCAGGAGACTGAAGTCGATAAGATGGCGAATCCGGTGATCAACGACAGGAATGTCTCCCTCAGGATCATCGTACTCACTGATGAAAGCAAAGATGTTGTTAGGTACTGTTCCCTTCTCAAAGATGTGCGGGTTCTTCACGTTGGCAAGATGAAGCTGAAAGATTTTGCCGCTTTCTGTCATGATTCCTTCTCCTCATTTCCGTTTTTAGCCGTATCTCTTTCCTTGTACGCTCTCTCGAGAATCGACCAGAAGTAATCTGTCATCCTCGTCGCATTATACCCCTCATCCATTCTTGCTTCGATTTCCTCAAAGAGTTCATCTCTCGTAAAATCCCAGCTCATTCTGTCTCCTTGTCTCTATCATAACCATCGGTGTCGTCGTTTACAAGGTCGACTTCGCGAGGTTTGAACCAAGCGATACCGACCGGCGTGTGGACTCTCAATGGGTTCGGGTTGGTCCCGACTTCAATGATGAGACCGATCTGTTCCCAGTATTTCTCGGCATAATCCTTGTCGTATTCCGGTCTGCGGATCCTGACGAGATCACCGGGTTTCACTGATCACCTCCAGATTCTCCTCCGCCCAGGGCTGCATCTCACCGTCGATCAGGACCCACCAGTCGCACCAACTGTTGATGGGATGGCCGTCCTCGAGTGTGACGGGTTCGACGATCACTCCGGTGTGACCGAGGATATCGTCAGGGAGTTTCTCTTCGGATGAGTGGACAATCCTAACGAGGTCACCGGGTTTCATCAAACTCCGACTCATCATCGAATCCTGCAAGACTGGCAATCTCACGCCAGGCGGCGGTGATCTCTGGTGGGTCCCGGTAGTCGGTTGCTGGATTGTAGTGCCACTCGTAGAGGAGCCTGAGGGTGTCGATGCTGATTGTGACCTCGTTCATTCTTCCTCTTCAGGGCGGCGATCGGGATTGTTTCGGTACCACTCCTCCCGCATCCGCATGTTTTCCTCATGCGTGTACGCCGTGTACCATGGTGGGCCGATGTCTGGACACTTGCACTGGCTGTGTAAGAATCTGCAGTCATCGCAGTGGTGGATGCTCATGATTCACTCCATTCTCAAGGTAGTTGGATGTCCCATTCTCGCTGAAGATCTTTCAACACGCTTACTCTCCACTCACATACCCGGCAGGGATTGTCATGCCTACACTCGTAGGTGAGCTCACCTGGGTGGGAGACGAGGCACGGAGCATTTCGAACGTGGTTGAGGAGGTCTTCGATGATCTCCTTCAGTCTTTCGTTCTCGAATGGTAGGTACTGGAGTTTCAGGCCTTCGTGCATGGGATATCCAGGATGTTGCCGTGGCTCGTGATCACGCCCCATTTGCCATCATCCACGCAAGACGCGTTGCTGAACACCGTGCGCATACCGTGCACGGTCCGGGTCCCTGAGTTCCGGACATCACGGAAGCTGTGCACATGACCAAAGCACATGAGCTGGGGGTCGACCCGCTTCACCGCCTTGAACAGGGCGGAGTCGCCACAGAGGTCATACTCATTGTCGCGACGGATAGTGGCATCAAGCACACTGAACGGCGGTCCGTGCGTGATCACCACGTCAACACCCTCAGGAATGGTGTCCCACACACGGTTGATCGTGCCACGGTCCTTCATGTAGGACCAGTCTCCATACTTGGGTGTGAAGGGAGATCCCCAGAACCGCAGTCCAGAGATCTCCCTCTCCTCGGTGAGGAGGAGGTTGATGCCGCGGCTCTCTATGAGTTCACGGCTGACCAGCCCCTTCTCTACCGAGGTGTCATGATTTCCGGGGACGAACACCTTGGTCGGAATCGGGATGCATGCAAACCAGTCGATGAACGCCCGCATCTCTGGCTCATTCCGGTACGGGTCCCGGTAGTTTGATGCATCTCCAGAGTGGATGACGATGTCAACGCCCTCAGGCACAACAAGCTGCCCGTGATTCATATGCGTATCAGAGATGTGCCAGACTTTCATGTTTTTCCGGTTTCTTGAGAAGGAAGGTTGATGATTGTCATCAAATGGGTCCAGTCTCCATTGAAATAGAAGATGTTCCCGTCAAGTAAGTAGTGGAAGCCAGTGCTGACAGGTTCGATGACAAGCATCGTTCGATTGGCAATGTTCTCAAGGACCCATTGACGATCACTACGTGAGATATCTGTTCGCACATTATGCTCCCGGAGAACAACGAGATCTCCGGGCTTCATTTGGACTCCTTGACTTTGCGGCACCACGTACTGGGAACCGACCACCTCTCACCCTCGTGCAGTACCAGCAGCTCATCCCCGTACTTCGCATCACCCGGACGCGACATGGTGGTCTGGATGATGAGGCCGATTCGGGCCCTCTCCCAGTCCATGGGGTCATCGACGCGAGACAGGGATTCAGGCCACACAAACATGATGAGGTCGCCGGGTTTCATTTAAGCCCTAGAAGTCAGAGGCGCCGATCTGGTAATTGGGGCGACCCTTCGCCTCTTCTGTGAAGACAATGCGGAACTTGCTTCCATAGTCCTCGACATCGAAGACGTAGGTCCCCGAGAACGGATCGATACGCGTGAGATTGTCGGTGTGGAGCTCGAGATAGAGCGTCTCGTCAGAATCGTAGTCGTCCTCATCTTCCTCATCTCGGGACTTGGCTCGCTTGGCGACAACTTCCTTGATCCGCACCGAAATGCAGTTGTCGTACCGATCGGAAGAGATCATGTGGAGAGGAGAAGCATCGAGCTGGGACGGAGACTCAACCTCCCACTTGCGACCCTTCTCGCCGGGAGTGGATACAGAGGTCTTCCACTTCGACTTCCCGCCGTGACCAATGGGCTTCACGTTGAGGATCTCAACGCATTCCTCGAAGGGCCCACCGTAGCGGTTGAGCTCATCTACTAGGACCTGCAGCATGTCGAAATTGAACTCATCGCAGGTAGCGCTGAGACCGATGATGGGATCTGTGAAGCTTTGGTCATCCAGACAGTCCTCGCAGTACTCCTTGATGAAGGAGGCATCGAGACCGCTGAAGGCGATCGCGTACCGGAGCCGGCTGGGGCGATTGTGGAAGAAGCCCTGCACCGAGTACTTGTCGTTGCAGGTGATGACCATGATCTTGTTCCGCGCCGTGTAGACGCCGTCAAAGAGGGTGAGAATCGACTCCTGCGCCTCCCGGTCATAGAGCTTCTCAAACTCGTCAAAGATGACAATCGCCGGCTGCTCGATTCCCTGGATCGTCCGCATGAAGCGCTCGTCCGAGAAGGGAGTGTTGACGATGATGACCGGAAGACCAGAGTTCACCGAGACCTGCTTCGCGAGGAGGGTCTTGCCGGAGCCCTTCACGCCACTGAGGAACACGCCCACCTGGGTCCCAGGCTGGCGATTCTCGAAGGTCTCGAGGATTCGATCCGCGTACCGGTTGGTCTTCCCGTAGAGCTTCTTGGGGAGGGTGAAGGGCTCGCTCTCCTCGAGGAAATACTCCTTCGTCAGGGGATTCTGGCAGACTGTGTAGTTTCCCGGCGGAAGCCTGTCGCGGACATCGAGACGGGCATCAGGAGTGAGGGACCAGGCGTTGTCATTCTTGAGGAACTTCATGATTTTCTCTTTGTTGGAGTTTGAGTCTATTCTACTGAGTTGTAATTTTCAACTGAGATTAGTGTCCAGTGGTCAGTATCTAGAAATTTGATGCTTCCCTTCGCCAGGACTTCATAGTGACACCTGTTTGACCTGAGCCTGTGGTGCTCGACAACGTCGTGTGGTAGCGAGAACTGCTTGTGCATCTCTATCAGGATGCAGGGTTCATGAAACTCGCCGCTCTCATCCAGCGGTAGGAACAGCTTGCCCTTGTCAGCTTCACGCATCTGATATCAACCTCGTGAGACTGCGTATCGATTCCTCAGTCATCTCGCTGGTGTGTCCACCATTGAACATGACCGTCCATGTGCCTCTGGACTCTGAGATCAGCAACATCATCTCAAAGCCCTCGCCTGGAGGTGTGAGCTTAAAGTACTTTTCCTTCCAGGTTCGGAGCTGTCCTGCCGACGTGTTGTTATGCAAGAAGCCTCCAAACCAGTGTAATACTGATCTGGAGGCTGTTCAAGCTCTTTTAGAATTTCAGGACTGCAACTTGTGCAGGAACCTCACTGGGATGCTGAGCTTCTGACCATTGATCAAGACCACATAATGGGTGTCAAAGTCATTCACGCCGAGGTGGTCCAGCTCAATTACCAGTCCAGAAACTCCGGGGATCAGCTTCTTCCTGGAGATCTTCGTGGCATAGCTTTTGTTGCTTTCCATGACTCTCTTTCTCTCATCGCCTGAAGTCCATCCCCACGGAGGCTCAATACCCTCACAGTCCCACGGCTCGATTGACACGAGGTCACCGCCCTGAAGCTTCTCGCTCATGTCTCAGTACCGGTACTGATTCGACTTGTAGGGACCTTCGACGTCGACTCCAATGTAGCTTGCCTGACTCTCGGTAAGCTTCGTGAGCTTTGCACCGAACTTATCGAGGTGAAGTCGGGCAACCATCTCATCGAGGTGCTTCGGAAGCGTGACCACGCTCACATTGAGATCAGGAAGCTTGATGCGATTATGACCGTAGAGCTCAGAGAACTTGTGGAGGTCGATCTGGGCGAGCACCTGATTCGTGAAACTGTTGCTCATCACAAGGCTCGGGTGACCGGTCGCGCATCCAAGATTCACGAGTCGACCCTCGGCGAGGATCAGGATCTTTCGACCCGTGTCGTCAAACTCCCACTCGTGGACGCCTGGCTTCACTTCGGTCTTAGTAACCAGCCGATCACGGCGCATGCGCTCGAGGCCTGCCATGTCGATCTCATTGTCGAAGTGGCCAATGTTACAGACGATGGCTCCGTCCTTCATCTGGGACATGTGCTCGGCGTTAATGATGTTCTTGTTCCCAGTTGCGGTCACAAAGATGTCAGTGTGCGGGAGCGCATCCTCGACCGTAGTGACCTCGAGGCCCATCATACATGCCTGGAGCGCACAGATCGGGTCAATCTCAGTGACTGCAACTCTGGCATACTGGCCTCGGAGGCTATCTACTGAACCCTTACCCACGTCACCGTAGCCACAGACCAGGACCCGCTTGCCTGAGACCAGCACGTCCGTAGCACGATTGATGGCATCGACGAGAGAGTGGCGGCAACCATAGAGGTTGTCGAACTTCGACTTGGTCACCGAATCGTTGACGTTGATCGCCGGGAACAAGAGGGTGCCGGCATCGCGCATCTCGTAGAGCCGGTGCACGCCAGTAGTAGTCTCTTCAGAGACACCCTTGATGTTCGCCGCCAGAGGAGTCCAGAAGTTGTTACCCTTCTCCCTGCGGACATCATGGATGAGCTGGAAGATGACGGCTTCCTCCTCCGAAGATGCAGTAGCTAGGTCTGGCAGCGTATCATTCTTCTCGTGCTGGTAGCCGAGATGAACTAGAAGGGTCGCATCACCGCCATCATCGAGGAGGAGCGTGGGACCAGAACCATCAGGCCAGGCGAGCGCCTGAAGGGTGCACCACCAGTACTCCTCGAGGGTCTCACCAGCCCATGCAAAGACCCGGGTGCCGGTGGAAGCAATAGCTGATGCCGCGTGGTCCTGCGTCGAGAAGATGTTACAGCTCACCCACTGCACATCTGCGCCGAGGTCTTTAAGGGTCTCGATCAGCACAGCCGTCTGGATAGTCATGTGGAGTGAACCCATGATCCGGGCGCCCTGCAGGGGCTTCTCATCCTTGAAGCGATTGCGCACGGACATGAGCCCGGGCATCTCCTTCTGGGCGAGCTCAATCTCCTTCCGACCCCACGTCGTCGTCTTGTCAGAATTGTCCTTGACTCTGCTCTGCATGCCCGAGAAAAGCTCGAGGCCAGTATTCATGAATTTCATTAGATCTCCAGGTAACGCTTGATTGTTGTAACCATGTCCAACTTCTCCCAAGTGAATTCGCCTCGCCCAAAGTGGCCATACGCGGCGGTGCGCTGGTATCCCGGCTTGCGCAGGTCCAGGCGCTCAATGATTCCCTTCGGCTTCAGCGGGAAGACGTCCTTGACGCAGCGAATGATCTGATCCTCGCTTACCCTGTTGGTGCCGAAAGTATCGACCATCACGCTCACCGGTTCTGCGACGCCAATCGCATAGGAGAGCTGGACCAGCGCTCGAGAGCAGGCTCCGGAAGCGACGAGGTTCTTTGCGATGTACCGACCCATGTAAGCCGCCGAACGGTCAACCTTGCTGGGATCCTTGCCCGAGAAGGCGCCACCGCCGTGGGCACCGTGGCCACCGTAGGTGTCGACGATGATCTTGCGACCCGTGAGACCCGAGTCTCCCATCGGTCCGCCGATCTCAAACTTGCCCGTGGGGTTGACATAGAACTTCGTCTTGTTGTCGATCATGTCAGAGGGCAGGTACCGCTTGATGAGACCAGAGACGACCTGCTCATAGATCTCGCCGTGGGCACGGGGCTCGTGCTGGGTAGACAGGACGACGGTATCGATGCGTGAGATCCTCGAGTCTCGGTACTCCACCGTCACCTGGGCCTTGCTGTCCGGACGGACCCAGGACCAGTCGCTGTCGGTCTTGCGGAGCTTCGAGAGGTTCCGCATCAGGTCGTGGCTCCACTGGATCGACGCCGGCATGAGCTCTGGCGTCTCAAGGACTGCGTAGCCGAACATCATGCCCTGGTCGCCAGCACCCATCTCAGAGAACAGGCCAGAGCCCTCATCGACGCCCTGCGCAATATCGGGAGACTGCTCCTCGAGGGCGACCATGACGGCGCAGGTGTTGCCGTCGAATCCCTTGTCAGAGTGGTTGAATCCGATGTCGTTGATCGTCTTCCTCACCACCTTTGCGATGTCGACCTTGACTTCAGACGGCACGGTGATCTCTCCAGCTACAACGACCAAGCCGGTCTTCACGAGGGTCTCGCAGGCCACCCTCGAGTTAGGATACTGCTGGAGGTAAGAATCCAACACAGCGTCAGAGATCTGGTCACAGATCTTATCTGGGTGCCCCTCTGATACGGACTCAGATGTAAACAGGTAGTTCTTCGGCATGTTACCACTCCTCCCCAAGACCGACCCAGTCCTTGTACTTCTCTTCTCCGCCGCGGGTCTTCCAGTCAGAGTCGATTGTGAGCTTCGAGCTGATTCCACCTCGAGGATTGAACACCATCACGACCCGGAGCCGGTCTGGCTCGTACGCTGCCATGAGATCGTCGTAGACGACATTGATCAGCCGCTCATAGGAGATGATCTTCTCGCGGAACTGGTGGAGATAGTACTTCAGAGACTTGAGCTCCACCACCTTGGAATTCGGATAGATGGTGATGAAGAGGTCTGCGAAATCTGGCTGGTCCTTGACACCGAGAAACGTTACCTCGGGTGACTTGATCTTGACCTCGTAGCCCTTGCTCGAGGGATTGGGAATTGCCTTCAGGATAGAAGGGTCGCTCCAGACTCTTGACAATTGTCCTCCTTGATTTGACACTATAATCGCTGCGTGGGAATCTTATAGAGATTCAGCCCAGCTCGCTCCAAGTTCCGTCTTCGAGCTCGATGTTATTGTTGCCGAGAAAGTTCACGAGCGCGTCCCAAGCCTCGCCACTCTCCTCGTCATCGAACAGGACATAGGTGGAGCCATCGGCAAAACCAGACAGGCCGCTGATCTCACCACCTTTCTGCTCATAGAACTTGACGACTCGCCAAGGCGTCACACCGTACTTCTCCTCGAACTCGTACCCGAATTCGCTGTCATACTGCTCGCCATCCCACTCCTCCCACTGCTCGAGGAGCCCCAGCTTCTCAGCGACGCTGGAATCGATCTCAAAACCAACAGCACTCTTTGGATAGTAACGCATCTTCCCTCCTGGAGGCTGAGACAAGAAAGCCTCCGGTACCAGAATCTAACTGGAGACCGGAGGCTTTACATCGCGGGAAGATTAGTCTATCGCATCCTTGGCAAGCTGGAGCGCCATCCTCGTGATGAGCGCCTTGATAGCCTTACCCTCTTCAGGTGTGATTCTGACCTTTCCGTCGTCATCTTTCTTCAGCGCCTTGTTAAGGAGCTCAACGAGCTTGGCAGCGTCTGGTGCGATGGCAAGCAATTCTTCTGGTTTTAGAGCCATTGTAAACATCCTCCCTTAGCAGATCCGATCTGCTAGTGATAAATATGTTGGAGGGTCAACATGGATACACCAGCAGAGATAGTAAATCACGAAATTGCAACACCGGCGATTGGGCCTGAGGCACCGCCAGAAATGATTGCTGCACAGCCAGCGGTCGAAACTACCGAAATAGTCGAAGCGCCTGTTACGACTGGAGCGAAAGTTTATCCAAGCCTGTATGACACTATTCCGACAACAATTGCGGCGATCGCGATCGGTATTGGAATCATCGGCGGAATCCAGTGGACGGTAAGGAAGATCTTCTCTTCGGAAAAGATGGAGCACAAGGCGCTCACGCAGTTCGTAACTGCGATGTTCGCCCTTATTGTTGGCGTCTGGATAGCAGACAAGCTCATTGCAGGTCCCTCTACCGAACTGCTTCTTCCTGAAGAAAGCACACAACTGCTTACGTTCATCAAGGACATCACGCTCATGGTGTTCAGCTACTACTTTGGCACTAAGGCACAGGTTCCTTCTGACGTTGTCGAGAGCGAGGTGATCGATGGCTGATCCATTAGCACAGATCCTGGAAGCATCAGGCGGTGGAAATGTCTGGGCAGTGCTTGGACTTGCGGTCTCCGGTGGTCTAGGCAAGTACGCCTGGGACTTCTACAAGAAGAAGGCAGACCTCAATTTCAAGGCCAACGACAATGTCCGTAAGGACGTCAAGGAAGAGAAGCTCCTCGATCGCAAGGAACGGAACGAGTTCAAAGACGACCTGAAGGAGCGCGTCGCCGCTCTTGAAGTGAAGCTCGAGGCGGCTGTGAAGGCAAAGGAGGACCTCCTCGAGCAGGTTGGTGAGCTTCGCGCAAAGCTGGCCAAGATTGAGACAAAGCTCGAGATCCTCCTTGCAGGTGGAAAGGTAGCACCAGAGCCACCAGCTCCAGAGCCTCCGCCAAAGAAGACTGCTGCAAAGGCAAATCCGGCATCAAAGCCAGCGGCAAAGGCCGCAAAGCCAAAGAAGAATGCCTGACTGCACAATCAAGTCTGGGGAAATTGTCAGCCTCGAAGACCTGAGGCTGAATGACCCCAACTGCACAATCGAGGCTGGGGTCATAATCAGGCCACCTTTAGCTCCAGAAGTTGAGTCTGTCGATAAGAAGGCAGAAACAAAGCCTGCCAAAGTCAAGAAACAGGCAGAAATCAAAAAGACAGAAGCAAAGCCTGAAGAAGTTGTTGCAAATGTAGAGGCGCCGAAAGTGGCGCCACAGAAGAAAGTGGTCACCAAAGAGGTGATCGAAGTGCCGCAGCCTGTCATCAACAATGGGCTGTCTTCAAGTGAAATTGCTGCCGGTGCGGCGGTGCTTGGTGTTGCCGCCATAGGTGCCGCAGCGGCAACTTCTGCCGCAGGAGGAATTTCATCGATACAAGCCAAGATCGCATCGATGTTCGGCTCTAAGGGCGCAATTGCTGGCGCGGCAGCGGTAACCGCTGGTACGATCGTGGCAGTCAAGGCACTGGAATCAAAGATGGGCAAGCTTGAGCAGGATATGTCAAAAATGAAAGAGGAGGTCGGTGGTGCCGCCTCCTCTATCGATAAGATTGACGAGCTACTTGACCGGCTCAGCAGAGACGGTAACGACAAACTCGACCCGCCTGTTTAGGGCCTTGCCAGCTGGCGTTCCAGAGGAATCGATCGGAGACTCATCACCCTTGCCCTCGATCGAGATCCTCTCGGTCGAGATTCCTTTTCCAGCGAGATAGTCGGCGGCAACCTTTGCCCTCTCGTATGAGAGCTCGTCAGGATGCTTGTACTCAATCTCAGAGGAATCAGCATAACCAACTACCTTGACTCCAAATCCAGGTCGAGAGTTCAAGATAACCCAAACGCCATCGAGTGTTGCTTGTCCCCTGGCGTTCAGCTTGGAATCTCCAGCCTTGAAACCTATGCCGATCTCTTGCTTCGGAGCCGTGACCGCGTCTGGCGCAGCTGGAACAACTATCACTATCGGCTGCTCGTACACGGTGACTGACTTGCAGTCGCATGCTGGAGCTGGTGGGGGTATGACCAGAGCTGGGGCTGGAATTACTTCAGGTTTATCATCAGAGCCAAAGGTCAACTGAGCTGATAGTTGCCAGTCGGGGTCTCCTGGCTGGCGGATGATTCCCTTGCTTCCCGCGACTCCCACGGAGAAGTTTCCTATTGTCCAGTCGAGTGATGTCCCCACAAAGAGCGAGGAAACTGGTCTCTCACCGATGTTGTAGTAGGCTTGCGTATCGACGCCAACCGTGAAGTTACCAAGACCGTAGGCAGCTAGAGCGTTAAGGTAAGGACCGTCTCCGAGCTCGTAACCCTCGAGATCAATTTCTGGGTAAACAAGGTAACCACCACCAGCTGTAAAGCTTAGATCCCCGACCTGTCCCTCGGCACCGGCCTCGACCTGCATCACTGTGTTCGGGTGCGCGACCCCGAGCCCAACGCCAGTGGGAACAACGACCGCGAGATCGCCGTAAGCTCCCCAGCCGTCCTCTCCGAATGCCTTTGTATATCCACGAGCTCCACCCCAGGCGTCTCCGATTCTTGGTACACCATCCTGCATAATAGATCCCGGGAGACCCACATCGAAGGAGAAGTGATCGAAAGTGTACCTATTTGTCGTCCAGCCCCAGAAGGTGTCACCGATGACGACCGTCTCAGTGCCGTCTGGATTCACATAGGAGAGCGGGTCAGTAACGATACCGCCGACCACTGCCGATTCCTCACCCTTGAATACCGAGGCTCCCCTCGGAGGAAGAGGAACCACGCTCATCTCTGGGACCTCACCGCCTGAAGCGCCCATCAATAGTGGAGTACCCAGGATAGCAGCCATGAGACCGAGGCCACGTCGCCTCACCGAGGCGAGGAGGGCAGCTCCAAGCAAGATGATTCCACCTGATGGTCCACCACCTGTCGTTGAGCATCCGCCAGGAACGTACTTACCCACAGCTGGCTTGACTGGATCTTCTACGGGGTCTGTGTCGGTATCAACTGCTGTGTCGATGCCTGAATCAATCCCCGAGTCTATTCCGGAATCGATCCCTGAGTCGATGGCAGTATCGACTGCTGTGTCACCAGTATCTACTGGTCTGTCGTCCACTGGGTCGCATGCGTCTCCGATTCCGTCACCGTCAATATCCGTCTGATCATTAGGCTCACCGAAGCAGTTGTCGCTGTCGTCGGCGTATGTGTCACCGTCAGCATCAGAGTCACAGAAATCTCCAATACCGTCGTGATCGAAGTCTAGCTGCTCGTCGTTCGGATAGTCAGGGCAGTTGTCGGCAAGTCCGCAGACTCCGTCAGAATCGACATCGTTCGATGGATCTCCGAGGCAAGTGTCCGATCCATCGCAGACTCCATCACCATCGGCGTCGTTGAACGGATCGTATGGGCATGGGTCTATGTCAGCGCACTTGTCGTCAGAGTCGACGTCATCTTCCGGATCAAGGGGGCATGCGTCGCATCCGTCAGGGACAGTGTCGAGGTCAGAGTCGACAAGGTCATCAGAGCCTGCGCAGATGTCGATATCTCCACAGACTCCGTCCGCGTCCGAATCATTCTCAGCATCAGCTGGGCAGATGTCGACGTCTCCACAGTTTCCGTCCTCATCAGCATCGTTCATGGGATCAAGCGGGCAAGTGTCTGCCGATTCGCAGAGTCCATCGCTGTCACGGTCATCGAGCGCGTCCGATGGACAGGCGTCGACGTCTCCGCACACCCCATCATCATCTGCATCGTTCAGCTCATCGAGCGGACAGGCATCACAGTCATCAGAAAGACCATCAGAGTCTACGTCCGCGACGTCGTCGAAGCCAGGGCAGATGTCTGCAGAGTCGCAGGAGCCGTCTCCATCAGAGTCATCTGCTGAGTCGGTCGGGCAGGTGTCGCATCCGTTCGGAACAGAGTCGCCGTCGACGTCAAGCAGGTCATCGGCGCCTGGGCAAATGTCGTCCGAATCACAAGAACCGTCAGCGTCAGAGTCATCAAGGGCGTCGAATGGACAGGTGTCACAACCATCTGGGACAAAGTCCAAGTCGGTGTCCATCAGGTCATCAGACCCAGGACAGGCCTCGTTGTTTCCGCAGACAGTGTCCTCATCCTCATCGTCGAGAGGATCGTAGATGCAGATATCACATCCGTCTGGAGTTCCATCTGAGTCAGAGTCTACGATATCGCTAAACCCTGGGCATGTGTCGAAGTCACCGCAGATTCCATCTAGGTCTTCGTCATCGAGAGGATCATTAGGGCAAACATCGCATCCGTCAGGGGTAAGATCTGAATCTGCGTCAGCAAGGTCATCGTATCCAGGGCAAATGTCGGTATCGCCACAGATACCATCAGCATCCGCATCGTTTTCAGGATCGGTCGGGCAAGTGTCCTCAGTGTCAGGTATGCCGTCAGAATCTGCATCTGGAATCACGGGTGCCTCGGCACATTCCGTCGCAGCGGTGATCGCAGAGTCATCAAGTGCATAGACAACCCTGAATGTCTCAGACTGTCCAGGTATCATATCACCTATGCGGACTGCAAGAGAGATTGCCTGATCTGCGGTGGTTGTGGATCCAACTGATGAGTTTAGTCCTGAGCCGTTCCAGATATTGGAACCGTCTGTGTTGCTGAATCCGCCGTGCGTGACCTTTGCGCGTGAGTCAGAGGCAAGAAGGTAGAGGTCAGACCCATCGCCTCCCGTGGCCTTCACCTCAGCGAGATCAGTTGAGGCATTTGGCTGGGAGATGATGGTGTTGGTCGTGCTGTAACCGTAACCAGTCATCACAGCGTTGTCAGGATCTACGTTCCTGAACCAGTACACGTCCGACAGGGTGCTCGATCCGTTGTTGGTGAGTGTGACGGTCATGACGATGTAGACGCCGTCATTCACAACGCCGTACTGCGTCTCAATACCAAGGTCTCCCCTGTTTCCGGTCCATGTCGCGGCCCCGCCGAGATTCCCACAGATGTCGACTTCACAGGCAGGGTCACCGAGGCTGCCTACAATGTTCTGGCTTCCGTTGAAGTTTGTGTAGGAAGTGCCGTTGACCTCGACTCCCCATCCCTCGAGAGGCGAACCGGGAGAGAAGAAGTCACCGTAGAATGATGCCCATCCGTTGGCTTGCGGGTTCGCGACAAAACCCATCTGGCCCGTGTTGGAGCGATAGTGCCAGCCAGCAGGATACCCTCCCTCGCCAAAGGCACCTTCACTTCCAAGACCAAGCTCAACGTAGGAGTTGCGGATGAAGGCTGCGGACCCAGGATCGCTTACCTCACAGAATCCGGAGGCGTGTGCTACTCTGGGAGCTGAAGCGAACGCTGCTAAAAGAACAGGGAATAGAATTTGATTTAGACATAGTTTGCGCATACCTGTAATTATGCGCTGAGATTTTACATAATTCTTCCAAAATTTACTTTCTTAGATTGGCCATAACCAGAACACGACTAATGAACGCTTCTGGAAATTTTTATAATCTCTCTATTTGATCTCGTCGACTGATTGATCCATCTCTTGATTCCAATTTGTCCTGAGCTGGATGAGCGGATTGAAGCTCGCCTTCTTCCTCTCGAGGACTAGGGCGGACTGAGGCTTCTGGAGGATTCCCTCGATCTCAAGTTCCTCGAAATCGATCTCGGTCTTCTGCTTGTAGACGACCTTTCCATCCTCGTCCCCGTCTTCGCCCGCGTTGGCGTGGCCAGGTGCAAAAAGAAGTGCGACAAAGATTGCGATTCTGATCATTCTACTCATGATGGCTCCTATGCATTCTGGATTGTCTGGAGGAAACACTCGTCCACTCCAAGGATCTGGCCGCGATATAGCACGTCATACAGCGGCTCTCTGGCATCTTCCTCGAACTGATGGCACTCGATTATGGTACAGATGTCGCCCAGCTGTATCTCTAGTTCATCGCCCTCCTCATCGAAGAGAGTTATCGATATTGCGTCGTGATAAGAGTCTGGAGCAATAAATTTGCAAAGAGAACCAGGGAACATGTCAGTACTATATCTTCTTGCGACCGCCTTTTCAGGCTGGCCCATCTGCCACAGCGTCATTGAAGATCCAACGCGCAGCAAATCTTGTCAGTACCCGTCCTGCTCTTGAGCATGCTCCAGCGCCGACTCAAGATCTTCCGCAATCCGATTTGCATCCTGCTCGTCGATGTGCTCGCAGTCCCTGATTATCGAGATTGCTTCCCTGGTGAGAGGGATGATCATCGCGGTGGTGTAGTTGGGTCTCTCACGGGCGCTGTCTATCATGTCCATCAGCTCAAAGAGCGCGCCAAGCGCCACTGAGTCCTCTGGACAGCCGGCGTCCTCTAGATCCATCTCCGCCATCTCAAGGGCGGCAAGTAGCTCGGATGTCTGCATCTGCTCGAGGTCCCTTCCTGCGAACATCTCTCCCGCCTCGGTGAGGCTCTTGCCGCGAACTCTTGATTCGACCACGCCGCGCGGATCCAAGATCGCGAGGACGCGCCCAGTGGTGATCTTGCCACGGCTCCAGTTGTCGAAGATCTTCTTGAAGGTCTGCCTGGAGTGCGTGACGCTCTCTTCCCAGATGTCACGGTTTTCTGGTGATAGAGTTTGCTCGAGCTCGTCGAACTTGGACATCACTTTGTGCCTGAGCTTATTGAAAGCTCTTCCGGCCGGAGTCTGTATGTCACGTGCTAGATCAAAGTTAGTGTCCATGCTTGCATGCCTGTTCTGGGCGAGCTTGTAGTTCTCCCAGATCGCCTTGTACTCTGGTGTCATGTGAAGCGTGTTGAGGAACCTCTGATAGTCCTCTATCACCTCGTCGTCGCCAGCATTAATGAGCCGCTGCGCCTGGTTGGGTCCAAAGATCTCCTTGAAGATTCCGATCAGACCTGGGATGACAGACCATGGAGAGTTGAGAAATGAGTCAATTATTCCGTACTCGCGGAGCAATTTGCCTCGAACAGTTGCCATGACCGCAGACTCACCAATGTCAAGGGTCTTTGGATAGCCCTTCTGACCCGGCTTCTTTCTTGGTAAGCCCTTCTTCCTGCGCTGGCGGATATTGTGCCAGAGACCCTTTGGCTTCGCTTCGTTCAGTGGCTCAAGCCCAGCAAGCTTGTGCCAGCGCTCGAGGATGGGATCTTTGTCGTATCTACGACCTGAATTCTCTTGGCTCTTTGTGGTCTCTTCTTCAGCTGGCTCGAATGACTTGTTTGGTGTAGAAGGATTTGCCTCATTGTGAGCAAACTCACCTGGACCATAAATGTGCAGTTCTGCTGGAATCTGCTTTGCCATGTTCTTTTCTACGTCATTGGTGTTCTTACTGAGATCATCATAGAAGTGAACTTCCTCTGGCTTTTGCGCGGCTTTGTCAACAAAGTGATCTTTTATCTTCTTGCCCTTGTTTCCGCCTGAGACGCCGAAGACTCCAGAGTTTGGCTTCGCACCCTGCTTCTCCAAGAACTCTTCCATGTCTTCAGCGTTCGTGGCGGTCAGCTTGTTGCCGTGAATGTCCTCCACCTGTCCACTGGCGGTCCTGGCAGTTACAACTGCCGTCTTGGAGCCAGCCGCGTTCGCCTTCTTGAGCTTATCAATGGTGGACGAGATTGGCTTGGTGGTATCCAGGTTTGTGCTGCTCGAGGGAGTGTAGTCTACCAACACCTCGTCTTGTCCAGAGGCTCCAGTTGGAACTCCGAATCCAGTCGCAAACTGTCTATCTGATGGTATCTGCGACTGAATCTTGGCAAGAGCAGCAGAATTCACGTAGGCGGCATATGCTCCGTCTTTTTCGGAGATCGGTACGATGCCCGGATCAAGCAGCGCATTCGTGCTGACGCCGAGGCTCTTGAGCCAACCCTCGACCTCCTGCTTAGACTTGTGGACTGGCTTTCCGTCTCGGTACAACATTACGGCATTCGCATTTGTAGTGACGCCAAGCGTGTCGTCAAAATCGAACAAGTGAACTTGCTTCTCTGGAGGAGCGTCACCTGGTACTGCATCTTCGAACAATAGATCGACGAGTTTCATCCGCTTCATCTTGTTGTACCTACCCTTCCAATTTTTCCATCTGAGAGTATCTTCTTGATATCCTTACCAAGATCGAGAACGCCCTGCTTGAACGGCTCGATGAATACATATGCTGCCGCCACGATGGCGATGACGATCACGCTGATGAGGAGCATGTACTCGACAGTGGACTGTCCCTCGTCATCTGCAATGAGCTGCTTCAGTAGTTCCATGTGATACCTCAGATACTTATAACTATCAGCCTGATTTGACTGTAACGAGGTGACCTTGCTCAAAGTGCCACAGGTCTCCCCTGACAAGCACCAGCCAAATCTTGAGCTCACTGAAGGCAAACGGTCCATCCACCACGGTTCCAACGTCCTGCTCGGTGGTCCTACAGACATCTTTAAAGAGACGCGAAATGGGATCGACTTCCCTAGTGCCATCGGCGCACAGGGTGTCGACCCCAGTCTCTATCGGCACAAACCTTACCAGGTCGCCGATCCTGATTTCTGCGCGGTGCTCTACTTCTGCTTGTTGCACGTGTCGCACAGTGTCCGGATCCATCCGCCAGTGCGCTTGTGACCCCTGTTCCCACAGTTCTCACAGGTGCGATAGCTCACGGACTCTGCCATGGAGATCGCACCCTGGATGTAGTCGTCAGTGTTGTCCATGTAGAAGCGGAGCCCACCGAACTTCTCCTTCACCTGCGCTGCGACGGGCTGGTGTTCCTCATCGAACTCCCCGTCAGAGAGCTCAGGATGCTGGCGCCGCTTCCAGTCGACGTGGTTCTGGATGTTTGCGCAGAGGGATTCGACGATGTCGAACCAGCCGTCACCGTGCTCGAAACCCCAGTACATGCAGGACTCCTGCATCGACTTGCCGCGATCTCGGAAGATCTTTGGGTACTTCTCACAGAGGAGCTTGTCGAGCTCGTCCCTCACTTGGAGCCTCCCTTCACGAAATTGTTGATTGCTTCGATTACAAGAGCTTCAAATCCAGCCTCGTCGCCTGGCTGAAGACCGAACCTTACGAAGAATTCGTCACTGCGATCATCATCGATTTCGAACACAAAGCGAGTCTTTCCATCAGCGTCAGTCTCTTCGTAGATCTGCTTCAGGCCTGGAATTTCACTCTGTGTTGCCATCTTGCTTGTTCCTTTCGTAGTCTTCGATCCACTTGATTGTGGATTCGAGATCAAGATTGATCTTCTCGTGGTCTCGGGACGGATCCTTGGCCCACTCGGATGCGAGCCAGCCCTCGACAATCTTGCGCCAGAGGGTCACGTCAATCCGGAGTCCAAGCTTCGGACGTGGTCCGTTGTCCTCCCGCCAGTCGACATTTGCTGTATCAAGAGATGCTGCCCATCCATCGCCGTCAAGCTGGAGATAGACGTTATCATTCTCGAAGCATTCTTGGTAGAAGTGGAAGTCTTTCTGATCGAAAGCGATCGTGCATCGTGTACTCACTTTCCCTCCAGAGATTGGATTTTCAGAAGCGCAGACTCAACAGCTTGGGCGCGCATCTGATCGATATCGATAAGCTCTTCGACGGTCACTGGCCTTTTCAGGAGGCGGTCCCAGAGCTTCAGCTTTCCAGACTTGACCGCGGGAACATACCTCTCCGTAAGTCCATCGAGGCGCTTTCCATGCCTCTTATCGAGGATCCCGAGCTTGCCAGTCTTTCCGTTTGGGAGCAGGACGGTGTCACACCTGGCGTCTAGAATCTCACCCACGCTCTCGATCAGCACCTGATCGCGGTGGTGAACGCCACGATCGAAGGCCTGAAATACTGCGGCCAAGATAGTCGGCTTAGTAATTCCCTTCTGCCACGGGTGCTCGACGTAAGGCTGACCCGCACGTCCGGTGCGCTTCCAATCCTTGAGTCCGATCTCACACCACCTGGAGCGCTCATGCCGGAGGATGCCCTCACCCATCTCCTGTGGAAGCTGAGGCAGTGCATGGAGCGCCCGATTGATCGGCATCCGGGCAGCTTCCCTCTCCTCTTCTGACTCGACGTGCGATGACCAAGATGCCTCAAGCACCGTGCACCACAGGCGCGCAGTGTACCAGAGGTTGTGGGAGAACCGCGGGTCTTCTCGGAAGTTCTGCATCTGCACCTCAGTTAGATTATAATCACTTCTGAGGAATTTTCAAGCAATTATGCAAGTACCGAGGCGTCTACACCAACGTCTGCATCTGCCCTATCGTACTTCTTCTTGATCCAGTCAGTTATTATCTTGTTGATGTTGATGTCTGCGATCGATTTATCTGGGCTGTCTTTAGCGATCTTCCTCAGCTCTCCAACATACCACTTGATGTACTCAGCTTCGAGCTTGTCATCAAGGACATCCTCGAGGTCATCATTGAGCTGTAGAGCCTTTCCAAACTTCCCAAGCTGATCATTGTCTGGTCCCTTTGCGATCTTCTCGGCAAAGTCAGCAAACTTCTCGTCGGGTGACTGTTGGGACTTCCTAAACGAGGCAAACAGAGACTTGATCTTGCCTCCGACCTCGACAGCCTTCTTGATCATCTGGTAGCCAGCAACAAGCTTGTCGCCATATGGGATGAGCTTAACGGCTTGCTCTACGAGCTTCTTGATTGCCTGCTTCAGCGCCGATGTGAAGACGGTGTCGACTAGCCCCTTGAACGTCTCGTTGCTTGTGTACAGGTCCTTGAGTCCCTTGAAGTGGTCTAGAACATCAGTTATCTGCTCTTTCTTGTTACCCCAAAGCCACTGGAGAGACTTCTTGATATCGTCGTACTTCTTCTTAGCCTCTCTCCAGGCGCTCTGTAAATCGACGCCGTACTTCTTCAGGTCAGTGAACCATTCCAGCATCTCCTTCACGTCGTCCTTGTTAGAAGAAGCTAGCTCTGCCGCCTCTTTGGACTTTTTGATCATGGCGCTGATGTTCTCTGGCGCATATTCTTCGGCAAACTCAAGTGCTTCCTTGATGAAGTTTGCCATGGAATCATCCATGTCGCTAACGGTCTCGTCAAAGGAGGCTAGCAAATCTCCGACAGTCATGCCAGCCTCGAGCATCAGCATGTCGGTCTCGTGTTCAAGAATGACGATTCGAAGGTCTTCAGATCTCAGCACCTCTCTCACCAGGCGTGAGCTTCGGTGTGCTGGGCGAGAGTCCATAAGTTGCTCACGGATGAGAGCGCGAAGGTACTTCTCTTCCACGATTCTCTTACCTCTTCTTCTTTGGCGGCAGGCTGACGCCTTTCCGGCGGCTGTATTTTATGGTGTAGTCGTCCTGCCACTCAGCGTCATAGAGCTGTGCTCTCATGGTTTTTATTGGATCATGTCCACGAACTGAACTCCATTTGCGGGGAGTCATATTCTTTAAGAGCTCAGGGTTGTCATTACCATAGTAGCCAAAATATGGCTCGCCAGAGAACTTGATGGCGCCAGACTCAGAGTCTCCCGTGACCTCCTTGTCAGACCATGGCAAGTCAAAATACACGTCTTCTGGATTCGACCTGTTGTATGAGTCTGCAAATGATGCAATCTCTCGCGGGACATCGCCCCACATCTGGTACACCTTGCAGGTGAGCTGTGCTCCAGATTTCACGATGACCTCTCCCTCACCGCCGTGCTCTGAGTTGACTTCGATGTTGTCGAAATCCACGATGGTGTCCTCTGGATTGACTACAGCACCGATTATGTAGCCACCTTTCTCTGCGTAATTCTTACCAGACTTTGCTCTGGCGGCCCACTGCATCATTGCCTCGTACTCAGATCCGGCTGATGACATCGTGGCAAAACGCTCTGCGACGCTCTTTGATTTCGTCCACGCGCTGGGCTTATCCTGCTGGAATGGGAACGGCCTCTTGCCATCTCCGTACTTTTCTGCAAAGTCGAGGAGGTCCACGACCTCCCTGAATCTGATGCCACGGTAGAGGACAGTGCGCTCCTGCATGCGGTACGGCTCGAGGTCAATTACGTACTCTGGCCTCGGCTCTGGCATGCCATAGCCGTTGGTGTTCTTCCACTGCCTGAGCCACTTCTTAGATCCGAGAGCAGGAGCACCACGACCCTTCTTCTTGCCGACGGTGGAGCGGATCTTCAGCGCGCGCTTGATGATCGGCAACTTGTCATAGTTGTTCCTGACAAAGCCAAGCGGGTCCAGACTGCGATTCCATTCTATGCGAACTGCGACGTCAGGCTCGTTCATCAGCGCCTTGGCTTCCTGGCTGTTCTTGAAAGCCTCGAAAGCCGGCGCAAATTTCGCTGCCAGCTCTTTGTTGGAATCTTCGAACTGTGGCGCCCACATGTGGCCTGCATCCACTCTCGTCAACATAGCCTTGAGCGCGGTAGCAGCCTCACCCGATCCGAACATCAGGTCGTAGACTTCGCCGGCAGAGAGACCCTTGCTCTCTAACATGATCCTGTGGAGGATTCTCTCTATTAGCGTCTCTCTCATCATGATGCCTCTGGTGGCATCACATGGACGCCGCCCGGAACTTTGTTGATGGTCCAGCCACGTTGGGTGAGCTGATTCACGAGAATTGGATTTGGGAGATCGATCGTGTATCCGCCAGTCTCTGCGAGATTCACAGCCTCGATAGCGCCTGCTGGATCCCACTGGGAGTATGCTTCGCGAAGGATGCCAAGGGTCCTGTCGGGATTGGGGTTGTATTCTCCATAAGAACCCTCGCCAAGCAGGAATCCACGTGTCATGTCGCGGAACTGGTTGCTGTTCATCTTATCCTCACTTTTTCTTCTTTGACTTCTTGACGACAGCCCAGGACTTTGATGGGTTCGCAGAGTTGACCCTCGCCATGGCCCACTGGTGCTGTGACATTCCCTTCCGTGAGCCAGACCTCGCCCATGCCGCAAGTCCCTTCTCATACTCAGTGTACACAGAACCTGGGGTCAGACCGCGTTTCTCTGCCTTCTTCTTCAGGGTCTCTTTGGTCTTCTTGGAGAGGGCTTCTACTACGATCTCTTGGATGAGATCAAGCAAGACCTCATGCCCCTCTTTCTGCGAGTCAGGTCGCGGCTTTGACTCGAACCCAGGCTTCTCGCGCTCCTTCTTCTCCATGCGCTCACGGCGAGCATACGCCCGCTTGATCCTCTCTGGGTCACCAGACTCCAGATCAGCCTTCGTCATGTCAAGCTGCTTGTCCCGCTTGCTGCCCTCAGGAGCATCATACTGCGGAGGATTTTTGGCCTCCAGCAGTTCTTCCTGTATGATCTCTCGCAGCCTGCTCTCTGTGATTTTCATCGAGATTCCACTCAGCCCGATGTATCGATTTCATAGTAGGCGTAGATGCGACCTGAATCGGGGTCTCGGTACATCTCGAACTTCCACATAGGGGCGCCAGAGAACCTGCTCTGCAGCCACTTCACCGCCTCTTCATCAGAGAGACCCTCTGGCGCGAAGGCAGTGCCGATATCGGTGTGACCATAGGTGGGACGACCGGCGCCGAGTCCATTCGGTGACATGTTCCTGATGATCATGCCGCCGACACGGAGCTTGTCATCAGCGCGCCGCTGCTCCTCAGCGCGGGCATTTTCTGCCGAAGTGTGGGAACTCACCGCATCGATGAAGTCCTGGCCTGAGGGACAAGTCCCAGCCTTCGACATCTCACCAGCCTTCTGGACGTGGAATGCGATCGCATTGCGAGAGATGCCAGTGGCCTGGGAGATCTGGTCGCAGATCTCGCCCTTGTTTCCACCGGCTCCGAAGACCAGACCTGCGCCCATCTCGCACATCATGTCCCAGGCCTTTGCGAGGTCTTGGTGGAGCTCCGTGTCGTTCGGGTGGAGCTTGAACTGTCGCAGCCAGCTTCGCGTGGTCATGTTTTTCTCGAGGTCCATGGGCGACTCCATGATAGTGCGCCTGATGATCTGGCGAAGTTGCGACTCTGTGATTCTCATGAGATCTCCTATCGAGTGTAAATATACCCGCGTGCGGGTTCATTGTGAGCTTGTTCTCTGGCGCGCGTATCAGGTTCCTTGTACAGATCCTTTGATACACTGAGCGAGAAGCGGACACCCCCTGCGGAAACTATTGCGACTTTTAGAAGTCGCGGAGGTCTTCCCTGATGAGGGACCGTATGAGGTGCAGTAGGCTGGATTCGTTGGTCGAATCTCCGTCTATTGTCCCTATCTGGCTCGGGTGCGGGTATAGCATGATCCCACGACATCCCGGCGGGAGGTTGTCAAGCTCCTCTTCATCGTCATCGTGATGAAGTCTTGAGCCTATTTTGGCGAGAGTGTCCCTCTTCAGCTTGCCGTTCGTGAAGTGGATCTTCGCTATCCCGTCGAGGACTTTCCACTTCCCAAGCCACTCGATCGTGTCGTTTCGCATCTTCTCGTAACGGGTGGTGACGATGTGGACCTCGTGGCCGTCACTGATGGCCCGCTTCAGGAGAGCAAGTCCCTCTGGATTGGGGCCATCGACAACCACCTCATCTATCTCACCGTCCTCGTCACGGACGTACCTCTTCCAGAGGAGGGTGTCATCGAAATCGAAAGTGACTACGCTCATTACTCTAGCTTCCAGAGGTACATCTTGCGCACTGTGATCGGACCCATGCCGATCGCCTCCATCTCGTCCTCGACTGTTGGCACACCATCCATCTCATAGAGGGGAGCACAGTCAAAGAACTTGAGTGGGTTGGCCGCGAGATCCGGCGCAATAGATTACGCCGACAGGCCCCTTTCTGCCGTAGGATGTAGTGCCAGCAGCGTAGTTCCACACGATACTCGATGTGTCGTCTCGGCTACCGAGCTCGGCGGTAGACCACGAAGAAGCCCATCCTCCTGCAGGTGGGTTCACCACACGGGGCTTGGTGGAGGCAGCAATCTGATCGACTGGTGCGCTCTTGTACCAGTTCGAATAGCCCAGCGCCTTAAGGTCCTCGAGAGTGATGTTGATGCCCCTGTAAACAGAGGGCACCTCAGGCTCCATGAAGACGTCAGAGTAGATTCCCTTCTTCATGAAACTCTGGATGAGATTGCACTCAGCGCGAGGCAACAGTGGATTATCAGTGAAGTGGTTGATGAGGGCATCGTAGAGCGCCTGTTCCTTCGGCTTGTTCGGCTCAGGCGGGACACTGTCCCTCTGGTCAGCGAACGCCCACCTGCCAAGGGCAGATCTCGGAGAAGCCGCCCCCTCCATGTCTTCCGTCTCTTCCCTGATGATCCGCCTGAACTGCGACTCTGTGATTCTCATTTTATCTCCTGCCGAAGCATTCAGCGGCGTGTTACTCAACCCAACCCATGCGCATCCTCGTGCTGGTGGCATCGGCGGCCTTCTGTTGGGCTGGAGTCATCTTCATGCGCTTCAGCAGTGTCTCTGCAGACTCCAGGGTCCGGAGTATCTTCTTGAAAGAGCGGGTTAGCTCTGCCTGGAGGGGTTCGTCACTGGGGAACAGGAGCTTGTTCACCTGTACGGTGACGGTCTTCCGGGAGAGCTTGTTATAGTAAATGAGGTCTCGCAGGCGCAGGAAGTTACCCCTCAGCGCCGGCCTGTCCTGTGCCTCGACGTTCTTGTCCATCTCGGACTTGATCTCATCGTATGCGGGCTCAATCACGTTGACAAGCTCCTCACCGAGCTCCTGAAGGGCCTCGCCGTGGTACCAGGCCTTCTGCTTCTCACCAGGTGTGAAACCGACTCCCCTCTTCACCGGCGCCTGCATGATTGCATCTCGGTCATCCTTGAACTTCTTCAGGATTGCCTGACGCTCCCCACGCTTTGCGGTGTACTCGGGAGTCTCGATGCTCTCGAGGATCTCCTGTCGGACGATCTTGCGTAGCTGCGACTCTGAGATTCTCATGTTATCTCCTATACGTGCTCGATGTCCATATCATGAAGGATCATCTGTGTTCCATCCTCCAACTTCACGTAGTGGTGACGGTACTCCTCTCGACCTCCCGGCCCAGGAACCACGACACCCTCCATCCCGTTGGCGTTCTTGTACTTGTCGGAATGGATTCTTCCAGGTGCTCCCTTCGGCATGTTGACGTTGAGGTTGATCCTCACTGCATCTCCGTGCTTGAAGAACACCTTCTGTTTCCACACAGGACTGTATAGATCACGCCAGTCATCGCTCTCCCTTCTCTTGAAAGTATCGGTCCACGGACGTCCGGGAATGTTCCTCATGATGTCGTCATCGTACTCGGATTCCCTCAGGATCTCCTCACGGACGATCTTGCGAAGCTGTGATTCTGTGATTCTCATGTTTGTTACCCAGGAGTAGAAATGTCAATATTGTCCGCGAGAATAATCGGGCTTTAGTCTTCCCCAGTACTTGCCAGTCTTGGGATCCCTGTAAACCAGTATGTTTTTGTGTGAACCCGTGCGGCCTCCCAGCACAACGGTGTTGTATGCAGCCTCAGGGCTAGGGTAGAGCATGTACCCTCCATATACGGGTTCATCTATAACTGGTTCCCCGTTTGGAAGTCTGTAGTTCGGTCCGATCACCTCGGTCTTCGGTTCAGGATAGCGCTTCTCGAAGGGCAAAGTGTTCCAGTCTTCCTCATCGTCATTGAACATTTCACGAATTAGATTCCTGAGCTGGGATTCAGTGATTCTCATTCTCTCTCCAATACTCGAGTAACTATACTGCCGCCGGTGAAATTTCACCATCTGTGCCGACAGACGTGCCGACAGACGTGCCGACAGACGTGCCGACAGGCACGAGGTTGCGCGGGTGGTAGGAGACCACCCGCCCCTCGAAGAGCACGTCGACGGCGCCGTCAGGCGCCCAGACCTGCCGCTCGCGGTCGGTGGGCCCGATCACCACGCCCAGCCCCGCCGGGTTCTTCGCGTGCGGGCTCCGCCGGCGCACCAGCGTCCCCGCCTCGATCCCCACCACGCCCGGCGTGTCCGGCATCTCGCCTCCTGCTGGGATATAATCAGGCGCGTGACCGCAGGTCACCCCGCCGGAAAAAAATCCGGCCGGCGCCGCTCAGCCCCGCCGCACCCGGCATGCCGCACTGAAGGCGTCCCACACCGCCCAGTGGGCCTCGGCGTCCCGGGATCCCAGGTCCTCGGCACCCGCGAGCACCGCATCGAGCCGCCTCTGCCCGTCGAGCACCGCGTCGCGGACCTCCGCGAGGATCCCGTCGATCTCCTGGTCGACCCGGTCGCCGTAGAGCCCGTACTTGCTCCCGCCGAAATCCATGTCGTCGTGTGACTCGGCGAGGCGCCTCGCCTCGTCCCGCACGATCCGCCTCAGCCGTGACTCCGTGATCCGCATCTCTTGAACTCCTGTACGCGAGTAACTATACCGACCCGGTGGCATGTGTGGATGCAATGAAAGTGCACCGGTGCGCTGTCATGCGGGGGCCCGCAGGGCCCCGGCCAGCCGCCGCCTTGGATTCCATGGCATGCCGGACGGGTGAACCACGCGGGGCACGGGAGTTGGCATGCTGTCTCCCCATCGGTGGCATGCATGACCCCGCGCGCGGGGAGGCCGGGGGACCCGGCGGGGCCCAAAAATCTCCCGGGAAAAAATCGGGCACGGGGGCACACGGGACTCTCGTTCCCGCGCGGGAAATCGGGTACCTCGGGAGAATCGGGAAGGGGTGGGCCCAGTGGAAGCCAAAATTTTCTCGGGAAAAACCAGACTCGAGAAGCCCAGTCAAAGCCAAAAAGTTCTCGGGAAAAAAAAGAATTCCACCTTAGCCAGGCCTCCCCGCGAGGCCCCCGACAGAGCATGCAGCGGGCCCCCAGAGGGGGGCCCCCTGGGCCCATTTTTGGGGGCCCTCGAGGGGGCCCCTCTGTAACGTTACAATGGCCCCCTGCGGGGGGCTAAATAACATGTTACAGGGGGTGTAACATTGGGCCCCATTGTAACGTTACAATCACTGGGGTGTAACCCTGTAACGTTACACTCACCACGCCGCTGGGTAGCGGTCCACGTCCGCCTCCCAGTCACGGCAGGCGTCGGCCTCGCGGCCGTGGGCCAGGAGCTCCTGCGTCATCTCCTCCCACTCCTCGGCGGTGCGCTCCCGCCAGTCGTACCCCCGGGCGCGGAAGTTGCGGACCTCCTTGTGCGTCTCCGCCCAGTCGCAGTAGGCGAGGTAGCTGTCGAGCTCGGCGCCCGTGTGCACCCCGGACTCGGCCCAGTACTCCGCGCTCTCGGGCAGGGTCCCGTAGAAGGTGAGACCCATCGCCTCCGCCCGGGCGATCGTGGCGAGGTTGCGCTCCGCGGCGCGGGTGGCGGCGGTGGTGGTGTTGCTGGTCATCTCTCTGCCTCCTGAGATCTGTTATTCTGGCGAGATGCGGGTGGGAAGGTCCGTGCGGGATTTATTTTGTGCCGCGCCCGGAGCGCAGTTCACTGCGCTCGGTAGATCGACTGGAGACCGGCGTTCTTCGCGTCCCGCTCGTTGTAGTACCCGCCGCCGGACCAGGTCCCCTTCGGGCCCGTCACCTCGAAGTGCCACCCGAAGCGGGCCACCTTCCAGGTGGTGAGGGTCCAGCCCGGGAAGTTGTTCACGAAGACGTCGAGGTCGAAGGTCTTGACACTGAGTCGGGTCTGCATGTTGCCTCCTGAGATCTGTTATTCCGGTGGGACCGCGCTGGGAAGGATGCGCGGGACTTATTTCAGGCCGCGCTCATGAGCTTCTTGACGCGCTGTCCCTGCTCCTTGATGACCTCGCCGGTCTTCGTGTCCACCATCTCCAGCGCCCAGTAGGCACCGGCGGACGACTGCTCGTGGTGGAAGACCGCCTTCGCGACCAGGAGCTGGCGGACCGGGAACCAGCTGAAGGGCTGGTACTCGACCATGTCGCCGACCGAGTAGCTGACGAGGGTCTTCGTGTTCGTGACTTCGCGGATCATTCTGTTGCCTCCTGAGATCTGTTATTCTCGCCGCACCCAGTTGGGAAGGAGGAACTTGCACAATTTTGTCCGCGCGCAGCGTTGCCCGGCGCGCCCCCGATTTCCAGCAGGCCATGGTGACCTATTGGCCAGGGGCCAGCAGCCTCAGGCGGCCTTTGCGGCCGGCCACTTCATCTTGATGACCACGTCGTTCGACTGGGGCTTGAACTGGAGTTCACCGCCCGGGGTGATCAGCCAGCACCGGCGGGCGACGCAGGGACCGGGGTCCGAGGCGTACCCGTCCGTGATGATGATGCCGCCGTCGAACTCGTCCCGGCTGGCGACCAGGTGCTTGCTCGGCGCGCTGAAGTCCGTCCCACCGGTGCGGGTCCGGGTCGGTCCCTTCGCCTTGCCGCGCTTCCATTCCGCCTTGGACTTCAGGTCGACCTCGGTGTCGAAGTGGAAGGTGGTGAACGACGTGAACTTGGTGAAGGCCTCGAGCTCCCCGAATGCGAGGGCGAGCTCGTCGTCCCCGACCGAACCCGACTGGTCGATGTAGACTGCGAGCGAGGAGGTGTACCCGCGCTTCGCACCGGTCGCGAGGCCCGGCATCCGCTTGTTCAGGCGGGACCAGGAGGTCGTCCGGCTGCCGCGGCGGGAGTTCCCGACGAAGTGCTTCAGGACCTCCTGCCAGGGGACCTCATTGGCGAGCATCGCACGGATGTTCTCGCGCATCTCGGCCGAGACCGAACCCCACTGGCCCTTGGAGTCGCAATCGCTCGCCGCACGGCGGACGATCTCCTTGAGCTTCGCCTTCGCCATGGCCTTGGACTCGGCGGACTCATCGCCGGCGGCGTCCCCATCGGACGGGTCGCCACCCCAGTCCCCGTGGTCGTCCATCTCACCGGCGCCACCGGCACCATTCTCGATCGTGTCCGCAATCTCGGGGTCCGCCATGAACCGGGCGAAGTACTCCTCTGAGGAGAGACCCTTGGGCAGGTCGCGGATGAAGTCCGACAGCTTCTGCCAGCGGGCGACCGCCTCGGCACCCATCTTCGCCTGCTCCTTCGCGGTCAGGGGCTTGAACGCCTCACCGGGGATGAGGCCACAGTCCGGGAGGAGTTCCCGGGCGATCTGGGAGTTGATCGCGCAGTCGGTGGAGTAGTTCCACACCCGGTGGGGTTCGTGGCGTCGGGTCGTACAGTGCTCGTAGACCAGGTGCAGGCACTCGTGGATGTTGAGACCTTTGACCTTGCCGGCGGACTGCTTGGCGAGCGTCGCGAGGAACTTCGGGTTCCAGTAGAACCGGATGTCGCC